GACGCCGAAATCACCGAAGGCTTCACAGACCGGGTAGCCGAATTCTTGGCCAAGGTCCCCCAGGATTGGGAAGGCATTATGCTGGGCGGCCAGCACCATACCTCTCCGAAAGAGACTGGCATTCCCGGCGTGGTCCGGGTCCAGTATGCCCAACGGACCCATGCCTATATCGCCCGGCCAAGTTACATGAAAGCCCTTCAGCAGCGGTGGGGCAATTGCACCGTCCATATCGACTGGGCCATGAAAGACTGGCAGCATACCCGAATTGTGTATGCTCCTGATCCCTGGCTCATTGGGCAAGCCGGAGGGCGATCCGACATCCGGGGCGCCGTAAAACCCAGGGAATGGTGGTCATCGGCAGCCCCACCTGCCCCCAGTACCAGCAAACTTCCGCCTGGACCGAAACCGGTGATTCTTTTGCGGGCAAGCCGTCCAGTTGCCGAACAGCTTCAGCGGTTCGGCTGGCATGGCGGATATAGCCGGGATCGACAAACCGGCTACGACAGCGGCCTAAAAGACATTGCCCGGCAATCCAAAGAAGTAAGACCCCGCCGTCTCCGGGAGTGGATTCAATTGGTCGGTCGTGAAGCCGACGACGCCTACGCCCTCTGTACCATTTGGCACCCAGAAATCACCATCGAAGATGTTCGGGCTGCCCATTCGGGTCCAATCCTGGAAATCCAGGTCGAACAGGACAACGTCGAAGCCGCCGTGGAAGCAGCGTTCGATCAGCTGCCATCCGAGTGGCGGGAATACTTGGAAACTAACCCGGCTCCCAATCAACCGCCGGTGGTCTTGCTCAACGCCCCGGAGGAAACGGCCCACGAGCTCCAGGAGAAACATCGCTGGCTTTGCGCCCGGCTTCCCGAACCGCTTCCCGAAGCCAATCAACTTCAGCGTTGGATCGCCCGACTCCGCCGACAGGCCGCCCAAGAGGGCAAAGCCCTTGCCCTTTACGGCCTATCCGTGTTCGATCTACCCCCCTTAAAAATCCCCACCGAACCCATCACCGCCCATACGGCAGAAGAAGCCATGGGACAGTTCTTAATGGAAGGGAAAAACTATGGTTAATATCTATTGCTATTGGGAAGGGGAAAAGCCACCGTATATCCAAGTTTGTGAGGACCTTTTGCGAGCCTACCATCCGAATTTAGTGGTGGTGGATCCGCCAACTCTCCATACCATGAAATTCCCCCGCGATGTATGGGATGCAATCCGCAACTGGAACGTAGCGAACCGCTCCGATGTCATTCGTTGCTGGCTTCTCAAGCAATTTGGGGGCATGTGGTGTGATATTGACTGCATACCGGTTCACTCGTTTTCCGTATTTCTGCAGATTGCTCAAACTACACCTGCAGGAGTAGCAGCGTACGCTTCGACAGATAACACGATTGGGGTCGGGTTTATCGCAGCCCGGCCTGGCAGCGAAGCTATCGAACGATGGTGGCAAGCGATTCTCCGGGTTTTTCAGGAACAACGACACCCCCGTTGGTTGGAAGTAAGCACAGAGCCGTTCACTCGTATTGTGTCCGAAATTGGCCGTGATCAATTTGCATTATGGCCGCTGGCACACATTTCCCCAGTGGTCTGGCGTGACACGGAACGTTTTTTAATGGAGGTTAAAGCTGTTTTCAAATAACTAACTATACCGCTACAAACATACCAATAACACTTGACAAGAGACAAAGATGCGATATACTAATTGGTAAGGATTACCTGCTGGTCGACAGTGAAATAATCGAGGTTGACCGTCGTTCGGTATAGACACGGGCGTCAAGGCGTTAGCCGTTCTCTCAGATGGAAAGCGGTACGAGAACCAAGTACTGCTACGCTCAAGACTGAGAAGTTGTCGACGCTACATCGACGGATATTTGAACGCCGCTCGGAACATTGAGCGGGAAGCGTTACGTTTGATCAACAGAGGCCGGAGTGGGTTCACGGACTCTCTAAACGGACGTGGACAGGACGTAAGACCCTTCGGGGCAGTCCTGGATGAAACGTCAAAATTGGCTGAAGAAAGGCAGCCTTCCATTCCTGCCGTGGTTTAGGCAGGTTTGGTAAACCAGATTACCATTCCCATTGTACCTTGGAAAGACCCCTTCTGGGAGAAACTCAACCTAGATCGACACCTAGCGATGTATGAGCGAGTCGTCTTTGTCGATCGGGACGCCATTATCAGTGAGCGGCGCCCCAATCTCTTTGACATTGTGCCTGTCGAGTCGTTCGGAGTTGTCCCATCTGAGCAGGACGGCCATTGCTTTCTGGAGCACATTGCGCAACATATGGCGCCGCTTTGTCGATTACTGGGGATCGACATGGACTATACACGGGAATATTACAATTCGGGCGTGATGGTTTTCAGTCCACAACGCCATCAAGCCGTGTTTGAGCTCAGCCGGTCGATCCATCCGTTGCCTTCCCATCGGGGATGGGTAACGATTGATCAAGGCCTTTTAAGTGCAGCATTGAAATATCTTGGAGTTCCGGTTTGCCGGCTAGCGCCGACGTTTAATCGCATCGGCGAAAAACTTTGGAACCGCTGGCAGCCTGTCATGGATGATTTTATCTGGCATTTTTGCGGCCCCAAAAACTGGGAACATATGAGTCAGACCAGTTGGCGAATATGACAATACCCACCATTTTGACATTAGAGATCGATTTTTTTCGATGCGGCTCCAACAGTGCTCTGTGATTTCGAGGTATCCGAAAACGCTATTAGAACTTCGATCCGGGAACCTGAGCTATGAAGCTTGCGGCTTTGTGCATCACATATAACCGCCCCCATCTATTGGGGGAGCTTATTCAGTGCTTCTTAGCACAGGACTATCCTAAGGAGCTCCGGGAGCTTATTATTCTCGATGATGCCGGTCAGTATGACAATCAGGAAGGTAATGGCTGGCGTCTTATTTCGATTCCTAGAAGATTCCATACCCTCGGCGAAAAACGGAATGCGTGTGCCGCCTTGGCTAGCCCCGATGTAGAGGGATTTTTAGTTGCCGATGATGACGATATTTATCTTCCGCATTGGTTTTCGGCGTGTGCCCGCGCCCTAAAAGAGGGCGATTTTTGTAGGCCTAGTCTAGTACTGACTCTCGAAGGGGATAAGTTCGTTGCGAAATCGACGGCTGGTGGGGTATTCCATCCCGGATGGGCGTATAGGAAATCGGCCTTTTATCGTGTTGGCGGCTATCGCGACATCAATGCCGGGGAAGATCAGGATTTTGGACGTCGACTTCTTGCCAGCGGGGTCAAAGTCGTCGATCCGTGCCAATACTATCCTCCTTATCTTTATTACCGGTGGGATATTTCCAATACCTATCACGCTACCTCTGCGTCCTATGATGCATTAGGACGAATGAAAATCGAAAAATGCCATCGCATCGAGATTAAATGGTCTAAACCCTGGAGCAAACTGCCTATTATTCTTCCAGGCGGACAACGAATCAATCAACCCACCATCCGCGACGTACACGCATATCATGTGTCCGCAGGGCCGAAACGCGTCGATCTTATTAGGCCCATATTGCATCCTGATAATAGCGGTCCCATTATGGGGATGTATGCTCTGCAAAAGCTTCTGCGAAGGAAGATCGAATCAGGCTTAAAGTGGTTGTCTATTGTAACAAACCCCTCCAGCAAGCAAGTACTGCCGTGGTTTTGGTGGGTAGGCGATAGGGATAAAGCGTCGAAGTGGATTGATTTGGGGCTGCCGTTTGTCCAGGGTCCAAATGCACTATTTATCCGCGCCCGTACTCCCAGAATCGATTCGTTGGAGTGTAAGCTACTAGATTCCTCGTTATGTAAGATGACGTTTTGTCATAGCGAGTGGTATCGTGATCTCATCCTAAAACAACGAGGTCCTGAGAATACGTCTCCAATCGTACTTTGGCCGTATCCTGTAGATGTTTGGCCGGAAGGCCCGCTTCTTCCGGAATACGATCTTTTAATCTATGTCAAAAATTTTGTCCCTCCCGGACTACCCGAATTTCTAGCCGAGCGATTTCCTAATAGCAAAATTATTCAATACGGACATTACCAAAGAGAAGAGCTCTTTGAGATCGCCCGACGTTCTAAAGCATGTGCGTATCTCGCGGAAGACGAATCCGGCGGGATTGCTACGGCTGAGATATTTCTGTCTGGGTGTCCTATTGTAGGCGTGAAAACAGGTGCGCCGTTCATTATCGATGGTCTTACCGGTCTTTTTGTCGAAAAGCTGCCTAATCCTAGTCCGCAAAATGACGAGCAGAAGGAGCTTCTGGGGGATTATCTCTTCGCCATACGGAAGGCTCAGGAGTTCGATCGTAAAACCGTTCGCGATGCCGCAGCCGAGAAATTTGATAATGAGAAAATTGTGAAGACCATTCTTGACGCCCTAGAGCTGGCGCGATCTTCATGACCGATTGGACGCCCAAAACCGGAAAAGCCGAATGGCATCTTACTTATAGATGCAATCTGCGGTGCGTCGGTTGCAATCGGCTCACCCACTTGTTTCCCAATCTCGATATTCCGGATATGACTCTAGATGACGCAGCACGATTCTGTAGAGAAGGTCCGAAATTCGGGTTTCATACAATCATCATTATCGGCGGCGAACCAACGCTTCATCCCGATTTTTTAAGTTTTGTGAAATTAGCCCGGAAGCATTTTCCGACGGTTCAACTGTTTTCGAACGAGTATACCGAAGATACCCGGCTTTTGGTAAAATGGGCCGTTGCCCAAGGAGTCATAAAAGTTCATTCAGCGAAGACCACATCATGTGTCCATCATATTTTGGATCAATGTGTCGCCCCCGTCGATTGCGGTATTCAGCGCGAGCCTTGCCGGTTTTGTTCGTGCTATCCTGGTGCTTGCGGCATTTCTGTTGATTCGCTCGGTTATACGATGTGCTGTTGTGGGGGTGCTGTTGATACAGCGCTCGGACTAAACGCTCGCGCAAAACAATTAAGTCAGCTTTTTAATAACGATTTTGCAAAACGGCAATTGGACGCGATGTGCTCGAGATGTGGCTTTGATATGGGCATCTATACGCAACACGGTCATCTTGTCGAACGTCATTGTGGTGTTCCGATGTCAAAAACATGGATCGAGGCATGGAAAAAACGCGGCATTTAAAGATGGGAAGGATTTTTAGTTAAGAGCACTTGAATTTTTTAACTGTTAATTGGTAGACTAAAAGACGAAAGGCCGGCCAGAGTAACAAGGCTATCGTTTTGGAGGGACGGTCCCTCCAGCCGATCGAACCACAAAGCCCGATCCTTTTGCCCTGCTCTGGCCGGCCTTTTTTGTTTAACTCTTTACGACAAAGGAGAAGCGTATGACGAATTGAAAAAGTTACAATGACGGCAATGGACAGGGTAAGAAAGGTTTTTTGACAAGGAGGAGTTGCTGTGCTCATGCTCAGCCGTAGGACCAATCAGTCGATCATCTTAAAGGTTGGTGACATCCGTATCGAGGTTCTCGTTGCCGAAATTGAGGCCGGTAGGTACGGCCGTCGAGGAGGCCTGGTCAAGCTGGGAATAGACGCCCCTAAAGACACCGTCGTTATCTACCGAAAAGAGCTCGAAGAAAGGAATAGCAAGCCTTCGGAGCCGCAGCCAGCCAGCGAACCTGCGACTTAATTTAAAAAAGACAATAACAAATAAGCCGGGACTGGCAAGACTCTTGCTCGTCCCGGCTTATTTTTTAGCTATTTCTCTTTTTCAGCTTCCACCATGTTTTTAAAGCTCATGAACGTGGCTTTGTCCTGCGCGTACGCCGTCATCATGGCAATGGCATATTCAGCCGCCTTATCCATCTTATACCTCTGCGCGCAGTCGATAAATCGCTGAAACTCTTCAAGCGTGTCCAAATCGGCTCTATCGGCTTTGGCTTTCGCAACAGCGTAAATGGCGTCCATCATCGCCTTATCATTCCGCCACCGGTTCATGACATCATAGTTATTCTCGACATCGTACATGTAGTTAATTATCTTCGGCACCAGGATATATTGTTCTGCGTCGCACAATTCTTTAACGAACGTTTTGACCTTCTCGGCAAACATCAAGCTATAGCCTATTCTCAATAGGCAAATATCGGCCGTAGCAACGGCCACTTCATAAACCGACGGCGGTCGATACGTGAGTATATCAAATACCCCCGTTGCCATAGCCGTTACAATACGGCTAAAGTCGGTTACCCGACTTTGCCAGAAATCGTTCGTCATGACGTTGATAGCCGCCATAAGCCGATTCATCATCCCCTCGCCTACGGGATGGCCTAGTATCTCTTCTAGTTCGGCCTTAATGGCCGCATATTCCCCGTCCAGAACATTAGGCCCGTACTTTTCGGCTAACGCCAGATAAAGCATGGGAGGGGTGGCTTCCGGGTCTTCGAAAATGGCAACAATCTTAGCGTCGTTTGGCATGGAAGGGAAACCTTTCTTAGAAGACTTTGAGCTCCAAGAGCCTCGTAATACCGTTAATATCAAAGAGCCTTGCCTCTAAAGTGGGCGGAATCTCGTCGGCAAATTCGTTGTCATGAATATCATACCACTTTTGGGGTACGCCGTTTACAAATAAGGTAGCCCATCGATTGTCTGCAATGCCCAATTTAACATCGGCCTTTTTGTCGAGAGCCTCAAGAATGGCGTCTTTGAACTTTTTAAAGATAATCTTAACCGCCGTTTCGTCATATCGGGAGGCAATAAAGACAAGCGAGATGAGGACGGATTTTTCGGTTTCCGTGAGTTTGGAATAGTCTTCGTTAAAGCCCAAAAGAATGCAAATCTCCACAAGCTGCTTACGTTTGATGGGAATAAGCCGCTTTTGCATTGAGGGGTCTCCTTTGGGGGATACTTTCATTATACTGGAGACCGAACTGGAATTGGGCTGGAGGATTTGGTCTATTGGCAGTATGGATTGGCCGTTCGTACGAAATTTGATTCCGGAATCAAATTTGGGGCTAAAGAATCGGGAATTTCATGGCATTTAAGCATGAGCTGGGCGACCAGCCTTTACCACCTCGGCCAACCCCGCCTGGCCGGGTGGTAAGGACCGGAAAAGGCGGGGAACCTCCTAAAAAGGAGGAGGAACATGTTTATCATCATCATGGACGGTCGCGGCCGCTACTGGGCTTGCAGCCCAGTTAGCGACCGCGAGGCCGACCTTTGGCGGCTTGTCGGCCGGCCGCCAAAGGTCGGCCAGATCCTGGAGGCTCCGCAAGGGGCCTCCAGGATGCTGAAACGGCTCGGGTACACCCGGGTCAACCGGGTACCCGAGCCGTTGAGACCCGATCACCTATGGGCCCTTGAGGCCCTAGGGTGATCGGGGGCCGGAGGCGGGGGAATGGCCGGCACAAAGAAACCCCCGCCTCCGGTTTTTTAGCTATTTCTGTTTTTTATCCGTCGGGAACCGGCGGCGGACATCGTCGTCCTTATGGTCTGCGAAAGCATCTTTCTTTTTTAGAGTTGATAAGTTTAGAATCCTGGCTTTGTAGTATAATTTATTTCTCATCGCTTTTCCCAGCCCCGACCGCTCTCGGGTTCAGCCCTTCGCCGGGCTAAGATTATTGCCTGTCGTGGCTGAGCTGCTGCCCGTCCACAGGAAGACTGGCTCCGGGCTGGCGGTTAACCGCAGAGAGCCGTCGGGGCACTGCAAGGGGAGGAAGGTCTGCCGGCCCCTTCCTCCCCCGCTTTTTTTTAACCTAAAAGTTCCGTTCGATTTGTGGCATTTAAATATGGAGCTCAAAATCTAGCCCATATTGGGCTAGATTTGGGCTTCTTTTTACTTTTTTTTTTTTCTTTCGCTACAAAAAAAAGACGGTTTAGCCTTGCCCGATTTTTTCCCGCCAATCGGGAGTAAGGCTTGTTAGTGAACGGCGGGGTGTTTTTTAGTTTTTTTTAAGGAGGTGTGTTATGAAGTTACGTGTCCAGTTCAACGATCAGGCCAAGGCTTATCCAGCATTGCTGACGGATCACGAGAAGGAATTTGTACCAGCGTTCGTAAAATTTATTTTCTGGAACGACGAGGGGGTACAGATTCGACCAGCCCCTGATGATGGGCTGCATCTGTTACCCCATAAGATTGCGAATCTAAAACGCCATGTCAATTTATCTTCATGGAGTTATAGTGTTGCTGAACACGGACTCGTCGTTTTAAGCTGGGATCCGGTCAGCAAATCTAAGTGCCATCAGGTAAAGCTCCCGTCCCGTATGGCACTATATGACGTGATTCAAGAGCTCAATCCTCCGGCATATGCCCGGAAAGGAGCTCAGCAATTAGTGGAGCAATATAAGGAAGAGGGCCATCAAACAGTTGAATGGTATGTTGCCGATGGCCTTGATACAGCCCTCATATTAAAGAAGAAAGGAGATACGGATTTATTAGCCCAAATATACGATTCTGAGGTTGACGAAAACCCGGCCATTCGGCTCAATAACATCGGCCTTTGGCCGGTTCGCGAAATGACAATAACGAAATTATTCAGTTATGAAACAATCGAACCGCCTTTGTACGACGAAATTGTCAATAGACGATTCAAAGGGCGGGAGTTTTGCACCCTGTTCTGGCTCCGATGGAACGGAGTCAAAAATGGGGTGATTACACGAGATACGAAAGTATTAGCATATTTAGCCGAGCATCAACAGCAATCAGGGGACACGGAGGTCGTCATACCTGAAGGCTGGTATATGATTAAACCCATTGCGTAACGAAAAATTCATCCTGCTGAGGTTAAAACTACTTAGATAGATATCCTGGGAAGACCTGTCTCTCTCACTGAGGGGCAGGTCTTCCCTCTTTTTTTAGAGATGGTTAGGGTACGTGTATACTTGGTAGTTTTTTGTAACCTTTTTTTCCTTTTAAGGAGGTACTTTATGAAGTTACGCTTAGAGCTCAACGACCAAAACATTGCTTACCCTGCGCTGTTGACCAATCATGATCAAGATTTTGTTCCTGCTTTTGTAAAATTTATCTTTTGGGATGACGAGGGGGTCCAGATTCGACCGGCCCCCGATGATGGTAGGCATTTATTGCCCCACCAAGTTTTGGACTTTAAACGTCATGTTAATCTATCATCGTGGAGCTACATGGTAGCCGAACAAGGACTCGTCATTTTGACGTGGGACCCGATCAGCAAGTCAGGATGTCATAGTGTTAAGGTCCCGGATAAGGCGGTCCAATATGACATCGTTCAGGAGCTCAACCCGCCAGCGTATGCCCGTCAAGGGGCTCAGCAGCTGGTGGAGCGATATAAAGAAGAGGGCTATCAAACAGTTGAATGGCGTGTTGCAGGCGGCCTTGATACGGCCCTCATTTTAAGGAAAAAGGATACTCCGGCTTTATTCGCCGCCATAAACGTTTTTGAAACCGATCAAGATCCGGCCATTAGACTCGATAACATCGGCCTTTGGCCGGTCCATGAGATGGACGTGCGAAAACTATATCGCCTCGAAACACTCACACCGCCCTGGTATGAAAACGTTGAGAGCCGCCGGTTCAAGGGGCGGGAGTTTAGTACCCTATTCTGGCTCCGATGGAACGGAGTCAAAGATGGGGTGATCACAAAAGAGACAAAAGTATTAGCCTATTTGATGGCGCAACAGAAGCATTCAGGCCGCACGGAGGTCAGCATACCTGAAGGCATGTATGTAATTAAGCCGCTAACATAAGAAGTCAATCCCCTGGGGTCAAAAAATAACCAATCCGAGGGAAGACCCTCCCTCCCTGAGGGAGATCGTCTTCCCTCTTTTTTAGCTATTCCAGCTTAAAATATAATAGCTTCAAGCTGCTACGACTTCTTTTACTCGCCGAACGTAGGACCGGCTTCGATTAGTGCGGGTTTATGCTTTTTCGGAAAGGTCGGTTATGGTCTTTGTAATTAGCTCACCCGTTCTAACAATGCATGGTATCTATTACTTCAAGTCAATCGATCTTGAGGAGGCCAAACAACTTCTCTCGGGGGAATTCGTATCTGCTATTAGCAACCGAACCGCTGCTAAGGTACTTAGCCATTTGCTTGGGATTTACATCCCAGCCCGTAAGGGTAAGATTGGTATGGCCCCCGGTGATAAGGCTGTTGTTTTCCGGCTCCGAACCCCTCTCCCCAAGAACTGGGTTCCTAGCCAAGGGAAGATGGCAGACATTTTGTATGATCTTGATCTATTAGTCCGGACGAACTAGGTGCCATTTACTGCGAGCTCTTTCCCTTCCTGAGCCCCGGCGAAAACCGGGGACTTTTTTTTGTCGGAACCACGCTAAAAAAAAGTCGCCAAATACGGCATTTAAATATGGCCTGGGCGTCCAGGCCGCTGCTCCGATTTTTTTACCCGCCGAAAGTCGGAGCTGCGATGCGAAGAAAAAGGGCGGGTGATTTTTTTTTCGTTTAAGGAGTTTTTTTATGTTATTTGTACTCAACACCCCGGTTCTCACTAGCCACGGTATCTTCAAATTCGCCCCACTGTCTGTTGATGAGGCCAAAGCGCTGCTTGCTGGGGGCTTTCAATCCGCGGTTGGCCACGCGGCCACCGCGGAAGTAATGACCGGTCTATTGGGGATTCAAATCCCCGTAGACCGGGGCCAAATTTTTATGCAGCCCGGCGACCGGGCTGTCGTGTTTCGGTTATTGACCCGGCTACCGGAGGGCCGGGTCCTGAACCGGGAGGAGCTGGAGGCCCTCCCGTATGAAATTGGGCTCTTGACCCGGCTGGATTAGGATTCCAGACCGGGTCAGTAGGGGAGGCCTTCTCGTTTTTTCCCTCGGACGAGAAGGCCTCCCCAAAAAAAGAAGAGGAATCCCTTCCCGTTCTCCCCTCGACCGGGAAGGGCGGCCTCTTCTTTTTTTTTTTTAGCTATAGATAGCCGACAAACAGGGCAATTAAAGTATTATATTAATAAGGGCATTTAATATTGGGAGCCTAATGGTTAGGCTCCGGCCTCAATTTTTTACCCCGCCGGAAATTGAGGCCATACGTAAATGGCGGGTTGGCCACTTTTTTAAGGAAGGGTTCGCTATGGCATTTTACGTTTTGCTTGGTCTCGTTGTTGGCGGCACTATTGCCGCCGCGATGGGCGGTAACCCCGCGGCCGCAATCCGCGGGGCTATCGCGTTTACGATTCTGAGCTGGCTCGCGTTCTCAGCAACGCGACGCCGGCTCTAAAAGTTATATTATTTTCGCGTTAAAAAAATTAAAAAATCTCGGACGAAAGCCCTCTCCCCCGCTGAGAGGGCTTTCATTTTAGCCGTTCTTTCGTTAAATTTTGATTCCGGAATCAAATTTTTTTCGCGGGTATCCGATCCAGCAGTTAATTATTTTAGCCTTCAGGCTTTCCCTAATATAACGCCTTTGTCCGGCTTCTTCCTCGCCGGTCGGATAAAGGCGCGTTGGCACTTGGCGAGGAACGTCTTTCTTTGAAGAAAGGAGTTTGGTAATGGCGTCCCAAGTTTTAGCCAGTCCCAAAGGTGCGCAGGTCATCGAACAGACTTTGGACAAGTATATGACCCAATTTGGGACGGAGATGTCGTATTTTGAGGACGACGGCCAGTATTTTATCTTGGGTCCGAAGTCGATCTGTCGTGGTAGCCACATTCTTATTTCAGTCGGCTGTAAGGGTGGAAACATCATCCTTTCCACCGACGAGCCGTTGAAACGGCTCAAGAAGTCGTCCCTTTATAAGGAATGCCAAACCATGATCGAGATCATATTGGCGAAGCTTAAGGTACGGCAGAAGGGCGACATGCTAGTTGTTGCTACAAAGCCGGATAACTTCAGCAACGGACTCTCTCGAATGCTTCGAGCCGTTATATTCTTGGACTTACTCGAATCGTTGAAACCTTACTTCAATTAGTAGAAAGGAGGCGAAAATGAGTCGTAAAGGTGAGCGCGTTAAAGAGTTTCTATTTCGGTTTTCGATTGGTTTTTTGTCAGCCAATGTCTATCTCGCACTTGCACGCGATGATTGGCCCCTTGCCTCGACAATAATTCTGATAATAGCATGGGCGATTGGATACAAATACTGGAAGAAAGCCGAGTGCAAGTAGAACCCTAAAAAAAGGGCCGGGTTTGGTCAGCCAAAACTGCCAGACCCGGCCCCTGTGTTTTTTTAGAACGAAGGAGTCGCAAAAATGCGAATTTTGCTTGTTGGGGTTGCGTGTTTGTTAAGCGGAATTATTGGTGCGCTTTACTGCTTCGAGCTGTGGCACATGGTGCTATTAGGGCTGGCTACGCTTGCTGCAATTAGCTTTGCGATTACTAAAGTTGATTAACCTTATAAACTTTGTCGTCTTGTAGTCTAATGAGCTTGCAAAAATTTTGATTCCGGAATCAAAAACAGCCGGAGCTAAATCTTTTACCGTTTTAAGGCGTTTAATGACGGTGATCGCGATCCCTCCTCTCCTACCGCTGGGAGAGGACGGGAATCGTGATCACTACGCAGGTCAAGGGGAGCACACCGGTCTACCTGCGAGTATGCGGGTTACCGAGAACCCCAGCCATTACCAGCAACCGGTATGGACTTTTTTTTGAAAGGGAGAGTGGAAAATGGTGGACATTGGTTTGTGGTTTCTGATGTTGGCCGGTGCGGCCGCTACCCGCGAGTTCATTGCGGATGGCGACCTTGCCATGGCACATGCAACAACCGTCGCCATGATCGTTATGGCGTTTGTTGCACTAATTTATCGACTGATCCGCAAAGAAGGCTCCTAGCCCTACCCCATGAATAAGGCGATTTCGAGGGTGCTGAAAGCCTAAACCCTTATTGGCAACGCGGCGTGCGCAAGCTGCAAGCGCACCGCGGTAAAGACGGCACGATTTATTTCACGCTGCCTGCAGAAGCAATGGTCGACTTTGAAAAAGGCTCCACTTCGGCCGAAGCTAAATCTTTTGCCATTTAAAGGCATTTAATGACGGTGATCGCGATCCCACCTCTCCTACCGCGGGGAGAGGGCGGGAATCGTGATCACTACGCAGGTCATCCGCCGCTCCGGAGGGAGTGGCGGATGAGTGGCGTCCGAAGTCGCCGCCGAAAGGTACCCGGCGGCGGCTGAGGTCAATACGGGCCACGGCCGGGCCCGGAAACCCGTCTATCCTTGGCCGGATGGATCGGGACTTTTTTTAGCTAGCGTGGTAAGGATCATAGGCACTCATTTTTTAGGACTGGCCGACGGCTAAAGATTCGCCGATATTGCGGCATTTACATATGGCCCGGGCGTCTAATGCTCCTTGGGGCGCCCGGGCCGTTTGTAAAAGGAGGTTTTTTAAAAGCTCTTTGAAACGGGTCGCGACCCCGGCGACCTAAAATAATCGGAGGGGCGCCCCTCTGCGGAGGGGCTGGCTGTCAGGTCTCGCCCACACCTGACGGCCCATAGTCGAAATCCAGCCCTGGCAAGGCTGGGAGCGATTATGAAGTTTTTTTTAGCCATTGACAACGCTGCTTAACCCACCTAAAGATTTGTCAGTTTTAAGGCATTTAATTGTGTGGCGCCGCACAACCGTCTTCCTCCCCTGCCGCTGAGGTGGGGGTCGTGGCGGCTCCCGGGGTTTTCCGGACACCCCGTGGAGGAACCCGGACGAGGGGGGAAACGCGGCGCCTGCGCAGTCCGTCCATACAGTCGGTCCGGACGACTGTTGGACGGGTGGCGCCCGAAGCATCCGTCGCAACGCGACGGGTGCAGAGGTCATCTACCGGACTCGTGAGAGCACCGGGAAACTCGCTCTGGTCTCCCCGTCGGCCGAGCGAGACTTTTTTTTAGCTAGCGAGCCCTTTTTTGGTCAATGCCCTATTAAGGGATTTTTTTTACGTTTCCGCACAGAAAAAAAAAGATAATTTTGCAGTTCGGCTCGTGCTTAAATATAGACAGGACCGTCCATGTTTTTTCCGGAGCGGTCCGGAAGGCGATTCTGTCCTGGGGTCTTCCTTTTTTTAGGAGGAAACAAAAAATGGACGACACCGATCTATGGGGTCTGACGGGATTCCTAGCCGCGTTAGGCTGCTACGGGGCCCTCAACGACATTGTGCCTCTAGCTATAGCCGCGACGCTAATCATCATCATCGTGGCCATGTTTAAGCTATTCAAGAAAAATAAATAGAAAAAAATTCGTCAATTTTTTAAGGCATTTAATAACGGGAGCCGCGATCCCGCATCGTTCCCGTCCGGCCAAACGGGAACGTGGCGGCTCCTTCGGACAATAGGGCGGTCCGAAGGAGGAACCGGACGAGGAGGAACTACGCGGCTCCATTGCGCAGATCATCCCTTGTTTCGTCGCCCTACGAACAAGGGGTGAGTGGCGCCCGAACCTCGCGGCATCGAGGGGTGCTGCGAGGCGAGGTCAGTACTGGCTCGGCCGGGCCAGGAAACCTGTCAGCTTCCTCGTCGGCTGAACAGGACTTTTTTAGCTATCTAGCAGAATTTTCTTGTGTAGCCTTTTTTTGGCTATTTGGGTATTTTCCCCTTTCTGTTTCCAAGATCGAAAGCCGCTACATACGGCTGTTAGCATTGATAGCTAAAAACGGGACCGCAAGGGTTTTTTCCGGATGACCGGAAAGGCGGTTCCGTCTTTTTGTTTCTCTTTTTTTAGAAAGGAGAGTAAAAGATGAGGATGGGGGTGGAGTGTGTCAAGGCTATTGCATACGGGCTTGTATTTTACGCACTGACGCTTTTATGCGTCTGGACGGCCGTAATGTCCTATTGGCCTCTTACGATTATCACCGGCATGGGACTGGCTGGGGTTACCTACAAAATTGCAAAGACACCCTAAGTTTCCACCTTTATGAGGCCGTCCTGAATATGTAGGTTCAAGAGCGAAAAGCTGGGGTCGCTTAATTGGCCGAAATCGGCTAAAGATTAGCCGATTTCTTGGCATTTACAAATGGACGGGACCGCCAGGGTTTCCGGAGCGGTCCGGAGGCGGTTCCGTCCTGGTCCCTTTTAAGAAAGGGGAAACAAAATGAGGGACTACATCCTAGCCGGTGTTTGGATTGCCGCGTTCGTGGCCGCCCTAGCGGCCGCGACGCAATGCTGGGTTGAAGGAAACTGGACTGCCGCGATCGCGGTGGCAGTCATTTTCGGCGGCCTCACCTACTATATAGAAACGAGGTGAGGCCCCACACCACCCCCTGAACAAGGAGGTTCAGGGTGGTGGGTTTTTTTAGTTATTAGTTAGTATCCTTGTCCCGAGCTTCCCATCCAGGTATTCAAACACCCTTTTCCAATTCCCCCAGATCATGTCATCATCAACTAGTTCATGCAACCGCTTTCTTGCTGACTCTATAATAAAAACCCTTAAATCTTCCTCATATGCCAATTTCGTAGCGTAATAGGCCATTTCGTCTAAATCATTTGCTAGAAACCCTGTTACTCGATTGAGGTCAGTACGAGCCACGATCATACCAGGAAAAAAACCTGTCAGCTTCCTCGTCGTCTGAAGAGGACTTTTTTTAAACTAGTATGGTCAGAAGCAACCCCCATCTTGAGGATTGGCCAACGGCTAAAGATTAGCCGCTTTCGCGGCATTTACAAATGGACGGGACCGCCAGGGTTTCCGGGCGGCCGGAAGGCGGTCTCGTCCTGGGCTCCGAAAAGGAGGGAGAAATGAGCAACATTTCGGTCCTGATTGTACTGCTCGTACTTTCCATCGGCGCCGTCGCAACGACGGCGCCGATGGGACAGTTTTCCGCCGGGCTGATGACCGCGTCCGCGGTCATCAGCTTGGCGGCGCTCGGCGAGGCTGTAGCGCGAAAGCTATAGCCTCGCCGGTGAACCCACCCCCTGAACAAGGAGGTTCAGGGTGGTGGGTTTTTTTAGTTATTCGTCAGTATTCTTGTCCCGAACTTCCCATCCACGTATTCAAACACCCTCTTCCAATTCCCCCATATTACATTATCATCAACCAATTCATGCAATCGCTTTCTTGCCGACTCTATGATGAAGACCCTTAAATCTTCCTCGTATGCCAATTTCGTAGCGTAATAAGCCATTTCGTCTAGATCGTTCGCTAGAAACCCTGTTACTCCGTGTACGATCATCTCTTTCCAGCCCCAGTCGTTATGGGCTACTATAGCCACTCCTGTTGCCATAGCCTCTAGTCCAGCCCTTGACCAGTTTTCGTTTGCCTGGTCGCTGGCTTGTATCATACAGTGCAATTGGGACAAGAATTGCTGCGCTGTCTCAGCTCGGCTGGGTAGTACGGTAGCCCACGCGGGGGGTTTTCCTACTTTACGTTCTACTTCCTTGCTCCAAGCCATTATCCTTGCATGTATGGGGTGGATGATCCGTTCGTATAATCTCCAAGTCCCGCGATGGTACTTATCGGGTGCAGGTCGGCTAATTCTTCCTACGACGAATGTTTCTCCTCTTTTATGTCGTAGGGGATTAAAGGGCCATTCATCTAATGCGAACGCTGCTCGTACTAAGAAGCCTTGTTCGTCGGTAACGCCGTATTCTTTTAGCTGAGGCATAAGAAGGTTTTGTTGAAACTGGCTCTGGAAGACATAGGCATCGAAGGGTTTTTGCATTCGGCTATAATGCCGCCGCTCTTCATCGAAGAGCCAGCACATGCAGCCTACCCAGATGATTTTGCAATCCATGCGTCGTAGGAGGTCTGCCGAGCGTAGGAATTCGCTGTTGCAGAAGGAAATAACAGGGGCGCCCCTAAGCTCGTTGAGGTCGAGGAGACGCGTAGGGCCGCTTACTTGAAGAGTTTGGCAGCCTATAGAATCGCACTTTGTGCGATATTCAGGCAGGGGCGCCCCCCACGTGGGGATGAGGGTGACTTCAAGTCCAAACTTCCTCCAGAGCTTAAGAGTGTGCCAGCACTCGGTATTAGCCCCACCAACATCGCCGGGATAACCAATGACAAAGATGCCCATAACGTCAAAACGAAGAAGACGGACAATAAGGGTACCTTCTCGAAATTTTGATTCTGGAATCAATTATAACATTAGACGGTCTCTTTTTTACTGGCTAAATTATCTTTGGCCAAAGAAAGAAATAGAAAACGGTGGATGCCGTAATTCGCGCCTTTAACCTTATCACTACTTTTTTTTATAGTGTTGGACCTAATAAAAGACGTCTACAAGACAGTGGCTAATTCCTCTTGATCGCGATTCAACTCGTGGCTGCCGTCAGCTTTGGTTGGTTGCCGTGCTCCCAGGACTAGCCTTAATTTAGCTAAAGATTCGCCGGTTTCGCGGCATTTACAAATGGACGGGACCGCCAGGTTTCCGGAGCGGTCCGGAGGCGGTTCCCGTCAGGGTCGCCTTTAAAAGGAGAACAGACATGAGGCAACTGATGTTGGCCTTGGTCGGGTGTTGTGCCATCTTGGCCGCATGGGCGGCCAAGAGTGGTACGTCCGAGACCGCGCACGTGGCCGCGATTTTCGCGGCCACGGGCGTGGCCACGATGCTCCTTGCCGAGGGGATCAGCGAGCTGCGCAAACGCTGATCCCCCCGGCCCACCCCCTGAACAAGGAGGTTCAGGTGTGGTGGGTTTTTTTAGGTAGTTTATAAGGAAAGGGGGTGTGGGATCGGTTGATCCCATCCCCCCTAAAAGAATATCCCCGCCGTCAATTTTTTGGGGCATTTAAATATGGAGATCCAAATTTAGCCCGAATATTAACTTCGTTTTTTTACTTATTTTTTTTCTTTAGCTACAAAAGACGGTTTTAGCCTTGCCCGATTTTTTCCGTGCCAGTCGAGGCAAAGGCTTGGTTCAATGGACGATGGGTAGAAGGTCAGTAGATACCCCAGACCGCCTTTCGGTGCGGCCACCCTGAGTCCTTAGAGACTCAGGGTGTGATGGGGGATTTTTTTTAGCTATTCGGCAATCGAGGTTCAGAAAAATTTGATTCCGGAATCAAATTTTTTACCATGCGTTGGGGACGCAATGGATTTGCCGACGGTATACGATCTTTGTATTCGGTTTCGTAGGCATAACGATTGGACTACCGTCTTCGGCATCAAACGGCGCCGGACCTTTCGTTTTAGGTCCGATAGCGCAATTGAAATATCCTCCCTCCTTCGCTACATTAAGTGCGAAGTTAAGGGCTGAAGAGTCTACGAGCTCTTCCCGGCTGTCGGACTCCAAGGTAATCATCAACCCGTCCTCGTCCATTTTCACACTGGCAACTTTGAGCATCTTACCTCACTCCTTCTTCTTTTTGGGGATACGGATACGCCTTAAAACGGGACTACCTCTTTCGTTATTATATCGTACTGCAATCTCATCGGCTCCTAGTTCCTGTCCTATTTTGACCAAAATCTCATCCTTCCATTCCGTTCCTATCCGGTGCATGACGTCATTCCAAAACTTATTTGCAGCCAAAGCGTCATCCTGGGTCAAGCATTTCGTATATGCCACTCCAGGAGCATAGCCAATCAGATCAGCCAACTGTTTATCATATTGCCGAAGCTTACGCTTTGGCATCGAGATAAGGATGGCAGGTGTTAGCAGCACAGATCGTGGCATCGTCTTGGGTTCCCGTTTCATACCCTTTTATTCCACAAAACGTCCCTTTCGTACGTATGTACGATCAATTATAATACATCTTAGATAGCGTCGCATGTTTATTCTCGCGTAATCCGGATAAGTGATTCTAACATAAAAGCCCTACACCCCAATATCCCCGTTTTTGATTCCGGAGTCAAATTGTGCGCGTATTACGGATTTGTCGATTCGTATGAAATTTGATTCCGGAATCAAATTTTTGTACGACGAATACTCCTTATAAACTCATAAAACAGAGCATACCGAGACAGTTAAAGGCGCTTTGTCTCCCTTTTTTGTCGCGTGATATTTTTGCTTGTTGGGATCGAGGGATGTCTCCTTCATTTCTACATTATTTGAAATCTATGCCTTACCGGCCTGGCGCACTTTCCAATCTCATTCCCGAGGGGCAGATCGTGCTACGGCCTCTCCTGTTTCACGGAGACCTGATCGGGATTTTGGAGGTATATCACGAGTGCTTTGGACGGCTTCCGCCGATTATGCCCATGCGGCGGGCGCTTCTGAAACATAGGTGGCTCTTGGCCTGTGTTTCTCATAACCATGAGCTTAAAATTATAGGGTTCATGATTTTTGCGGTTCGACGGCGCCGCAAGCAGGTGCATGTTTTACGGATTGCCGTTACGAAGCAGTTTCGTCGGCACGGAATTGCGTCCCAGATGCTACAGGACCTAATAGCCCACGCCAAGGGCTATTCCATATATGCCAAAGTGCCAGAAAAGAACCTTGCTGCCCTTGAGCTTTTTAAGAAGCTTGGATTCAATTCCCGTCTTATTCGTTGTCCGGAGAAAGATCAAGATACGATCCTTTTCTTCCGTCACGGGTAAGGGGTGTTAAAATGGGTAAGATTTATAAGTATAAAACGGTAGAGTTTTGGCCTGAGCGTGGAAGGATTATGGTTATTGACACCGAGAAGGCTGCCGAGGCCAAGGACGAGCTCTGGACCTACATAACAAGCGTCGATCCCGTAGAGTTTTACAAACGGGCAATCGCTATTTATGTCATGTGCGAAGACACACCACTTGATCGTCAGCAAGCAAGTCGGCTTTTAGAGGACGCCAGGGAAGCGTGCATTACGGCCTTACGTCAGGATGAGAATCGTCCTAAACTATTAGAGATGCGCAAGCGTGCCATGATGGCGTGGCGTCAGGAGCGTGAAAACGAGCGTCGTCAACTCATTCTTCCACCGGGAGCAGAGGTCGCACAGCAATGGACGTTCAAAAAAGAATCTCCAAAGAAAATCCTTGTCAGCGGATACGAAATTATTCCAAAAGAGCCGCCGCCGAAAAACGAGCCCGCGCAGTAAAAGGCAATCAGACCGGCAATATGAATGCTGACCCGTCGATGATGCAGAAAGAGGCCGGTTTCTGGGATTTTCTTGCGTGGGGCACTAAAACGGGATTTTTCTATGTTCTTGTGCCGGCTCTTTTTGGCATGGGGTTCACAAGCGCGTATCTATTACTCGATGGCACGAAGCGTCTTACATCGGGGTTCGCAAAATCTTCGGATGCGTGGGCAAGAGACATGACGATTAAAAGCATCTGCGATGAACTTGGCGAAGAGTTCGAGTTTGCGGCGCGTCAGGCCGAAGAAGAGAAAAAGAAACGTCAAAGCCACTCTTAATGTTCCATGTCGAATATCAACCCCATGTTTTCGGGTCAGCGTCCCGCCGCAATCATGAAATATTGCGGCGAGCAAGACCCGCGTCATAAAGGCTTTCTTGTGTGGACGTACATGCCGTTCGGGCTTCCTCTCCGATTAAAAACCGGTCAACCGATTCCCAAGCTTGAGTCTGAAGAACTCTTTCAATTTAGTACGATTGTTGTCGACTGGTGGCATGATCTCTTCGATATGTCCAAGGAGTCCGACCGTCAAGCCTATCAATGGGTACAAGACCGTATTGCCAACGGATGGTTCGTGCAGGTCTTCGTTGAACGGAAATGGAGTGACGAAACGAAGAATTACCACATTTACCTCGAATGGGTCCAACTTTATTCGGAGCTAACAAAAGATGTCTCGCAATTCGTCTAACAAAAATTTGATTCCGGAATCAAATTCTAGGTTCGTTTACGTCGAAGTCCCGAGAGCCGAACTTGAGAATGCGGTTCGTGATATTATCCGCTTTGCCCTAGAGAAAGCCGCCCAAACCCCTCCAGCGGCCCAGTCTCCTGCAGAAGCAATGGGCGTGTCTGAGGGAAGTCTTTTCTTTGGGACAACGGCTTGGCTCGTTCTTTTGGGAGCTATGTCGCTTTCGGCGATAGGAAGTGTGATTACGGCCGCCAAACTACGAAATAGAATCGCCAATGCTATTGATAGAGTCCGACAGCAGCGGCGTTATGGCGGTATTCCTAAAGAGGAATGGATCCGGTTGCACAAGGAAATTCGCTTTCCCGAAATTAAAGAAGGTCAAGAAAAGGTTAACATTCCTCTTCCTGTTCAATTCACCGCCCAAACTGCGGATATCGTTGCTGGGTTTATTCCAAGCACGACGCTTCAATATGCTGCCGCCGCGACTGTGTTATCGTTAATGTATTGGGTTGGATGCTGGGCTGGTGGCTTAATTGGTGATTTAGTGGCCAATAAGAATCTCACGAAAGATATTTCCGGCGAAGTTGCCGAATCCAAACGAAAAATGCTCAATTCTCTGAAACGGTTAATTAAAGCCAAAATCCCGGAACCGTTCTCGCGAGCCGTTTCTGTCGATAATCCTACAGGGCTTCAGCTTGTCAAACAGGGCGCATTTGAAAAGACAGCTTTAATTAGTGAACTGGCGGAGTTTCTCACAAAAGTGCCTCCAATCATCTATGGAGCGCTATACCTTGTTGGTTTCCTCGCCGGAACGGTAACATATCCCTCGCTCGAAAAAGCCCATTCCGCATCCCCAGATCCCGAACAAGCAGCCGTTGCCAAAGCCCTAAGTATTCTTTCGGGATCATCTTATCCTGTTGAACTCGATCCGGCAGAAATCAAAGAAATCTTTAAGTACCAGCAGCCTGAGAAAGAAGTTGGGCGTTCTGCAATTCCTATGGGGCTTGCAAAAGTGGCTCCGGAAAGCGATAAAAAACGTCAACGGCCTGGAATTAGCCTAATGTATTAATCATGACAACGCCCGAACTTATCGACATAAGCGACGTTAAGACCATACGCCAGAGGATCTTCGACTCTGTGCGTAACGCGTTTTTATCAACTCCGGCTTATACGCAAGGGCCGTGGTCTATTGAAATCTCGGACGTCGACTATAAAGACTCGGAACCCGAAGAGGAGCTTCTTAGTCCTTTTTCACACAAAAAGGCTATCGTAACAAACGCAACCCTTGCTAGGGACCTTTACGGAACCATCAAGATCACGACTCCCGACGGCGTTATCAAAAAACGTACCCTTCTTGCCAAGGTTCCCTATCTTACCGACCGGGGCGTCTTTATTATTAATGGCGTTGAATACGCCATTACAAACCAGCAGCGCTTAAAGCCGGGTGTTTACGTACGGTTCCGTCAAACTGGGGAGCCTGAGGCTTTCATTAACCTTCCTGGGCATAAGACCCACCGCTACGTCCTTGATCCCAGAACGGGTATTTTCTACATTCAAGCCGGACAAGCCACATTCCGTCTTTATCCCATTCTTAAGGCGATGGGCGTTACCGACGAGGAAATACGTAACGCCTGGGGTGCTGACCTCTTTGCGCGCAATGCCGTCGAAAAATCAGACGACCTTCGGCGATTTGCAACAAGAATGTTCGGCTCTCCCGACGTCGATATTAGCCGAGAATTTACCCAAGTCCCGGTCGCAGCCGATGTGATGCGGCGTAATCTCGGTCTGATTCAAAACTACCTTGATAAGCGCGCTGCGCTGGCCTCAACCGTCAAGATGATTCAGCTATTGCAAGGCCAAGCCAAAGAAGATGACCGGGACTCGATTGCCAATCAGCAGTTCCTGGGACCAGAGGATATCTTTGCCGACGGCGTGCCTATGAAAATGCGCCTTATTTTGCGCAATATCCTCTGGAAGGCCATGCGCAATCCCAAAAAAGAAATCATTCCCCCTCGACCGGCCCAGGCAATTATCGATCATGTTATCCGCGCCTCGGGTCTTATGTCGGCTCCTGCGGAGATCAACCCCGTCGAAATCTTGGACCACCTTTTCAAAGTAACCCGAATGGGGGAGGGCGGTATCGGTGCTACGGAAGCAATTCCATATTCGGCACGCGACGTCCATGCTACGCAATTCGGCTTTATCGATCCTGTTACTACGCCCGAATCCCTAAGAGTGGGGGTAGATACGCGGTTTACCGTTACTGCCAAGCGTGGTGCCGACGGTCTCCTCTATATTCCTGCCGTCGATGTAAAGACCGGAAAGAAGACCTGGCTAAACTCCGAGCAAACCGAAGACGTTACGATTGCCTTCCCAGGAGAACTTGAGACGGGCAGGAAGTTTGTTCGAGCCATTCATAAAGGCTCCGAAGCCATTGTTCCGCGCGATCAAGTAACGCATTATATTAAGGACGCTACGCACATCTTTGGTCCTTTGGCGTCCTTAATCCCTATGAAAAGCGCTTGCTTCCCGCAACGGGTTGCCATGGGAAGCCGTTTTATTACGCAAGCGCTTCCTCTTATTAATAGAGAAGTCCCCCTCGTTCAGTCCGTCGATGCTGAAGGCACACCTTTCGTTGCCAAATTTGGTCCGTATGCCGGTGCTGTTAAAAGCCCGTGCAAAGGAGTTGTGAGAAAGGTTACGCCCGACTTTATCGAAGTTTATGATTCTGACGCTAAAAAGACACGTAAGATTTGGATTCACAACAACACGCCCTATGCCCGGCAAACCGCCCTTTATAACGAGCCTTTAGTAAAACCCGGCGATGTCATAAAACCGGGTCAACTATTGGCTTATAGCAATTTCACGGATCAAAACGGCAACCTTGCCATGGGCGTAAACGCCAAGATTGCCTATATGGCGACAGGCGATACGTATGAAGACGCCTTTGTCATCTCCGAATCCTTTGCCAAACGACTCACGGCTGAGAACCTATTCGTCTACGAACATAAACCCAGCGAAGGTTCTGGAAAACCCTTCTATGTCTCCCTTTTCCCCAATAAACTTACTTCCGAGGCCCTAGAACGATACACGGAAGAAGGGGTTGCCAAGCCTGGTACTGTTTTGTCAAAGGGCGATCCCATCGTTCTTAGCGTCAAAATGCTTCCCATTACAACCGCCAGGGCGTCCCATCGTATGTTTGTGGATGATAGCATCACATGGGATTATGACTCGCCTGGTATCGTGATTGCAGCAGGTAAGACCAAGGATGGTTATATCGCTATGGTAAAGTCCTTGTTTGAGACCCAACAAGGGGATAAGATCGCAGGCCAATATGGCAATAAAGGCGTTGTCATCATAAAGCCCGATAGCCAGATGCCGATCGGCGAAGACGGTAAGCCGGTCGATATCGTCGCGTCGCCGTTTATTATCTCTCGAGCCAATATTGGCCAAATCTACGAAGCACTCTTAGGTAAGGTTGCCAAAAAGCTGGGGCGGCCTATTTATGTCAAGGACTTCGAGAACGCCGACAAATTGCATCAGTACGTTACGGAGATGCTCAAAAAGCACGGGGTAAAGGATACCGAAGTCCTTACCGATCCTGCTACCGGCAGGAAAATCCGGGCGCTTACCGGTTACGGCTACATCCTTCGGCTCTGCCATATTGCCGAAGATAAGCTTCAGGCCGTTGATGAAGCCATTGCGTCCAGCGTTGAAGATATTCCAACGGTAGGGGAAACAGGTAAAGCAAAACGACTCGGTCTATTAGAGCTTAATGCTCTATTGGCGCATGGCGCATATGACACCATTACCGATGCCGCGCTCATCCGAGGACAGGCCAACGATGAAGCATGGCGCCAGTTTATGACTGGCTATAACCTTCCGCAGCCTAAAGTACCCCACATTTGGCATAAGTTCGTAGCCCTATTAAGAGGGGCAGGCATTAATCCTATTCAAGAGCGGTCTGGAATTAGGCTTCTGGCGCTACGGGATAAGGATATTGATACCCTGGCTGGTAAGCGCTATATCCAGAACTCCGAAACGGTTCGCGTCTTTAGCGACGGATTCCGGACGGTTCAAGGTGGGCTTTTCGATGATGGGCTTACAGGCGGGCTAGCCGGAACGCGATGGGCGGCTATTAAACTACCGGAGCCTGTTCCCAATCCCGTTATGCTGGAACTGTTAGGGCGGCTCATCGGGGTTAGCGAAAAAGACTTTATTAGCATGTGGGCAGGAGAAATCCCTATCCCAGAGCGCTACCGGACCGGCAAAGAGCCTATCACTGGTCCCCAAGCCGTCCTTAATCTATTTAAAAACTATAACGTCAGCCGCGAAATTGAACGAACGAAAGAAGAGCTCCAAGTTGCGGCTCCGTCAAAACGCGCTTCGCTTATCAAAAAGCTCAATTACCTAGAAGGACTCAAGAAGTTTGGTATTCATCCTTCGGAGCTCTTCTGGACCAAGGTCCCGGTTACCCCGCCCATCTTCCGTCCTATTTCGATGATTAAGGACGGTACCCTTATCGTTAATGATGCCAACTATCTCTATAAAGAGCTCCTGGATTTCATTTCGGCTTATAGCGAGATTGCAGGAGAACTCAGCCAACTGACCGATGAGCGGAAAACACTTATTAATATATTAAGAGGTCTAGCCGGTCTTGATGATCCCCATAACTACGCTCTCAAACGACAAGGGATTAAAGGACTGCTGGCTACGGTTGTCGGCCCTAGTCCCAAGGCCGGCATCATGCAGCGTAAGATGCTGGGTATCAGCGCTACGCTAGCCGGTCGGGCGGTTATTACGCCGAATAGCTCATTAGACATTGATGAGATCGGGTTGCCCGAAGACGCGGCTTGGGTGGCGTATAAGCCGTTTATCATTCGCGACCTGATGCGTCGAGGACTACCCGATAGCGTTCTTCGGAATGTTCCGCCGGCTCTTCGGCAATCTCCCTTCCTTGTGGCCAATCTGCTTGTCAAGGAAAAGCATCCATATGCCCGAGAATCCCTCCAACGGGTTATTGAGCAACGCCCGGTTGTCGTAAACCGTGCGCCTGTGCTGCATAAATACGGGATTATGGCGTTTAAGCCCGTACTTACGCAAGGAAAGACCATTGAGATAAGCCCGCTTATTACTCAAGCTTTTGGGGCGGACTTTGACGGGGATACAATGCAATTCCATGTTCCGGCGTCAGACGATGCCGTAAAAGAAGCATTTACGAAGCTACTACCGTCAAAGAACCTCTTTAAGGCAGCAACCCTGACGGAGCCGGTTTATACCCCTCAACAGGACTATCTCATTGGTCTTTGGTATGCGCGCCGCGTCGATAAAAATAAACCGGTTAAGGTATTTTCGACGAAGCAAGACGCACTCGCTGCATTTGCAAGGGGCGAAGTCGCTATCGATCAGCCGATCAAGATTCTCGAAAGCTAACGAAAAATTTGATTCCGGAATCAAATTTTTGTGTATTCTCGTCCTTCGTGTATTAGCGTGGTGCTCTCCGGTATTGTTGGTCGATCTGTTAAAATAGAAGAATGATAGACGTAGAGTCTTTAGGCGATTAGGGAAGACCGATGTTGATATACGACTTTAAAAGCGGGAAGATGGTAAAGTTTGCAATGCCGGACTTGACGATGCGGCAGTTGCGCGCGCTACAGAGGCATGCGACGCGTGCATTAAAACGCATTGCACTTGCGACCACAGTCGATATGTTCCTTGCAAGGAGCCGTCGTCGAAAAGGTTCGTCTTCGCTGCGACGGCGTGGTCTGTAAAACCGCGAAAAAGAACGATGCTAATCTATAACTTTCAAAATAACAAGATGGAAAAGGTTGCGATGCCGGACTGGCTGCGTAATACGCTATCGGTGTTTGGGAGAATCGCAGGCCGCGTATTACGCAAAATTGCCATTGGGGTTGCGATTGCGGTGTTATTAGGAAAAGATCATCATCATACTAGGATTGGCCTGCCTAGTGTCAACAAACTGCCGTCAACCAGCCGATTGTTTCGAACGAAAACGATACGTCTTCCTAAATAATAGTTGCTGAAAACGCATCCTTCTATGCCTGCGACGACACAGAAGGATGTGATAAACCGAGAGCCGGAGAGATAAAAACGATGCTAATCCATGATTTTCAAAAACAAGGTCAGACGGTGAAGGTTGAGATGCCTGAATGGTTAGAGGATGCGGTATATGCGCTCGGAGCACTGGCGATCGGCGGCAGCCTTGGAGGTTATCACGGGGCGGCCCTAGGATCCGCAGCGAGCGTAATCGCCAGCCTCCGTCGCACGCTCAGACGCGAACTGGCTAAGGATAATGAAAAAGATGAAAAAGACGAAAACGCGACCGAATCGAAGGAAGAGAGTCGCGCTACTCGTCCGTCTGGCAAACTCGAGAAGTCGGCGATGCCTCTTTGGCTGCGGGATGTACTATCGATAGTCGGAGCGACGATACTTGGCAGCCTTGGTGGAGGTGCTGCCGGGGCGGCACTCGATTCAGCGCTGGGCGCGGAAGCGCCGGATTTGACGGCTTTACTTGGTGGTCTAGGCGCTGGAGTCGGGTATACAACGGGTATCACGAGCAGATTGCGTCGAGAGGTTCGCAACGCGCTCAGGGAGGCACGAGAGCAAGGTAAAAGAAAAACCGAACGCTCGAATGTAGATCGTTCGACTTCTCGGAAGACGGACGAAGACGAAGATGAGGAAGCCGAAATATCGCTTAAAGGCTTGGCTGACGAACTGAAAAAATATGATTAGCCAAGTTCCAAATTCAAGAAAAAAATGGAAGTGATTTCCGCTCGGCAAGCAAGTTTTTTTCGATGAAAGGGGACCTTTGATGGCAGACTATGACGTTAATGACATTGCGCGTACGATTATCGCGATGTATCTATCCGACGTGGTAAAGTCGGACATGGAGAAGAAGGGTTTTGTTCCGGTTAAGGCTGGGCAAGACCCGATGGCGGCATTGATGGGAGGTGGTATGCCTCCTGGCGGAGCTCCGCCCGGAATGCCGCCTGGTGCTCCTATGGGTGGGCCTCCTGGAGCGCCTCCAATGGGTATGCCGGGTATGGGAGCACCGCCTGGTATGCCACCTGATATGGGTGGAATGGGCGCTCCTCCTGGCGGCGGCGATCTGGGCGGGCTCATGAGCCTTTTAGGCGGTATGCCACCGCCTCCTCCGCCTTCTGGTACCGAGGAAAAAACGAAAGAAGAAGAAACGCCTCCCGAAGGAGAAAAGGGGTTCGGCGAGACTACAGGAAAAGGGGAAGTTACCCCTACCGTCCTATATGCGGAGCTTGTCAAAGTCAGGAAGCTGTTACTGGGTCTGTATGACAAGTTTAATATTAGTGTGCCTACCGATGCTCTGTCGGACGAGGAAGTTTATCTGGGGAAACCTAATATTAAAGAGGAAGTAAGACAATCTCCGAAAGAGCGTGAGCAGACAACACCCGAGATTAGGCCGTTGCCGGAGGGGCCGACGGGGGAACTTGGGCCTACGGGTGCTGTTCCGCCCGAAACGATCCCACCAGCGCCTACGGTACCACCTGAGGTCAAGAACGCCCTTTTGCAATATCGTAGATAAAAAAAGAGACAAGGAGATTTTAAATTCTAGGAGAAAAAAAAGGAGTATTCGACATGATCTATACGTACCCTTATACTAGCAAAGTCGCTGGCCAAGATCCAGGAAGTGCTAGCGATGCTGGTCCAGAGCCAAAGCCAGTACCCGCCGTGCCAGCGCCAGGCCCCACCGGGCCGGCAGCAGCTACTAGCCAGCCACCTGCCGGTCCAGGGCCGGCGTCAGTTCAGCAAGGCCCCACCGGGCCGGCAGCTACTGACCGGCCGGCTACCAATACAGTGCCAGCCGCAGGTGCGACAGACTCCGCCAGGCAAGCAGCAGGTCAGACAGGTGCCGAGCAACCGATATTCGACCCTGTGACACTTAACGAGATTGCCGGGTACGCAACACTTCCTATACTTCTTGCGCTGATATCTGCCTTTTTGACAGATAAGCCTGCCATTCCGCTTGCCTTAGCCTTAGCTGGACTGGGCGCTGCGTATTATAGCCCGTGGGTAAAGGAAAATATTAATGTAATGAGATTGGCTGAGGCGCTATTTGGTGGCAATACGTCAAACGTGGATACGGAAGATGGCGCAAAAAATAATGCACCACCAAACACTACCCCGGCGACAAACGATTCAGGAACGTCTGCACAAGGCGGCTAGCCTGATACGACATCTTGATTCCAGAATCAAATTGTGTTTCAGGGCGTTAGTTATTCATAGTCGGGCGTTACAAAAAAAGATTCGGTGCTAATAACCTAAGCAGAACGAAAGGATCAATAAATGGGTCTCGTATTTAACCCGAACAAATTTTCTTCTACAAAACGAGCAGCCGTACGAGATTTCGTTGGACCTTTTTGGGAGGACTATAAGTATTATTTTGATAAAAAATACGGATGGCTTAATCCATTTCCGGCAATTCGCAGCTGGCTACAGCCTGATATATCCACGATGCTTCGGGATCCTCAACAACGACAGGCCTTCCTAAACGCCGTATCAGAAATCGCACAGGATCCTCAGCAACGACGCGCCCTCCAAGATATGCTATCAAAAATCTTACCGGATGTTCAGCAACAACAGCAACAACAGCAACAACAATTCCTCAAACAACGGGTTGAACCGGAAGTAGGAAAAATACTCGGCGGTTATTTCACACTTCCCGCGTTGCTTGCTTTACTTTCGGCGATTTTTACTGATAAGCCTATCGTTCCGATTCTGCTAGGCTTGGCAGGACTTGGTATAGCGCACTTCTTCCCCGAAGTTCGAGAGTACGTTAATGCCGCTAACTGGCTAGAGGCGTTGAAGGCGAAACAGGAAGGGACTGGAACCGAGCAGAAGCAGACTACGCCCAAGGAGAAGCCGATTGCAGAGCCCCCGTCCGAGCAGAAGCAGACTACGCCCAAGGAGAAGCCGATTGCAGAGCCCCCGTCCGAGCAGCAGCCGCCTGAAGAGCCTCCGCCTGGGCCGAAACCGCTTGTAGAGCCTACGCCCCCGACCGAGCAGAAGCCGCCTGAAGAGCCTCCGCCTGGGCCGAAACCGCTTGTAGAGCCTACGCCCCCGACCGAGCAGAAGCCGCCTGAAGAGCCTCCACCCGGGCCGAAACCGCTTGTAGAGCCTACGCCCCCGACGTAGCGGCCTGCCTGACGTGCACCCTGGGCGAATCCGCAAATGATGCCCTAGATCCAGGTCGCGGCCAAATGCAACAATCGAAAAAATGGCGATTTGTCCGTGACCGAAAATGGTCGCTGCAAATCCTGTTCTTTATGGTTTGAGGAATAAAGCGGCCATGGTTTCAAACCATTAGAGTCATCTGTGAGTAAGGCGCGTTCCGCCCATGTCTTTCGGCATGGGAGGAACGCTGTCTTGATCCTCTTGCAAACCATGATAAACAACGGAACGTGCAATATCGCGGCCAAGTGCCATGCTCAGGTAAGCGGTGCTAGTCTGAGCGGACAGCCCGTCAACCTGCCTATCGCGGAGAACCGTGTTCCACACGGCTCACCTACAAGCCTCCGGTTTTAGCCGCGGAGTAGTTGACATCGTGCTTTTGTAGATGAATGTATAAGGTACGAATTCAGGTTAAATAACGACGAGGAAATGGAGGATTATGGCTCGACGCTGGCTCTTGCGCGAGGCAGTGATCAGACACGGAACAGTATTATGTCTTGGATACAAAAAGAGCCAACGGTAGCTTCTAAGTTATGTATCAACTTTCGTCAGCTTTAGCGAAATATACTAGGGATCGACCAATGACAGATTGTTTTCAGATGGATAAAGAAGAATATTACTGCAGCGAGACGGGCTGAGGCGTTACTTGGAAAACAAGCAGAATACAAAAGGTGACCAGAACATGGACACGAAGTAGCTAGAACGCGGCCGGATAGGCTGGTACGGCTCCAGCAGACGTCTTGATTCCAGAATCAAATTGTGTTTCAGGCGTTAATTATTCATAGTCAGGTGTTACAAAAAAAAGATTCGGTACTAATAACCTAAGCAGAACGAAAGGATCAATAAATGGGTCTCGTATTTAACCCGAACAAGTTTTCGTCTACAAAACGAGCAGCCATACTAGGTTTGCCCTTTTGGGAGGACATTAAGTACTATTATGGCACCCCTCAAGGTCGGCGGGAAAGCTATAAACCGATTACCAGCTGGCTACAGCCTGATATATCCACGATTCTTCAGGATCCTCAGCAACGACAGGCCATCCAAAATGCGCTATTAAACGCCCTACAGGATCCTAAACAACAACAAGTCGTCCAAGAAATGATATTAAAAGGCTTACAGGATCCTAAACAACAACAAGTCGTCCAAGACATGATATTAAAAGGCTTACAGGATCCTAAACAACAACAAGTCGTCCAAGACATGATATTAAAAGGCTTACAGGATCCTCAGAAACGATACGTCCTCCAAGACATGGTATTAAGCGTCTTACAGGATCCTGCGCAACGACGGGCCCTCCAAGGCATGCTGTTAAGAGGCTTACAGGAGCCTCAGCAACAACAAGCCCTCCAAACCATTATATTAAACATCTTACAGGATCCTCAGCAACAACAAGCCCTCCAAGACATGATATTAAAAGGCTTACAGGATCCTCAGCAACAACAAGTCATACAAGGCATGCTATTAGACATCTTACAGGAGCCTAAGCAACGACTGTTCCTCCGAGACATGATATTAAACGCCTTACAGGATCCTAAACAACAACAAGTCGTCCAAGAAATGATATTAAAAGGCTTACAGGATCCTCAGTACCAACAAGTCGTCCAAGAAATGATATTAAAAGGCTTACAGGATCCTCAGCAACAACAAGCCCTCCAAACCATTATATTAAACATCTTACAGGATCCTAAACAACAACAAGTCGTCCAAGACATGATATTAAAAACCATACAGGATCCTAAGCAACGAGAGGCCCTTCGACAACAGTTTAAACAGGAAACAGGAAGAATACTCGGCGGTTATTTCACACTTCCCGCGTTGCTTGCTTTACTTTCGTCGATTTTTACTGATAAGCCTATCGTTCCGATTCTGCTAGGCTTGGCGGGACTTGGTATAGCACACTTCTTCCCCGAAGTTCGAGAGAACGTTAATATCGCTAAGTGGCTATCGGCGTTGGAGAAACAGGAAGGGTCTGAGGCCGGGGAAGGGACGCCTACATAGCATGCGCCCGGGACGAAGTCGCCGGAGGAGCCACTAGGTCCAGGTGGCGGTCCAATGCACTAATCGAAAAAAACGGCGATTTGTCTGTGATCAAAAAATCGATCACCGCAAATCCTGTTCTTTATAGCGTGAGGAATAAAGCGGCCATAGTTTCAAACCATTGTAGTCATCCCACCAGAACACAAGCATCCGCAAGGTCGGTCGGGATAGACGCGGACGAAGACTTTAGCCGTTCTCTCCGATGGCAAGCGGTACGAGAACCAAGTGCTGCTATGCTCAAGACTGAGAAAGTTGAAGCGTTTGAACCGTGAGTTATCCCGCCGACAAGAGAGTAGAGGAAGAAGTTGGCGACGCTACATCGTCGGATATTTGAATACCGCTAGAAGCATTGAGCGGGAAGCATTACGTTTAATCGACAGATGCCGGAGTGGGTTCACGGACTCTCTAAACGGGCGTGGACGGGAAGGCTCTGGCTATCGGGAAACCGATAGTGAAACCGGCCCGAATAAAGCGCCAAAATTGGCCGAAGAAAGGCGGCCTTCCAGACCTGCCGTTGTTTAGGCAGGTTTGGTAAACCAGGTGTAACATGCTGATCGCAGACTTTCGTACCGGTAAAATGACCAAACTGGCCATTGATTGGAAGGGTCTTTTCTCTGTTCTAATGTCGGGCGCGGTAGGTGGAATTGGCGGACTCGGCGCTGGCGGTCTTATTGACCTACTCCGTGGAGACGGAACGCAGGACTATACCAAAACGCTCGGACTAATCGGTCTGATTAGCGGTCTTGGTTATGGCGGCGCCAGAAAGCTGCTTGAGTATTTATTTAGTGATCATAAGGAGGAAAAATAAGGGGTGTTGATATTCGACTTTCGTACCGGCAAAATGACTAAGAGGGCGTTCGACTTTGTCGATTTCGTCGATATTGTCGTGCCTGCGTTGAAAGGAGGCATATATGGGCTTATTGGACTAGTGCTTGGCGATATTATCGATCAGCACATTGGTACCAGAAATCGATGGGCCACGATTCTTGGTCTTACGGGCTTGATCGCAGGTTTGGGCATTGGAGGGTACAGCCGCTACTTAGCTCGGCGACACTTAGAGCAATGACGTTCAGACTGGACGGTAGTGCTTAGCTGTGAAGAGCGTAGGTTACTAGATGGCTAAGCTCTTTCCGAGATTCGAAAAAAATGTTAATACTCGACTTTCGTACTGGCAAAATGACTAAAATAGCGCTAGACTTTAGCGACGCAGCTTCCGCACTGATATCGGCCGGATTACTCGGTCTCGGCGGGGCCGGCCTTGGCTATCTCATTGACATGCGAGCCGGGACCGGAAAGCGATGGACTAAGATTCTTGGCTTGTTAGGCCTGCTGGGCGGGCTTGGGCTCGGTGCGTACGGCCGATATTTGTATAAAACGGACCAAACATCTCCCAATCAGGACGGTATGGCGGCTAGTCCTCTAGCGGTATCTGGCAGCACGTCCGATACAGCGCCCGAAGAACAGGCTCGCCGCTTGCCAGCCGACGGTTCGCCACTATCAATCGCACCTACCTCTGACAAGGTACAATCTGACGCCCCATCGGCTAAAACGCGGCCGACACGCCCGTCTAGCGGCTCATCCGACGCGCCACGAACTTCTTCAGGATCGTCGCGTAGTCCGTCCAACCAGCAACAGCCCTCTGTTTCTATAAGCTCGTCTGCCGGTTCAGCTGGCACGAAACTGCCTCCTAGCCCGCCAGCTGTACAGCATCCTCAAGGGCTGCATAGCGAGTCATCCAATAGAGCACAATCTCCGTCAGCGTCGTCTGGTCAGGCATCCGGCACGCCACAAACTTCTTCAAAATCAGCGCCCGGTTCATCTGGTACGGCACAATCTTCGTTAGGGTCATCCGGTCGCCCATCTGCTGCGCCGCCAACTTCTCCAGGATCATCGAGTGGTCCGTCCGACCAGAAACAGACTTCCGGTTCTACAGGATCGTCTGCCGGGTCATCTGGTACGAAACCGTCCTCTACAGGGATCAGGCTTTCCGATGACCTCGCACAGAGGTTAGTAGAAAGAGTAAAGACGTTCCTTAAAGATACGCGGGGATCGCCTGACGATACGGATAGATATAAGGATCTTGATCAAGCACCTAACGAGATGTGCGTTCGACTTGTGCACACGGGAGTCCAAGGCGGTCAGGGCGTCTATCAGCCGGATGCCCGAGCCTATCGGGCAGCCGCAGAATTTGCTCGCGGCGACGAACAAAAACAGAGAGCAATTCGTCTCGCGAAGCGTTTCAGTGCACGGATCCATCTGCTTTTATTGCTCCAGCCCAAGCTTGCGCCTGATATGGCACAAGACATAACTCAGCGTATTAACGATGCTCTAACGGTGTTGCTAACGTTAAAGCCCGACGCATCAAACGCAGACGAGATCGATAAGTATTTTGCAGACAGGCTGCGCGGTTTGTTTAGTAATGATATTATTAATAAGGCGCTAACCGATCCCTTTTCGATTTCGCCTGAACCACGTTAAACGAAGTCGAAAGCTGTTTTCAAATTTTATCTTCGTCAGTCCCTGATAGCACTGTACGGTCCAGAACGAAACTTACCGAACGAAGAAGCGGCTGAAAGGGAATTTCAACCAGTGATAGAGTTGTTTAAGCAGACTAACATCGGAGAGATTCAGAGGGCGCTAGAAAATCCATTTTCCCTTTTAACTGAATCACCCTAGAAAAGGGGGTAATTATCATGCGAATCCTTGACTTTCGCGCTGGCAAAATGACGAAACGGGGGTTAGACCTTGGTGATGTTGGTGATGTTCTTTCCGTGGTAGGACCGGGAGCATTGTTTGGTATCGGTGGTGCAGGGCTTGGTAGTATCATTGATATGCTAGCCGGCACTAAACGTCGATGGACCACGATTCTTGGCCTGACAGGATTGGCTGGAGGCGTTGGGCTTGGAAGTACAGGTCTATTTAAGTCCTGGTTCGCAGCAGAACGAGGGCCTGAGTTCCCCAAGAAACTAAGTGACATCCCAGCTTATGCTAAGATCTTCCGCTATATCGTATTTATGCGAGCAGATCCGAGTGCATTCAAAGGCTCTGATCATCCTATATTTCGACGCCTCCCTGAGATGGATGGAGAGCAGCTGTATTGCCATCTTACGCAGCTGGGGATTGCTCCGAACACGCTTCCGGGGTATAGAGCGAATCCGTATGTCCATAACGTGGCGGCAAACCTAGTTTCTCCTACCGACCCGCGACAGTTTGCAATTCTACATGCGGCGCATTTCAACCTGGAAGTTGTGCCGTTACAACTGTGCTGGAACGAGCTTGATGCAAACCAGCGCAACCGACTATTTTCGTCTCTCGGTGCGTATAGGGAGAAATTGGCTTTAAACGCCAACGACCCTACAATCAGCAAGGAAGCCGATAACGAGTTTAATAAACTAGTAAAGCAACTTATAGAGTACGGGAAAAAAGAGCATGCAGATGCACTACGAATATTGCACCAGCAGCATCAAATGGACGTCCAAGAATTTGCTCAACAAATTCAGCAAGTTAAGCAACGACCGTAATGACATTAAAGAACCCTGATTCATTATCACGATTTCTTTTATCTTCGTCGGTTCCTGATAGCATTGTACGATCCAGAGCGAAATTCACTGAACGAAACAGCGGCCGAGAAGGAATTTCAACCAGTGATAGAGTTGTTTAAGCAGGCTAACATAAGAGAGATTCAGAAGGCGCTAGAAAATCCGCTTTCCCTTTTAACTGAATCACCCTAGAAAAGGGTAATTATCATGCGAATCCTTGACTTTCGTACCGGCAAAATGACGAAACTGGCGTTAGACTTTGGTTATATTCCTGCTATGGCTATACCGGGAGTATTGTATGGTATCGGTGGTGCAGGGCTAGGTAGTCTCATTGATAGGCTAGCCGGCACTAAACGTCGATGGACCACGATTCTTGGTCTGCTAGGATTGGCCGGAGGTGCTGGGGCTGGAGGGTTGCTCCGATATCTGGATGAGCGCTCCAATACTCCTGAAGCGCAGATGCGTCGGTTCCTAACGAATGCAACGGCGCCGCCGTCTGATCAGTTTGTGCAACAGATGAGCGAGACCTTCCCATATATAGTTGAGACTTTCCGAAAGGCCGCTACCGAAAAGAAACCGAGCGATCTGATTCGTGGTCTTATCTGGCCATTATACGAGGAAGGCGGAATTTGGCTTTATAACCCGAGTGCCAGCGAGTTCCAACTTATCCTCTATTTCGCTTCTAAAACGCGAAACCATGAGATGATACTACCTGCAATTGATCTTGCAACGGATATAGCTGCGCAAGGTCGGTTGCTTTCGCGGTATCAGGAATGGATTCCGGAGAATTTACGGCCAGAGATAGAGAACCACTTTAGGAACTATGTGAATGCGACTATCGACTATGTCGAAGGTAAGACGCCGGATCCGAACGCGCCTAAATTATATCTTGACAAGTTGGTGAAACTACTCAAGGATACAAATAAAAAAGAGCTTATAGAAATTGCGGATCTGATCAGACAACCACGTAAGGTTCTACAACAACAGTAAACAAGAACGGGAATACTGATAACGATCAAAATTTTGATTCCGGAATCAAATTTCGATGATGGTTCCGGAATACGCCAATGGTGCGGGCTGATATAGCCCGTTTTTCGTGGTCTTGGCCGTGAGAGTATTAGGTCAACCTGATTAAGTTATTCATCTCGGCGCCAAATGCGCACAAATTCATGTTAATACTCGATTTTCGTACCGGCCGATATAACAGAATTCAGCCCGAAGGCTACGATCCAGATCCCGTAGACTACCAAGCTGCTAGCCAAGCTGCTATAATAAAATCTGTACCGTCCAAACCGACGAAGTGATAGAGTTGTTTAAGCAGGCTAACGTCGGAGAGATTCAAAGGGCTATAGAAATCCGTTTTCCCTTTTAACTGAATCACCCTAGAAAGGAGGTTAAAGCTGTTTTCAAATAACTAACTATACCGCTACAAACATACCAATAACACTTGACAAGAGACAAAGATGCGATATACTAATTGGTAAGGATTACCTGCTGGTCGACAGTGAAATAATCGAGGTTGACCGTCGTTCGGTATAGACACGGGCGTCAAGGCGTTAGCCGTTCTCTCAGATGGAAAGCGGTACGAGAACCAAGTACTGCTACGCTCAAGACTGAGAAGTTGTCGACGCTACATCGACGGATATTTGAACGCCGCTCGGAACATTGAGCGGGAAGCGTTACGTTTGATCAACAGAGGCCGGAGTGGGTTCACGGACTCTCTAAACGGACGTGGACAGGACGTAAGACCCTTCGGGGCAGTCCTGGATGAAACGTCAAAATTGGCTGAAGAAAGGCAGCCTTCCATTCCTGCCGTGGTTTAGGCAGGTTTGGTAAACCAGGGTAACTATCATGTTAATCCTTGACTTTCGCACCGGCAAAATGACGAAACTGGCGTTAGACTTTGGTGATGTTGCGTCCGTGGCGATACCGGGGGCGTTGTTGGGTCTCGGTGGTGTGGGGCTCGGTAGTCTAATTGATATGCTAGCCGGCACTAAACGTCGATGGACCACGATTCTTGGTCTGACAGGACTGGCCGGAGGTGCGGGGCTTGGAGGATTGGGTCGATATCTGTATAAGCGCGATCCTACATATCAGACGTTTGTGTTCCTAGATAAGGCATTCACGCCGGCGACTGAGTCGGATGTGCAGAAGAAGTTCGGTAACAACCCAGACGCGATTGCGGCGCACCAAACCCGAATCAATAACATGACGCCGACCGAACTGATTAATAGTCTTATCGAACCAATGTACAAGGACTTTTGGGGGTATGACCCGGATGTTCTCGATTTCCAAGTTGCCCGCTATCTCGTTTCTAAACAGGCCGATAACGCGAAATTAACCGCACTTAATATCGCCGTGGATATAGCGGTACGAGGTCGGTTGCTTTCGCGGTATCAGAAACGGATTCCGGAGGATTTACGGCCAGAAATAGAGAAACACTTTATGAACTATGCGCGCGAAATGACCAATCAGTTCGCAAGTGCGAATCCAAATTGGGAAGTGCCTAAATCGCATCTTCAGACGTTGGTAGGGTTACTCGTGGCGACGAATCAAGAAGAGGTCGAAAAACTTGCGAAGCTAGTCGCAAATCCATATAGCGTTCGGGATCAATCATAAAAAAACGAACGGGAATATTGATCGGTATCAAAAAATTTTGATTCCGGAATCAAATTTCGATGATGGTTCCGGAATACGCCAATGGTGCAGACCGATATAGCCCGTTTTTCGTGGTCTTGGCCGTGAGAGTATTAGGTCAACCTGATTAAGTTATTCATCTCGGCGCCAAATGCGCACAAATTCATGTTAATACTCGATTTTCGTACCGGCCGAATGACCAAGTTTGCTTTGGAATGGCGCGGGCCGCTTGTTGATTGGCAAGGACTGGCTCGTGACTGGGGGTTGATCGGGCTACTGACCCTTGGCGGACTCGGCGTCGGCAGTCTTGTTGATTGGCTTCGCGATCGAAAGCTCTTTAGTGACGTCTCAAAACGAATTTTGTTGCTAAGCTTAGCGGTGGGATCGGTCGCTACGCTCGGCCGTTTTATGAATCAAAATATTTGGCTATATTTGCGGAAACGGAAACCGCTGGAAGGCCAAGGAAAAGAAATCGCGGACAAACATATCGAATTTGCCGCAAAATTACTAGAATTGCATAAAAGCGCGGCGAACGGATCAGCACAGATCAAGGACCCAGGATTGCCAGTTGATATGACATTGAGTGAGATCGTCCGCGCAGGCAAGACGGGTGATCATCGATTCCTCGACGCGATTCAGAAGGTTTTGCAAAGTACGCGTTATAACCTGGATCAGGATTATAAAAACGCCGTCGATGATCTACTAAACTCCGTCGCGTTCTGGCATCTAATGCAAGCCATGCTTTCGAAAGTGCCGCCAAACCACCCGATACGACAGACAATCAACCAGAAAATGGATCGCTGTATGCTTGATCCGCGCGTCGCGCGACAAGCGGAAGTTGAATCGATGAAGGCCGATCTTAGCGCCTTACAAATTCCCAATGCGCACGCTACAGTAGAGACGTTATTCTCGAATCCAGATGCGTTTATACAATCATGGCCGCAAATGTCGGCTAAACTCTTTGAACAGACAAAATAGCGGTCGAATCCTGCCGTCTTTGTGAAATTTGATTCCGGAATCAAAATCATCGTTGTTTTTAGTTTGACGGGACAAGAAACGTATGCGAATTGTACTCGACAATAAAGAATTTGAATGTAAGAAGTTCGTCGTATTCGACAAGTTTGGCAACGCGGTCGCTGCCGGATATGATCATGCTGATGTCCTCGTGTTTGATACATGTGCCGGCCCCGATTTTCCGAAAATTCTCTCCATTGTTGGCTATCCAGATCGTCTTCCAACACAGATCATTGATACAAAACCATTAATACCGGAGCTTTCTCCTATCAAGCCTGACACAGGTGCCGACCATGCAGGAAACGACCATTGGACAACTCTTAATTTCTAGTACCCTGCCGTCGGATATTAAGCTTCCTGACGAAATCACAAAGAAGACGATCAATAGTTTCTATGGGGAGCTTGCTCGCAAATACCCCGATCGCTACGGCGAAATTACGAAAAAGTTAAATCAAATTGCCGTTCAGGCCCTTTATTCCAATGACGGCGCCTCGTTTAGCCTAGATGATCTTCGACCTCTTCCTTCTTCTTACTCTTATAGACCGGTTATTCTAAAAGAGATCGAGCAGATCGCGTCCAGCAAATTGCCGGATCGCGAAAAGCGCAAAAAAATCGCCGACGCCATTCTTCGTCATTCGCAAAATCTCCTTCAACTCACGCAAGACGAGGCCAAAGCCGCGAATAATCGATTCTACGAATATGTCTATTCCGGCGCTCGCGGTAATCCCGCCCAGCTTAAGCGGCTTATTACGGGGGATACGGCCTACTTTGACCCCTCTGGAGAGGTAGTACCCTTCCCCGTTTTATCTGCGTATTCGGCAGGAGTACCTCCCGCAGAGTTTTGGGCTGCCTGCTATGGCGCCAGGAAGGGGCTAGCGGATACAAAGCTGGATGTAGCCAGAAGCGGTTATCTTGCCAAGCTTCTCAACCGTGCTACCCATCGGCTTGTTGTTATCGGCCACGACGCCAAAACAAAAACTCCTTATCCCATTGGTCTTCCTGTAGAGACTCAAGACCCTGATAATATCGGCGCATTTCTCGCACTTCCGGCAGGAAGATGGCCTGCCGGTACGGAGATAACACCGGCCGTTTATGAAGATCTAAAACGAGACGGTATCAAAAAGATCGTCGTTCGGAGTCCCATTGCCAGCCCTGCTGTTGATGGAATCTATGCCGTCGATGCCGGAATCCGCGAACATGGTCGTCTCCCCGAAATCGGTAGCATTCCTGGCATGGCGGCGGCCCAAGCAATCGGCGAACGACTAGCACAGACGTCCTTGAGCTCGAAGCATCTGGGAGGCGTTGTGAAGTTTAGCGGCTTTAGAGTGCTAGAACAGATGCTTAATGTTCCGAAATTCTACGTTGGCGGCGCCATTCATAGCCAGGTCGACGGAAAAGTTCGATCTATAGACAAAAATGAAATTGGTCAATGGCGAATTGTAATCGGAGAACAAGAACATCTAGCACCTCCGTCCCATAAACCCATCGTCAAAGAGGGCGACGTTGTCGAAGCCGGAGACATACTAACGGAGGGTTTGCCCAACCCGGCAGAGGTAGTAAAGCACAAAGGGGTTGGCGAAGGACGTAGGGCATTTGTTAAAATGTTTTATGAGGCGATGCGTGACGCTGGTCAGCCGGTCCATCGTCGTAATGTCGAGCTTTTAGCCCGAGGTCTTATCGATCACGTTATTATAACCCAGCCGTTTGGGGGGTTCTATCTCGATGAAATCGTACCCTATGGCGAGGTTGCTAAGCGATGGACCCCCCGAAAGGGTAGTGTTCGAGTTCCTGTCGACAGCGCGTTAGGCTACTATCTTGAAGTACCCGTTCTTCACTACACGATAGGGACAAAGATAAAGCCTTCGGTTATCAAAGAGCTTAAAGAGGCGGGAATCAAAGATATTATCGTTCATAGCGATCCGCCTCCGTTTGAGTCATATATGGTTCGTGCAGCATCTTCGCTTGAGTTTGATCCCAACTGGATGACACGGTTGTTCGGCTCGAACCAAATTCGGGCCTTATTAAGCGCCGTCCGTCAAGGCGCTACAGGTGAAATCTACGGTACTAGCTTTGTTCCTGCAAAAGCAATCGGGATTCCGTTGGGGCAGTGGATACGTGGAGTTGTAAATCGCTAAAAAATTTGATTCCGGAATCAAATTTTTTCGAGATTTGAGCCGTGAATATCAGAAAACTCGACCTTGGGCGATCGAATCGCGCGCTAAACGCCGTGGAAGCCAGGATTCGTTGCCTTATTAAGACCGCCCAAACATCGGAAGAAAAAGATACGCCTTGGATGAAGCTACTGAACTATCTGCAAAGTAAGCCAATACTGGTACCATTTTTGCGAATGAAGCTTAACAGTCTTGACATGGAACAAAATGAACGTCAAAAGCTTCTGGATTCTATTGCCAAATATGGACTGTTTAAAGTTGTAGACGAGGAGGTTCTCAACAGTATGGTTGACGCTCTATACAAGAATAATCAGTTAAAAGATAAATTCGTGAAGGCCGTGCGGGCCAGCGATAGTCTGCCCGAAGGTGCGAAAACCGCGTTGTTAGATGCGCTTGAATGGCGCCTGAACCAAATGCGTCAGCAACAAAATCGAACGCAGCCCGCGCAACAAGATATGTTGCAACCTGGTCCGTCACAGCCACAGCCAGCGCAAGATGTCGAGAAGCGTCTTCAGTTGATGATGCGTGGTTTCGATACGGATTTCTATTACGATCCCGTCGGATCGTGTTACTGGCTACGCTATCGTAATGGGCTGTGGATCGGGTTTGTGCCTGCGGTTCCAGATAGCTCAAGACGTCTTACGGTCGTAGAGGATTCGAAACATGTAACTACCTATCGCGACAACGCTACAGGCCATCATTGGGTACAACTTCCGAACGACCAATGGTACATAGTTAGTATCCCAATGCGGCAACCTAGCTATACTCAGTTTGATCCGCAAAAAGCTTTGGGGCCACTGCCAGGAGCTAAGTCGACTCAACCAAACATCCAACAGCCTGTCCTTACGCAGCCAAAATAAACACAAAACCGTCGAGAAACGTAACGCACGTAACGTCGGGTCGCATTTGATTAAGGAAATTGAAAAATTTGATTCCGGAATCAAAATTTTGAGGTCGCTGTCGATGAACGTCCGAAAGCACTATTTAGGTCGATCGAATCGTAACTTAAACGCACTCGAAGCCAGGATTCGTCTTCTTATTAAGAGGGCCCAACGGTTTGATCTAGACGAAATGCGGAACACTTTAGTGACACGTCTGGCACAGCAACGTTGGAGAATAACTGACTTCCTCCGTAATCTTGTGGCAAACGACGCAATCAGCAAGGAGGATGCTCAAAGACTTTTGAACTATCTTACGAATACATATAGATTTTATGGTACTGACCTTGTAAATCGCAAGGTTATTGATGTCATAATGGATTTCATGCAAAGACAATCGCCCGAGAGCCAAAGGGCGTTTATCGCCGGTCTGGAGAAGTTGATGTCCAATTTAATTGGCATGCCGCCAAATGAGCAAGAGAACGTGTTAGATATGGTTCGTCAAGGCATATCGCCCAGCCAGCCGGATCAACAAAGCCTGCTGGATCGACAGGATCAGCCGCAGATCGGGGAGCCTCTCACCATGATTCCGCTTGGTCAGAATCGATGGCTCTTCCTAAGCAAAAACAGAGCCGATGCGGCTTGGATGGGAGGTCCGAACAAATACTTGACCCCAGTCGATCACCAATATGTGGTTGAGCTGTTGAAACAACAGCCAAACCTAAGGAAACAAGCCAAGAATGTTATTTTTGAGTATCGTTCGCCATATCACCCTGTATACTTCGTTCGCGAGCAAGCTACTGGAAAGTCGTTTTCGATACCTTCGGAGGAACAAATTCGCCAATACCTTCCTGGCTACACGCCTCAACAGCCGACTCAGCAAAATATGCAGCCGTTTGCCCCTAGACCAACTCAGCAAAATACGTCGCCGTTTGCCCCTGAGACGATGCAACCACCTATTCCTGGACGGACTCAACAACGGCCAAATGCTGGAAAACGTGGCGCTCCGTCTTATTAGTCACAAAACGATAGTTGAAAAACGAGATTTTTTTGATTCCGTAATCAAATCTTGAGGGCTCGACCAATGAACGTCAGAAACCTCTATTTCGATCGATTAAATCGTAAATTAAACGCAATCGAGGACAGTATTCGTCTTGTAAAGAGGGCGCAAGGAGCTGACCAGAAGGACCCATGGAAAATTTTGGATAGCTATCTAAAGGCGCATGAGATGAAGGTAAGGGACCTGCTCGATAAGGTCCAGCAGAAATACGGGCAAACCGGCGCGACAATGCTTCAGCGATTTCTTGAAAATAACGGGATCAAGCCCGACACTTCCTTATCTTCGGATCTTACGCAGAAAATTCTTAACCTTATACGATCGAAACAAGAGTACAAATTCGCTCTTGACGCCGTGCCTGCTATAGTGGATGCGTTGTTGAAGGACATGCCGAAAAATGAACGAAAGATCGTGACAAATGCGGTTAAAGCGCATATATCCGCTCCGCAGACCAGACAGCCAGCTCAACAGCCAGCTCAACAGAACGCCGCACAGCCAAGTCCGCAGGCTCAACAAACGCAAAAGGCTAGGGAGCGCCTTGTTCCAGTTCAGCTTTCGCCGGACGGAAAGGGCGGCGTCTATCACGACCCAGAAACGGGCTATTATTGGGCACTTTTTCCAGATGAAAGAAAGGTCTGGGTCTCCCCAGACGAAATGGCGAAGACGATAAACGCTAGGGAAATGAGCAAAAATCGACCTTGGTTCCAGCAGATTATGTCAAATCCGCACTATACGGATAGGAGCAAAGTCCTCGAAGATCAAGGAATGACAGAGGACGCAGAGCGAATGTTCAAGTTTCATCTCCAACAATTTGCGCCCAGGAGCTTTGATCCGAATCGGACGGCGCTACTACGCGCCCGAGCGGCGGAGTTTGCAGAGGTTCGCGACGGTAAAAAGGTTATAACAGGCAATAGCGTAAAAGCCGCAATAGTGGCAGATTACCTAATACAGCGTGGTAGGGGTTTGGCACATGAAGACGAGGTGTTTAGAAATCCTGCTACAGCGGGCTGGCCGACCAATATGCCGCCGCGTACGAAAGAACAACAGGCGAAGCGCATAGCCGAATCGGTTACGAGCTCGGTAGAGCGCTTTGAAGATATTCGAAATACGCTTCTTGGTCTGTCACCTGAACTTCGCCTACGGGTTTGGAGTTCGCTTCCGAAGGAGACTCGACAGCAACTGCTAAAAGCGTATAGAGACTTGGATTATAAAACATTTGGCCGCGGTTACATCGAGGAAAGATGGAAGAGAATAAAATCGGATATAGTGAAATGGGGGATTATACCAGTCCCGCCCGAGCAGAAACCGCCAGAAGGGCCCCCGCCCGAGCAGAAGCAGCCTCCAGCGCCCCCGCCGAATCCGTTCGACGAGCCCCAGCCAGAGCAGAAGCAGCCTCCAGTACCTCCGCCAGAGCAGAAGCAGCCTCCAGTGCCTCCGCCGACGCCCGAGCAGAAACCGCCAGAAGGGCCCCCGCCCGAGCGGAAGCAGCCTCCAGCGCCTCCGCCACCTGCTGACCAATCGTATGCCCTAACGTATCCCTTTGCGCCTCGCGAGCCAGGCACAATTGGATCAGTTGGTGAACAGATTACTGTACCGCCGTCGCTCTTATCGGGGTGGCCAGAGTCGAACAAGCCTGCCTTTCCGAATTATCCGTATAGAGTAGTAGAATCGAATCCCACTGAAGGGCTTGGTCTGCCTAACGCCTTAACGCAGCCGCAAAAACCCTTATCACAGATATTTGAGTCTACACTCGGTCCTTTGCCGCCCCCGTCGAACAAGCCTACCGTTCCGAATTACCCGTATCGAGTCGTAGAATCGAATCCCACTGAAGGGCTTGGTCTGCCTAACGCCTTAACGCAGCCGCAAAAACCCTTATCACAGATATTTGAGTCTACACTCGGTCCTTTGCCGTCTGAGTCGAAGAAGACGCCTGCACCAACGTATCCCTTTGCATCTCAAACACCGGGCACAATTGGATCAGTTGGGGAACAGATTACTGTGCCGCCGTCGCTCTTATCGGGGCGGCCTGCGTCGAATGCCAGCCTATCTGGTCTGCCTGCTGCTGGGCAATCGTCCGCACCAACGTATCCCTTTGCATCTCAAACACCGGGCACAATTGGATCAGTTGGGGAACAGATTACTGTGCCGCCGTCGCTCGTATCGGGGTGGCCAGAGTCGAATGCCAGCCCGTTTGGTTCGCCTGCTGCTGGTCGGCCATCCATACCGACGTATCCATATTCGCCTCTAGAATCGAGTCCACCAGGAACGATTGGTCGACCGAGCGTTATACCACCTGCGCTACCGCTAATTTATTGAGTGGGCCGTCACGCACCTGTTTCTATGAGGAGGTAGAGCGTTGGCTTTTCTAACTTTTTCTTCGGCAAATGACGAATATTTGATTGTTTTCTGGAAAGATGAGTCGACACCTCTATTGGTGTTTGAAATCGCCTCCGGCAGCGGGATGGTGGCCAAATGCGTTCCCAATTCGGAACCAAACTCATTTGTGATGGATATTATCGGAGGAATAAAGCGAAATAGTCCGAAATCGATACGCGTAGATATCGATAATGACAACATGAAGTATTATGGTCCTTTGCTGGACGAGTTCATAGAGGAACTGACTGGCGGTGAAATCAAGGCCGATTCGACAAGCAAAGGTACCAATACTCAGTCCTCTGCTAGTTAAACGTGAACGGTTTCCGGTGTCTGTTTCTTTAAGGAGTTGGTCGTGCTCTTTATCGACATTTATTCGGAAAAAGACGGGTTTGTCGTTATTATTCGGAAAGATAAGTTGACCCCTCTAGTGGCGTTTGAAACTGACGGCACTAGCTTTGTTGTGCACAAGTACGTTTGGGGTCCCGGAAGAAAAAAGATTGAGTTTACGCCGAACGCTTTAGGCGGAATCAAGCTAAATAGCTCACAGGCCATACGAGTCGAGATCGATGACGCGAACGTGGTATATATTGGCCCTACTATGGACGAACTCATTGAGGCCCTAACCGGTGTCAAAATTCGACCGAAAGAATCCCAAAATGGAGCTGATTCTGAAACTTGCAAAGATCGGCGAGCAGATTCATAACGGCAATTCGACGCCGGAAGGTATCGAAGAGTTTTTGGCGCTTTCGGAGGAACGTCTTAAAGAGCTCCACAAGCAAGTTGCCGAGTTCTATCAGTCTGGAAATCTTGAAGACTGGAAAACCTATTATTTTGCGCGACTTTGTCTTCAATCGATCTTCCGGCGTCGTTCAGGCCGTCATCCTTAACGCGCCGTTCCACCGTCAAAATTTTTGATTCCGGAATCAAAAATTTTTGGTTTATCCCCCTATATAGGGGGTTATCGCTAAAAATTTGATTCCGGAATCAAATTTCGCGAACCTGTTCGATACAAAAGACGTCGTTATCATGCATCAAAGGACTCGGATTTCCCGGATCTGCCGCGGTTTCGGCAGGTTTGGTAAACCAGTACTTCATGTGGTACAATAACTTGGAGAGAGGAGGGCTGCAAAATGGGCGATATTATTAAAGATTTGAAGCAGGCTTTTATGACCTTTATGGAAATCATGCGTCTAATGGCTGGCTATTTTTTAGCAATGATCTGCAGCCTCCTGCAAACCATTTTTGGCTATCCAAGTCCCGACTCTCGCCTGAGCTACAACGCATTTTTGCGGAGATATGGAACCGATCCGACACTTTCCGATATTGCCGATATGCTCCTTGCGGGTCTTAGAACGGTGGTTTTAGCCTTTCTGGCGTTCGTATCCTGGATTGCCTTGACCCTTTTTCATATCTACGCGAATATTCGAGATGCCATTTTAGCGCTACTAAAGCGAAAAACCTATAAAGCCGAACGGACCGGCGGGGTTATTGTTAATGTAATTGTGAACGTCGTCATTTCGGTAGGTATTATCGTTCTCGGGCTGTTGGGGACATTACTGTACTTGCTCGTTCGTCTGATCTCCGAGCTCCTCAAAAAGATACGGAAACAGTAAACATGAGCAGCTACATGAAAAGCAAAGCTCTGCTTCAGAAACTGGCCGGCCTGAAAGGCGTTAAACGGGCTGACGACCTTTCGAGCACGAACGAGTTCGAGAAGGCATTCTCGAATCTCGCCCTGGCTGTTACGATGGACCAATTTCCGCAACTATCTGAGCGGATTCTTGGTTTCCAGACTATCGAAAAAAGCGAAGACGAGCGCAAAGCCGTCGGCGTACTGGGTCTGGATCTAGGCGGAAAGCTGGCCCTAGCGCCGTTTTTCTTCAATAAAGGCGAGCTTGTTGGCAGCGAACTTCTGTGGTTGGCGGATGGGAACGTCTTTGTGCCCAAGATTCCTGAATGGATCGACCATCTTGTAATGCATCACAATATGCCGATGGGCACCCTTATTTCCGAAAATATCCGCCCGATTCAGCCAACAATGGATTTTCTGCGCTTCCTTCCCACAAAAGCGGCAAGCGCAGATTGGCTCGTTAATTACCTGCCCGATATTGCGTATGCGCGACTGCATCCGCCGGGACTTAAGGGCGTCGACCTTGAGGGGGCTATCCGTCGCAATCCTGCGCTTGCGAAGGCGTTCATTAAGCTCAGTGAAGCGTGGCCTGCAATTAAGCTCTATAAGCAATACGGTGTCCAGAGACTTCTCAATGTTGCTGAAGAGTCGGCCCAGCGGGGTGAATCGGTTCTTTATGAACCGATCAAACGACAACGAGTAAAAACGGCCGCAGTTGAGATTATTACCAATCTCGACGTAGATGACCCCCGGCTCTCGGTCGAAGATCGCCTGAAAATCAAGAAAGACGGTTATCTCGTCATCGACCGACGGAAATCTTTTGCCAAATATGCAAAAGTCGAGGACGTTGAAGCCACCGTTCGAGAACAGATTCAAGTAAACGTAACCGAGCCGGGCGTCTATAAAGTATTGTCGGAAAAGGACGGAAAGTTCCACCGTGCCCTGGTTATCCCGTATCGTGCCGATCTACGAAACGACCGTGCGCGTAAGCCCGATTTTTACCCGACAAGATACGAAACGGACCGTCTATCTAAGGTTTACGTGAAGTTTCTCGATGGCGACGAGGAGTACATGTGCCATCCGCAAGACGTAGCCGTTCTTGTGGGAAGCAAGGAGAGCGACGAGGCGTTTCAGCGAGCGCTTAAGAACAATAGTGTTTCCGCTAAGAAGACGTCGGGCCGTCACCTTATTGTTGATAAATCGGGCAACGTCATCCATGTTTTTCAGTATGATGACGAGCTTGTACTCGCCGACGGCGACCGTCCGGGGCAGGAAGTCGTCGTTATCATTACCGAGACGCCTACGGGTAATATTGTGTTCGGCCGTAAGCGGGTGTTCGTTCCGCCGGATGCGCGGATGATCAATCTTGCCAAAGTCAAACAAAAATCCCCTTCTGGGGGGCCTGATCTCCTCGCTAAACGGGTAGCAAATGGCGATTTTGATCAACTTACGGTCATTAAATTCAATGACGATCATTTCGCCATCAACGGTCGGCACAAAAACAAGCGGGAAGCCGTTAGTGAGCTTCTCATCGTTTACGGTCTTAATGAGAAAGGGGCTGAGGAAATCCTCCGTACATCCCGCTCCAGTGGAACTCGGTGGATTGTCTCAAAGACTGCCGAGCAGATTTCGCTCGATCCCAAGCTTACGCCTGCACCCGGTTTTGTCGAACCTGCTGGCGTTCCTGATATGTTCCTGGGTTCTCAAACCCCTACAAAGCCGGCTCTTTCATATATGGTTTCTGTATCCTCGGTCAGAGGAATTATGCCTGTTCGTCGGCGGGCGAACGAGCCGATCAACCCTGAGCTTGTAAAAGCCGTCCAAGAGGCCGCCCAAACCGGCCAGAAAGAAGTTTTCGATACAACTACGCTTTCGTCCTTGCTTTCCATTGCCGATGACCGGGAGATTATCGACAAGCATCTTCCCGACGTCCTCCAGGCGGTTGATGCTCTTGGGCGTATCCTCTTTGCGTTCTATTGGCATAGCGACGAGTTTGAACGGCGCTATGGTCAATATGACGTCGAACGGATCAAGAATATGCTCTCGGCGCAGTTCAAACAGCTTGGGAAACTGTCGGTTATGCTCAAGGAACAGCAGCAAACGGCAATGACACGCCATATCGATGAGGGTACTGGTGAATTTGGTTCGGCTAGGGAATTAGGATAAGTAGACCATGAAGCTCCATGAAATTCGACGTAGTTCGGTAACAGGGAATGCTCTCGAAGTAGGCCAAGCGGCATCATCAGTTGTTTTTGCGATACCCGTTCCTGCCGAAGGTATCGTTCGACGCTTTTCTCTTGCTGCCGAAACGACGCAGGATATGCCTACAATTACCGGCGTGAATCTCTATGATGATAGTCCGTCCGGGACAAATTCGGCCTTCAATCATGCTAGCAAGGTTATTCCCACCCAAACGTCGGCTCCTGCCCAATATATAGGACAGGCGGCCTATTCGTTAACGTCTCGTCGTGCGCAGTATGGCGGTCAGTTGTACGTCGAAGTTACAGCCGGTTCTAATATCCCGGCAGGGGCTAAGTTTGCTCTTTCGCTTGTGATTCAAGTCGGTGGCGCAATCATGTAGGCCTATGATCGACAACGAATTCACAAAGTCCCAGCTCTGGAGACCGCCAGATTGGCGTTGGAAAAGGGCGCAAATGCTGAAGGATGTCGCTAACCTCCCCCGAACGGAGGATAACGACAACTATGTCCTTCTTGCCATCGATTACTTAAGTGGCAAGCAGACGGCCGAGCAGATCATGGCCGAAAAGATTTACTCAAAAGAGATTCTCGCGTCAGTAAAGTGGGAAGTAGAAGCCAGATTAATCGCCGGTCAGACAGATCAAGAAATCGCTTCTCGGTTAGCGACATCCCCAGATGTAATACGGTTTTATGAAGCATGGTTTTATAATATAAGAGATAGACTTGACAACTATAGTTATATCTTTCAACGACTGATATACCCCATTGTAGAGGTGGTCGACGGTAAGCCATCCAGGGAGGCTGTCTGGAAGTTTTTTGCCTTTTGTGGCGGTTCCGGCGTTATTGATGAAATTATTTACGACAGCAATATTCTACGTGGCTTGTCGACCAAGAACTTCTGGAAGCAGAATCTTGCGCACACCGTCCTACGTCGGTTGGCTGTCAAGGCCAAATTTAACGAAGACTTCCTGGATCGTAATGTAGATCGTTTGCTAAGCTCCGTTTCGGAAGAAGGCAAGAAGCGTGAAGGAGACGAGCTTCACAAGGTTCTTGTCAGTACGATGACGAGTTTGGGGTGGAACTGGGGGGATAAGAAGCTGATCGAACACATGCCGGATGGGCCCAATTTCGAAAATACGAATCCGGAGTCAAATTAAGATGTCGGTCAAAAAGCTAACATCCGAAACCAAGGAAAAGATCGCGCATATTACCAGCGAGCTTGTCGACAGCGTCGAGATGGGCGAAGACCCGAAGGCAGCCGCCATTAAGCTCGCCAAAGCGTACGATCTGACAAAAGATCAAATCCGAATGGTCGTTCGAGCCTATAATACGGCGGCATCGTTGGCCCAGCTAGAGGAATTTGACAAACGAGCCGAAGTTCCACGCGTCATTAACGCAGAAGCGGTTGTCAAAGCTGTCTTTGGAGGCAAGCGGACCAAGGTCGCAAGCCAAGAAGTACAAGAAAAGCCGCAAGTGGTTTCCTCCGACTGGTCTCTTCCCGTACAAGCGGTGGTCCGAACTGATACGCCGATTCGTACCAGCCGTATCATCAAGTTCGCGACAGTTGACCGTCCTAAGCCGGAACCGAAAGATAACACTCCGTTTCTTGCTCAACAAGCTCGCAAAGAAGCGGCTGTTGTAAAGCTGGCCGCAGAACGTCGTTTCGTCGACGCGATTCAGCAGCTTGCGGAATATTTTTCCGTAACTGGAGCAATTGATCCGAAAATTGCGGAACAGAACGCGGTTGCGGCTTTTGGTAAAGATAGTAAAACGATCATCAAATCAGCCCTTGATTTTGCAGGACTAAAGAAAAAACCCATTTATTCTAATAACCCTGTTTTTGATCCGCAAAAGCCCCCTTACAATCTAATCAAACAGGCCGTTGATGCCTGCAATGACTATCTGCAGGCCGTTAAGACCGAAAAGCTGGCCGATGAAGTTGCTCCAAAGAAGAAAAAGCTCGATCTTGCCAACCTCCGGAAGCCGATCTACGGAACGATCTTTCCCGAACTTGAGCCCGAACGTTGGCAGACCATCTTTCCTGAATTAGAGTTTGGAAAGGAGGCCGCAGCCAAGACCGGAATTAATATATCTCCGTTTGGACCGACCGCGCAGACGTTGGCCCTTGGTTTAGGGGAAGTGTTCGGTCATCCTCGAGAATCGGTTGTTAAACCGACCGACGTTACGATGAATATTGAGGCTACAACATTACGAACAAAGAGCTACCTTATTCATTTGATGGCCAATGACCCTGTTATAAGCAAATATCCGCCTGAAGAGGTGGTTAAAGTTTATAACGCCCTTAGTCGTCTAGCGCCGAGAGCAATGCAGCAGCCGAACGTAATTGTTATGTACCTTCGGATTGCACTACAGTCTGGAGGCTCGTTGGATAATTTCCACACCAATTCGCTTGTGGCGATAAATCGCGAATTAGACCGGGTAGCGACGGGAATTTCATCCGGCGCATTTTCGCTCGCCGAACGCGGCACGGGCGAATCAGAGGAGGCCGCATAAACAACCCTCCTTTTTTGACCAGAAAGGTTTAAAACAATGCTCTGCTACGAGGCTATTATGAAGATCGCTGCGTTGCTAAAAGAAGCTCGTAAATCAAAGCATTTTGAGGAAAAGGACTATCCGGAAAAGGCAAAAGAGATTTATCGTGCTCTGAAACGCGAACACGGCGAAGAGATGCCTGCCGAAGTCAAGGCTCGAATAGCCCTTGCGAGAGCCAAAGGAAAGAAGCCTGGTAGTAAACCTACAGGACCGATACATTATCGTTGGAGCCGTAGTAAGAAGAAATATGTGTCGAAATAACATTTTCGGTTGTCGCGAGCAATTTAGCAAAAAATAGGACAAAACGATGGCGACTGATCCTATAAAGCTGATACGGCGACATCGCATAAAACACGCCGCGGAGCCGGCCGGGCCTGCTGATCAAAGTGAACCGACGCTACAGGTCGGGCCTCCAGCCCCAAGGAACCTCGGGCCAGAACCGCCGCCTGATGCGCCTGCCTCGGGCGCTGCACCGCCGACGGGCGTGCGCGGATTTATGGATGCAGTCGTCCCGCCCGCTCTCGCATTAGGTGCGACAGGGATATTAATTGGAACATTATTTGATCGAAAACACGGGCTTTTTGCAGGAACGACGGCGGCATTAGGGCTTCTGGGAACGGCTATTGGCGCTGGTTGGGGTGCTTTGCAAGCCGGCGGCGGCACCGGCGGCACTGGTGGTCTTTCAGATGTTATGATACGCGGCATTGGGCGTATGTTTGGCTTCGGCGACCAGTCAGGAGAGCCTTCACAAGGGTGGGGAGAAAGTCTAGCCCCGTGGGTTCGATGGTTGTCGCCAGTTGGTGGCGGTGGTGTCGGTTTTTTCCTTGGAAGCGGCCTCGGTAGCCGTCTATATAAACGATTCGCCTATCCGCGCGGGCTAAAGAAATTCAATTTATATATACCCCATCCGACGCACGTACGACGATTTGATTCATTTATCGATATGGTAATAGATACATTGCAAAGTCGCGGGGCCGTACTAAAGCACGCTATAGATAGGCTTAACAATAAGGCGTCATTACTTGTTGACCAAGCTAAGCAACTAGATCAGCTGTTGCGCGCGCGAATTCAGACTAAGATGAAAGGGATGTCCGATTTAGCATACCGCGTAACAAGTCAGAAGGAGCCATTATACGAACATGCGATATCGCAAAAAACCGTAGTGCGGCAACAACCCGTATTCGAGTCGCCTGTGTTAATAACGAACAACGCAACGCTTGTAAGCGACGCTTTGGCGGCAAACAAAGAAGTACGACTCAGAATGGCGACACGCGAGTTCTTGTCTTGTCTTGGGCCTGGGGATATTAATCCATTAGAGTTCGAAAAGTGTAAAGATGTTCTAAAAGCGATTGCAAAAGACCACGGGCTCGAAGGAAGCGAGAAAAGAATTTTCGACAGTGCGAGTGATCAAATAGCGGCTGCACGTAGAAGTTGGTTCCGGAACAGGACTGATGCAGAGGCGCTTGAACACGCAAAACAAAGTATCGACGTTGGTCGCGCCGAAAGGACTGCGCAGAAGCGTCTCAGCAAAGCACTTCGCGCTCTTGAGCAGCAACTCGATGCGACCGCCCGCGATATCAGCGTGCTTGAGCGGTGTAAGCGACGCTTGCCCAACATAAAGTCTCCGCCAAAATGGCCCGGATGGACAGGTGGCTTGGGTGTGGGGGCGGCAGGCGTGGTGCTGGGTGAATTCGCTGGTCCGTTGGTGGCAGATTGGCTTATGCCTCCGCATCCCGTGCGCTCTCTACAACAACCTATAGATTAGTTTTCGCGTTTACATTGTGCGCATTCAAGCATAATATACGAGGCGGGAACGGGCGCTTGCCGTTATCGTTCGTCTTATAACAGCTGCTAGGCGTCGAATCTCTCGGTGGGTAGATTCTAGTAAATTCGGAAGAGCCGAAAGATACCCATGCTAAAAATCATTCCTCCCAATAGCCAAACCTTTGACGAGCCTCCCGTCTATGCCGTAAAGATGGCGTCGAAAGGTCTTACGGGAGAGGATCGAAAAAGCTTTGTCAAACGGGCGGCTGCCTATTTTATTGACGTATTACAGAAATCGCCACCAAAATCCGGTGAAGTGCCTATCCATGTTATCGCCCTCGGCGATGGCGAGCATTTCGGGCCAAATCGTAACGGCGACTATTTCCCGTCGGAAACATGTGAACGCGATCATTCTACTTTTACCAAATTTGCCTATTTTTACCGTTCTCACATCAATAAAAACCCCCGTCGCAGTTATGGGATCGTAAAGGCTTCTTATTACAACAAGCCAGCAGGTCGGATTGAACTTCTTGTTTATCTTAATGGTACTAAAGAGGCTGCCGAGCGTAATCAAGGCCTTGTTGCCGATGAGGAGCTTGAACTCCTCCATAAGGGGGAAGATATCCCCGTCAGCATGGCAACCAGGGTACCTTATGACGTCTGCTCGGGCTGCGGCAATAAAGCCCGGACCCGACTTGAATACTGCACTCCCGCCCGATGCGTGAAATATGGCGGACTCCGTAGCAATATTGGTAAAACCTTCGATGACGGCCATACGCTGTGTGCGATAAACCCCGTTTGTGAGTGGTTTGATATTTCCCACGTCATTCGACCGGCGGATAGGATTGCCTATTCCATTGCGGTTTATTCCGAACTTACCAAGCAGGCTAACGAAGATGGAACAGTCGTTTCTGGGGCCGAGCTAGCCGAAAAGATAAAGCTTGCCCTTCCGACGTGGTATATCGATGCGCTTCCTTCGCCGATAGTCAGAAAGCAGTACCAAGCCCTTAAAACGCTCACTGAGATCGAAAAAACAGCGGCGTTTGACCTCTCCTATGCTACTAAATTGGCCGAAATCTCGAAAATTGCTAAAAGCGGTCATCCGGTGCCCTCAAAAAACATTGACAAACAGAACTTCCTTATCTCCTTAGGCCAAATGGGAGTAATGCTCCCCCCGAAAGTATGGGCCGATCTGTTTGGAGCTCCCGATTTTTCGTCGTATTTGCCCGGGAGTTTCACAAAGCTATCCCAACAGAGCGATGTAGTTTCTATAATAGAAAGTAATCCGTATATTTCGACCCAAAGCGTCAAAGTTGCCGGTTCCGTTGATATTCGTCCTATCGTTTCCTGTTACTCGATAAAGCCGTTTGAATTCGCGATTAAGACGGCCAGTTATAGCCCCCATTACGTAACCCTGGAGAAGGAGGCCGATGAGCGATTGGGGCAGGTTTTAGCCAGGGAATACGCCCTATATCAATTGGCCGTTCTTTCAAATTACGTTGATAGTCCAGATTTCCGGAAAATGGCAGCCATTGCCGTTTCCGTACAGTTTTAAAAAATTTGATTCCGGAATCAAATTTTTAAGAGTAGCTGTGTTGGGTGTTTCTTATATGCTATAATAAAAAATTGAAAAACGAGCGTTTCGCGGATTTCATTTGGAGGAGCAAATATGACCAAATCTTTGCAAGAAATCACCGATCTCCTTCGTCAAGTGATTGAAGGGAAGGTCAAGAAAGCATCGGTTGGTGACGACGCGGATGACAGAACCCGAGAGCATAAGCCCGGCGATTTTGCCGACGAGCTTTTGCAGGAAAACAAGGAAACGATTCCCTCGGGTACCGCCAGCTATGACGAGGAAGAACCAGTGGACACGGATGAAGACAAAGAAGAGGAAACCACCGAGGGTGCTGAAAACCTTTTGGCTGGTCCTAGCGGCTATGAAGGTGTTCCGGAACCTGAGGATAAACCTAAAGACGTCTCCACCTCTTCCGGGCTTAGCGTCGAGAAACAGAGTGCAGTCAAAAAGGCTAGTACTAATGAACTCGCCGAAGCCGCAGTTCATTACGCTGCCCGCATTGCAGGCTTCTTGAAAGAGGCCGCGGAGGATAGTGGTTATCTTCTCAGCGAGATTTCGCCTACGGTTCTTTCGCGCCTTGTTGCCAGCAAAGTCGTCGAGGAGGCACGAGCTCGGGCGAATCTCGTCGGTGCCATTTTGCATAGCGTAAAGCTTGCGCAAGATGCGGCTGAAGAAGAGGAAGAAGGGAAAGAAAAGAAGAAAAAGATGCCCACGGACGAATATGAGGAGACCGAAGAATCTGAGAACGAGCCCCCAAAAGTCAAAGTAAAAGAGCCCGAGGAAACGCCCGAAGAGACCGCTGAAGAGCCTTCCAACGTTCCCGTTATTCCCGCCGAAGATATCGATAGGCTTGTTGATGCTCTTTCGGATCTCGTTCGTGCTGAAGAGGCTGCGGGCCGTTCGGGAGCACCTCGAGGCCTTGAGCCTGGCACTGAGGAAGAACCGAGCGAGGAAGACGAAGAAGAAAAGGGTCAAATCCTCGAACGGCTTCTGAGCGAAGCTCCTGCGCCGGCTGCGGAGGAAGAGAAGAAAAAAGAGGAAGAAATTAAACGCGCCAGCGACGAGGAAATTCTCTCGGCGACTCTAGATGCGCTTCTTGCTCGTGGTGAAAGCCTGACTGATCTGGCTTCTAAAGGCGGCCGGATTGGATATCAATTGGCGAAATGCGCTGAAGCGCATTTGCGAAGCCGTCGATATGTTCCGCTTTCGCGATTGCCCGCAGAAAAACGGGCTCGTGCTCGTCGGTTGCGAGACCACGTTGAAGATTTCATTTCCGATCTGTACAATAAAAGTAGGAACTAAGCAGAGGAGACATCAAATATGGCAGACATTGTAAAATATGCCGAAGCTCTTCAGCTCGTTGTCCGCGAGCTTGCCAATCGAGCCAGTGGCTACGTCGAAAAGCAAGCTGCCGTGACGAAACGAGTTCCGGAGGTGATTGATACCCTTGTCGCGAACTCGTTTATCACGGTTAACCAAAAAGACGTGGCGGCAAAACTCTTAAGCACACACGAAGGTAGCCTCGAAATTATCGAGCGGATGGCTAAAAAGGCAAGCGTTCGCCAATCTGGCGTTATTGGTGAAGCCGTAGGCGGTAGTTCCAGCACTCCTATCCGCCGAGTGGCCGTGGATCATATTCCTCGAATTGAGGATCTCCCGGCTGCGCAGGAGTTTGCTCAGCGGATTTTGTCTCGCGCATAACGGTACATTAGACGAAAAACTCTAAGAAGGAGATTAAAACGATGGCTAGACTGATCCTTCAAGCTTACGATCATGCATTGAATGTTGTGCGTGGGTGGAACCCGCCTACTCATTTGCAGAAGGTGGCGCCGGTTGATACCGCCCTCCTGCAGACGATTAGCACCTGGCCTGCAGGGCGTGTCGGGTTTGTTTCCGGTTCGGGCGCGAATGCGGGTACCGTGACTTTGGCTACGCCGACGAACACCGCTGGTAACCCGATGCCTCTCTATCTGTTGCAGGGCGGCCAAGGCTACGATGTGGCGGATACCGGTGTTAACGCCGCCGGCAATCTGGTGCAGGTGAATACTGCCCCGGGCGGTGTTATTACGGGCCTTGTTGCTACAGGTGGTTTCGAGCTCCAGACCACCGAATACAAAACCGGCCAAGGTGTTAACTACAGTGTGAATACTCCTCTGACGGTTGCGCTTGATGCCAGTAACATCGGTGGTTTGCTTGCGCCGGGCACTTTCTATACGAACTGGATTTGCGGCGTGGCCTCTGTGCATTGGGGCTATGACTATCAGACCTACGGACCCGGTCAATATCCGACCAGTCCCGTTGGCGTGAACGCCATGAAACGCAACGTGCTGACGTTCTGGAGTTACTTCTTGCCGAAGTCCGGAAGCTAATTCAGTCTGAGCAACTTAACTTCAACTAAGAATATAAGGAGACAGAGACTATGGCAGATACTGTGGTCCAAACCGGTGATCCCATTAAGGATTATCGACTTTTGAATGAAGCCTTGTTTAACCAACTGATGGGCGATCCTTATGAGAAGGCTGCCGCCCAGCAGGATCTGGATAACTTCGTTCGGTTGATGGCTCGTGAAACCGGCGTTCAACGGCGCTTCCTGCCGTTCGTGCCGATCACCTCGGATCAACTCCATCCGCAAGTCAGCACGGACGTTCCGGCAATCGTGCTGTTCAAAGAACCGAACAGCCCTGGCGCCGTGAGTATCGGTTACAATACGAACTCCAGCCAATGGTTCATCCATGGCGATCGGTACTTACTGACCTTCGCCCGTATCAAAAGCCCGACCTTCATGGGCGACAAGAGCCTCTTGAGCACCTATCAATACGATATCCGTCAAGTGATTGCCGACCAAGCTGTCCTTGACGTCATGGCCCAAGAGGACTCTCGCTTCTTTGCCGCCGTGAATACGGTGCTTGGCAACACCGTTAACGGCGCAAGCCCGATGACGGGTGTTGTCCAGTACGTCGGGTATTCAGGCGGGCTGAACCGTGAAACCTTCGTGAGCTCGCTGCAGATTCTGCCCAGCACCCCCGCCCACTTCGAAACCCAGACGATTGTGATCAACAACGTTACCGCTAAAGAAATCCGTAAGTGGGACTTCATGGAAATGGGTGGTCAGCGGAGCCAGGAAGTGCTGCTGGGTGGTAACCTGTATGATCAGTTCGAGGATATCAAATGGGTTATCACGATTAAGCGCCATCTGGTTCCCGATAACGAATGCTACCTGTTTGCGGATCCGCGAGGCCTCGGCAAGGCTTATAGCCGCGAAGAACTCACCATGTATGTCGAAGCCAAGGCTTGGCAGATTCTGTGGTTCTCCTATGAAGAAGTTGGCGCGGCGATCGTGAACGGCTACTCCGTGGCCCGCGCGAAGTTCAATCATACGTAATCTCCGTAAAATTCTGAGAAATTGATGTTCGAGGAGAGATAGTATGCCCAGCCAAGAAAAGATTGCTCAAGCGTTGGGATATATCGAGCAGAACTATGCGGTGCCTGCGTACCTCCGTAGGCTTGCTGAACTCGGTATTATCCCTGAAAACCAAGCGGAAGTGAATCTCTTGGTTAAGATGGGAGAAGAGGCCGGCGAGCTCTTGCGGAAGTACGGCAACGCCGAAATGGAAAAGTCCGCAGCGGATGAATCCGCCTCGGTTGACCCTTATCTTTTAGATGCCGTTAAGACCATCTTTGGCCGAGATTAACAAATATGAAAGCCTTTAAGGTACTCCGCGAAGGTGGTGTCCGTATTAATGGTCGCTATTTCCCGAAAGATGCCATTGTAACGGGAGATAGCTTAGTCGAAGCCTTTGTCAGATATCCGGGCGGGCTTCTTCGTCGTAATAAACGACGTCTTGATAAAGTTAAAGCTCTTCTCGAGCAGCTTGAACAAAGCGGCGCAATTACGATTGAAGATGTCGAAGGATAGCCAATCATGGCCAAAAAATTAACCGTTAATAAACCGCTCGATCTTTTTGGTGAGCTTAAATTAGGATCGGGCGACTCTTTTGTTGCTCCGACACGGGAAGCGCTCTATGCGTTACTTGGAGCGTTAACGCGCAGCGTTAAACAACTTGGACGTGCTCTTACAGCATTCCAAAAGACGTTAGACACATTAATGTCGGCAGGTGCGATCACCGAGACAAGTTACATGTTCGAGCCTAATTTTGAGCAGGAACCGCTTTGGGTTGTTGTAGATTGCACGACTTTAGACAAAGTTTATTTGCCGAATGTAGAAGATCTTGCGACATATAGCGACCGAATTGTGAAACTTACCTCAGAAGATGGTAGCCATAGTTTCTGTGGGCTTGTGACGCAAAGCCAATCGTACGATACTGTTGATGAGCGCCGATATATCGTAGCTCAGCAATTTGAGAGCTGCCATGAGTGCGTGAATGCATCGAATAGTTCTTCGAAATCGTGATCAGATAATGACGAGTGTTTAGACGACCCGCGATGCCATTTCTAAATTAAAACGGGCCGCGTTTCTCGCAAGGGAGACGCGGCCTTTCTTGTTCAAAAAAAGCAAACGGACGCGACGTTCGGTCGTGAAGCTTGAAGACCTTGTTTCCGTCTACAAAATGTAGTAGCATTGAAATATGGGCGAAAATCGTGTCTTTGTACATAGTTACCAGATGGAGTCGTCGCCATGCCTAAAATTACCGATCTTAATGTGCTTCCACGTGCCGAACTCAGCTCCAGCGACAAACTGGAAGTTGTTGACGTCAGTGATCATACAATGGCCCCTACGGGGACGAATAAGACCATTACGGCCGGAAGCCTTGTAGGAGAACTATTAAACGCCGTTCCAGGCACGATTGTCGCCAATGCGGCGGTTGTAGCCAATTCGTCTGGTCAGATTGCCCCTGGGGTGGGGCAGACGCAACTTACGACGCTTGCTGTCGAACCAGGCGCCTGGACTTCCGGGAAGGCGCTTGTTGTTGATACAAACGGCAAGCTGAATTCCGTAAGCTCAAGCCAGTTTCAGACGCTTAACGTTACGGCGGGGTCGTGGACAGCGGGGAAGGCACTCGTTGTTGCAGCAGACGGTAAAATAAATTCCGTTTCGTCGAGTCAGTTCCAGGCTCTAAACACAACTCCGGGAGATATTGCGCCAAATAAAGCCGTTGTTCCCGATTCGTACGGTTCGATGGCATCGTCGACCGTAAGCATTAACACCGGGAATCCCGGAAGCATTGAGATTTTAAAAGGCGGAACATCGGTTGTTATTACAGGCGATACGATCACCATCGCGGACGGCACGTCTTCGATCACGGTCACGAAATCTTCGTTTGTAGGGTCTGGATCGCCGCTTATTGTTAAGTGGCAAGGGCTTCCAACCTCCGAAGTCGGTCTTGAGAATTATCAGCTTTGGATCGATGAGTTGGGCTATCTCAGGATGAAGCTACCCACCTAATTTTTGATTCCGGAATCAAAAATTTCGTAATCGCGTCTCGACCTCTCTACTATCGCCAATTCCGGAAGCCGAATCTATGAGCATCATAGAGACGCTCAAACGGGCCTTAGACGGCAAAGAGTTTTGGCTACTCGATATGTCCAAAGTAGCCGACGACAGGGTTCATCTTGCGAATATTCTTCATCAATTAGAGCTTTCTAAGACCGACGATATGGAGCGGAAGCAGCTGTTCGATCTGCTCTATATCATTTTCGCCGAAGACCCGTTCCGCAGGAAATAAACGATGGCCACTATTCGTGAAGAGATTCCTCAATTCTTAGGGCAGCCGGTTTACTCCAAAAAGACTGCCTTCCATACCAAGGCAGGTATGGATGCGCCGCTGGAAGCTGTAATACGCGATGATAACGGTAATCCTATCAACCTTGGCCACTCCGGGCCTTACGGACAGGCCAGTTTAAAAGCCTATTTCCAAGAGGGAAGCCAGCCGGATTGGTTTCCCGATTCTTCCGATGTTACGATCATCGATCGCGATGGCGGAAGAATTTCTTTTTCGCTTCTCGATCAAGTCAAGAACGTTCCGGGTATCTATAATGTTCTCGTAAAAATCTTCGATAAAGACGACAAGTGGGTCGATTCCCGGGAATACTTTGTTTATATCGATCCTTCGCCCGATCAGAAACAAAGTACCGAATTCCCCCCGATATCGCGTGTTCGGCTAGCCCTATTTGACACAAGCCCAATCGAAAATGAGCTCCTTGGCCAGAAGCAGTTTAATCTGACCGATATCTGTATTGCGGCCATCGAAGCCGTTGATGAATGGAATACATCTCCTCCGTTTACCCCGCGGCTTATGGTTACTACGAATTCTATTTGGGACTGCTGCAATTTTATTACCGGGGTCAAGCTAAAGCTCTATTCCATGCTTGTCGAGCATTATCGAAAGAATAGTCTTGCATACCAAGCCGCCGGCATTGCCATTAACGATAGCAAGCTTCAAGAATATAGTGTGGCGTTAGCTGAGGCGCAGCGTAAGTATCTCGAAGAAGTGATGCGTCTGAAGTATCATCGCAATATGATGAATACCTTCCGCATTATTCCATGAGACGGAGACGCCATGCTCGTCAAACAAGCTGCCCGAAAGCTTATAAAAGCCGTTGGCAATATTGCTGCCGAAGATTTGTCGAAGGCAAAGACGAGGGCCGAAGCTCGAAAGCGGCTTCGCGAATTAAGAATTGCCCTTACATACGGTAAAAGGCCTGTCGAGGTTGCGGCGATCAATATGGTCTTGGATCTTTTCCGAGACATCGTGGATAAATTAGACCCAACCTACATTCGAGAATGGTGGGAGGAAACGGAGAAACAATTCCAGGAAGAACAAGAAGAGATGGCGCAATCGGTAGATGTTAAAGAACTGGCCGAACAGCTGCCGGACTATGCCGCTGCGCCGATAAAGCGATTGGACGACATATGGGCGCGGGTTTATCTGACACATGGTGATGAGCGTCTTATTGACGCATATTTTGTTAAGAAAAGCAAGGGCAAATATGAAGTCAATCCCAGAGTCAAACAGGCTTTTGCCCATCTGTTGAAGAATTTCGGCTCTAATATCGACAAACTCTATATGGAGGCCACTGGGGTCGGCCGCGTGATGGGCTTTTTCCAGCGGATTAAAGACGAGCCCATTATTGCGCTCGCACCGACTAAAGGTGTTGCCTTGTTGCAGACGTTGTACCACGAGCTCGTACACGCTACTGCGCCAAAGTACCTACTCGAATTGCAAAAGCATCCGCATACCAGCACGTTGACTCGAAGCCGAATCAGGCTAATCAATGAAATTTCTTCCGAAATTGCGACGAGAGCCTTTAATGACTGGGTTCAAGAAAACTATACGCCGGAAGTGCTAGTCGCGATTAAAAACGGCGTCCTCCCAGTGCCCGATACGCCAAAATGGAAGGAGTTTGTGAAACGACACAATATCCAGATCGAACCTCCTGCGATACCTCGGCATCCTATTGAAATACTTGCAGGAACCGAAGAGTCCGAACCGCTTGTTGAAGAGCTTGCCGGGTACAAAGGCGTTGGGCCTATTCGTCGTACGTTATATCGAATTTGGGACGTTCTATATGGGCCGTCATATTATCTAGGAGGCTACAAAGTGGGTGCAGTGCAGCCGAATAAAGCCGATCCTCGGGTTGCGCCGGGAGGCATCAATCCTCCTCCTCCTCCTGGTGCGCAATCGCCGCTTCAACGGGCGCCTACCAATCAGCCTAATAACCCGACACTTGCGAAATGGATGCTCGTTATTAATACGATGAAGAAAATATTGCAGTCGTTACAGCAGAACACGCCCGGTACGCCGCAAGCACCATCGACTCCAAATGTGGCCTAATATCCCTCCAAATACACCACCCTTTAAATGGGTCGTCTGCGAAACAGAGACAGGATATTGGACAATATCCTGGGACTTAGAGGGACCGTTTTCTGATCCAACACCTTGGAACTTTCAAGTCCAGATCAACAATCTCAATAGTCAAGATAACGCTTGGGAAAACATCGGCGATCCTATCCAAGATGGCAACTTCGTTAGGATCGAACAAGGACGGCATTATATTCCGAACGTTACCCCACTGTTTAGGGTCGTCCTAACCACCCCTTCAGGCCAATACATATCCGGAGCAGTCGCCTCGCTTGGGGAGCTTACCTGGCGTCAGCGTTATATTGCAAAAAAGCTTTATCGATTGCTTCGTTTAGAGCGTCCTTCGATGCCTCGAATTCGAGGCCAACTGTTACATCGTCGAATTGTCGGTCAGCCGTGCACATGTTCTGCGGCGGCAGCCTCCATTAAATCTGCCGTCGATAGCAAATGCCGAATCTGCTTTGGTACGGGGATTGTAGGCGGATTTTGGCGTCCTGCCGATTCTCCGGTGATTTTCATCGGAGGCCAGCAGATTGCAGCCAAGATGGATCCAAAACTGGGTACGGTAGTAAGCGCGGTTAAGCAAGGGCTTTTTGTCGGCCTTCCTTTTGTTTATCCGAGGGATGTCTGGGTAGACAGCGTATCCAAGATGAGATATCTTATACGAGAAGCCAACATTACGGCCGAACTTAATGGTATTCCCGTTGTCATTCAGGCCGGAATGAGCCTTATTCCGCCCGATAATCCTATTTACGACCTGAAGGTTGCGTAAATGTCCGAAGACCCTTTTGTCGTAATTCCGTACGAAGAGGTTTGTCGAAACGGTCCTTCGCCGTTGTATTTTGATCGGGTCCTAAAGGAACTGCTGGCAGAGCATTTTTCCGATTCGACACGAATCATTTCTCCTTATTTGCGAAATAAAATCTACTCGCCGGATTACACCGAGACGCAACTTAGAATCGAACCTTATTATGTATGGACGCCTGAATCAGCCGATCAGACCCCGGCCATCATTCTTACCCGCGGTGACTGGACTCCGGCACTGAATAAACTGATGGGCGGATACACCATCGTCAGTGATAGCGAAGCTGTAGCACCGATGTTATGGCAAGGAAGCCATATTTTGAATTGTGTGTCTTCTGTTCCTATTGAGTCGGCGGAACTGGCGTTTGAAGTTGCGAATTTCTTTATTTCCATGCGTCGTCCCATTGAACGACGCTTGGCTGTCGCAAGGCTTCTTGTGGCCAAACTCACCGGTACCATGCCGTCGCAGCATGTTGCGGAATTGTGGGAAACGACAATTGCCGTTGTTTATGACTTTGAAAAATCCTTTGTCGTCACCAAGACGACCTAATGGAGAGCCGCCATGACCACCAAGATTAATGTTTTTGATGCCAATCCGACGCTCGACGCCGTATATACGATAGGTCATGCGACCGTTAAGGTTTATGGCGACAATAATCAGCTTATTGCAGAGCCGATGGCTGTGCTGCAGGTTAAGTATGGCTTTTCGGCACAAGTATCGCCGGTCTATGATCTTGTAACCGGCAATATGATTCTTATTCGCGGTGTCCCGATAGGTGAAATCAGCCTCGATGGTATTATTGGCGGGACGCACGCCATTACCGCATTCTTGCAAGGACTGTCCAAGGCATGCAATGGAGGCGGCAAAATCGAGATCGAGGTGAAAACTGCGTGCGAAAACAATCCTCAGCCGATCACGATTCGATTTTCATCGGCGATTATCAAGCTTATCGGCGGAACGATCTCGGCAAATGCGCCTGCACTGATGACATCCGTTTCGATCCAGTGCTTCAATATGGAAATCGAAACGGGCAGTAGCGGAAGTAGTAGTGGCAGTTAAACAAAATTGAAAAAAGTGGAAGATCAACAATGAGTGCAAAGGCAGATCCTGAACAGCTTAGACAGATTCCGGCTCCGCAGCCACGACAGCATCAAACAGAGGCAGATATTGGCGGACCGCGCCCGGATCCGACGCATATAACGACAACAATGCCTATAACCCAGGGCACGATTAAAGCCGGCAGGGTCGTAGGCATGTCGCCTTACTTGCAAGTTTATAAAGTTATTACTGGCGACGGGCTACCTGTTCTAGCCACGCCTTTACGTGTAGGCGGTCCAGGCCAATTCGGAACGGTTTCAACGCCGACGTATACTCCCGGCGATTATGTGTTGCTTCTTGTCCATCCCGGGTATCCGCACGCCTTTATTGTCGGCGCCATGCCGCTTTCCCGCGTAGGTCCGGTTCCTGTTCCAGATAAGGTATCCCTTATCGGATGTGACTTTTATCATTCCGTCTGGGCTCCGGTAGCGACATTGTTGGGCTATCCGGACTTCTCAGGACGAACGTTTGCGGATGCCTGTGGACTCGAACAAGGTTTTACTGCAAATGGGATGGCGTTTACGATTGACCCGTTTTTAGCGCAGCTTCGTTACGACGAAGCAACGGGCCTGTTTGTTTTTGCAATGGACCGCACGGTCCGGATCAGCGGCAGGACATATGAAGAGAGATCGGCAGCGCATGAGAAGACAGGATGGGCAGCATCCAATCTTATGTGTTTGTACGAAGGAGTTAATCTAAAGAGGCACGAACTACTTGGTTATTATTATACAGGGCTGGATCCACGCACGAGCAGGCCTACCGATGAGATTTGGGCTGCAGCAACGGATTGTGCGGATTATGGACAATTTCCTTTCCATCGTTTGCAGGAATATAAGGGCGCGCTTGGCTTCTTTAAGCGGACATTTCTAGTGGGCCTGCCGATCGAAAAGCTAGATGCTTATCATGCCTTTGAAGGCAAAAAAGACAGTCGCAGCAGTAGTAGCAGTAGCAGTGGTGATGATAACGGTAGTTCGAGCGGCGACGAGGAAAAAGAAATAGGCTATGTAGGGCTCTATGACGAACAGTTGGGTATTGATGGCTATTATTGTGTTCGGTCGTCGGCCGGTTTCGGCTGGATAAAGACGCCCATTATTTCTGCGCCACGTCGGAAGAAGCGAATAAATGATACCGGTCTTCAATTGAATGATCCTGTTCGTTCGTGGCCACACGACACACAGACAGGCAATTTTAAAGCCGTATCGTATGCCTTGACTACTTGGGATGTATTGCTTCATTCTTTTGTCTGGTTTGGATCGCAGAAGTTTATAAATGGAGATGACTTTGTCTGCGCTAATGAGAAAGATTATTTTGAAAAAGTCTATCAAAATCAGAGATGGGACCGTGTAATGAGTCTAAAAGGATTAGACGAGCTGCAAAGTGGCAAGTTTATGCCGCCGCCGGACAAAGCCGATCTTAATATTTTGGGATTAAATGATGGTAAGGTTTTCAATAGCGTAGCCTACATCGCAATTCTTCCGGACGGGTCCATCACGATCGGTGATGGTTATGGCGGCGAAATTGCGATGACCGGCGGCAAAATATTCATCGACGCGCCGGGCGGAGTATTCTTAAGATCGGGACGGGAAGTCTGTGTCCTTGCAGGAAGCGATTTTATTGCCACGGCCGACCGAAGTATTGATATACAAGCCAAAAAAGATACACGGCTGGCAGCTAAACACAATCTTCATCTAGCCGGAGCTCTCGACGGTGGTGCTCATGGCGTGCTGATCGAGAGCCGAAGTACGGCTGATGATCCGAGTTGGTTTTTTAGTAACGACCCCGAAGCCTTGGGTGAGAACACGACCATCGGCGGTATTCGATTGGTATGTCCGCAGCATGTAATAGCCGGTTATGCTGCGGGTGTACATATGGTTGCGCATGGATCGGGATATGGCGGAGGCGAAATCCGACTGGAAGCCTGCCGTCCCGCTCCAGGACAACCAAATGGTCATATTGTTCTGGTTGGAGATAGCGTCAATCATCATGTCGATTGTGCTGTTGTCTTTCGATATCCGGCCTATCGGCAGGACGATGCAGATCCCACGGTTTATTTCGCGGCAAAAGATCATTTCATCGTTCCGGTTAAGCAAATTGGGACTGAAATCCAATGCAATCGCGTCGATCAATCCGGGTTTGATCAAGCCAGGTATAATGACGTAGTTACAACCGTTACAAGCACGATCTCTGCCCTGCATCCTAATAGTTTTGCAAACGACATACCGACGACTTCGTACTGTTTCACCTTCAGGTCCGTCAATCAGATGTGTACAAAATGCATTGAGCTTATAAAGCCAAGATGGTATCGGCTTGCGTATCGGCTCGGCGAGACGTACGATAATATATTAAAAGAAAGTCACGCTCGAATTCGTCTGTTCGTACCAAAACCATGCGGGTCTTATCCTGGCTATGATCCAACCGGTCAAGCACGGCCAAAAGAGTATGATCAAGATAAGACCATTTTGGATGAGTACTATAATACGGCGGGACCTCCTCCAGAAATCATTGAGTCCCATGCGGATATACCTATTAGCATCAAACACGAGAACTCCATTGGCATCTATGGATTGCAGCCATGCTATCCGGACATGAGATGCGATCAGCCATCGTCCGGGTAAAGTTGATTCCGGAATCAAATTTCCTTAAAAACGTACATATTCTAGCGAAACGGTAATGTCGTTAGTCTGTCAAAAAGGGGACTATTCTATGTCTAACGTTTCGGAAACGACGTCAGTTCCAAAAGATACGGATATCGACGTTATTGAATATCTCAACTGTCTAGCGGCAGGAAGACCGTTTGAGGCTAAGTACACCTTATTTGGAAATCTTACCGTCATGTTTCGTGAGCTATCGCTTCATGATATCCGGCTTCTCGATGAAGCCGAACAAACCCAAAACATCAACCGCAAGCAAGCGGAGGTCTTTGCCGCAATATCGCGGTTTGAAAATCAACTTCAAAATAAGACTCACCTTTTTAAACCCGTCTCCGAGCTTGCCAGATCGACACAGAACGTCGTGTCCCATCTTGTACGATGGTTTTGCGACAATATCGCGACCACGACGACCATCTATACCGCGATTGAAAATGTATATGACGACTTCAAGCAACGACTAGAGAAGATCGTAAAACGGGCGGCGGATCCGGATTTTTTCGTAAAAACATCGCAGCAAGAGCAATAGTTCTTGCTGCGATGGATAGAATGCCGGTTGCAGTAAAAATTGCTTACTATTGTGTTCATGAGGCTGAACAGGCGGTTTTGATGTCGGCGCTGTTGAGCATTCTGTCGGCGCTTGACACCAGTAAGGCATCCAGTGCTGCGAGTGCGTTTAACTTTTTGTATGATTTCAATCAAATAGCGGCAATGATTTTACAAAGGCGTCGCGATGAATCCGGATGACCAACTTACGGAATTTTTAGGAAGACTCGGTTCTGTTGTGACGGGGCTTGCCCCTTCCAGCGTGCTGGGGATGTTTGGCCAAAATACGAGTATAGGCGGCCGGTCAGCAAACACGGGCATATCATCCAATCCCAGCACGTCTATTCCTTCGAGCGATTTGCCATTGCCACCAGCGCCGAATTTGAACACTGCTGGTTACGCGTCTAATGTTCCATCTCTCGGTTTGCCGCCAGCACCGAATTTCCCTGAGATACCTGTTCCTAATTTGGACGCTGCTGGTTACGCGTCGAATGTTCCACAGATCAATTTTCTGAGTCCTTATACATCCCCGATGCCCGCGGCTATACAAACACCGAATATTTCTACGACTCCGCCGGCGGATTCATACGCAGGACTGAATTTCGATAATATTACTTTCGAGCGCGCATGACAATCACAGTATTGCCGGTAAAGAACCGTGCTGTTGCCGTCGTAAAGGACGCTGTACCGATTACGGTACAGTTTCATCATACCTTCGGCGGCGCGGTGAACCGAATAACGATTGCAAGACGAGCAGGTTATCAGGTTCTGCATACGCTAGGCAACATTTTGTTTTATGCGACCTTTGTCGAAAGAGCGTCGGTAGTCGAAATACAAGGTGCTCTGTACGCTCCATGCAACTCTAGTGGAGGACGACTCTATCCAGAAGGACCGTTGCCTGCGTTAAACGCGATCATGGCAGTGGGAGGGTTTCGGGGAATATGCGTCGAAACCGCGACGTCGTACGTTGCTGGCCCTGTATCTGCTTTTAGCCTTCGGCTGGTCGGAGTTTATGCCTAGCCTTGTTAAGTCGCCTCCTTTTACCGCATATTGCATTATTACGGGCGGCTCCGGCATAGCCGTAGCTCCCGTCGTGAAGATCGACTGTATTTACGCTAAGAATCAAATCCCGCAAGCGACAATTGTTGTTGCAGGCGGTTATGAGCTACGCAGCATACTAGCAGGTGTTCCGCAGCTAAGTCCAATCGCGTACATGTCGCCGAGGTTTACTGATTTATATGCGGCGGAAGTAGTTCTTGGCGGCACGACTCTTATAAGCGGTATTATTGTCCATCTTTCGCGAACCGAGACGGGAAGTTCGCTTCACTACGAGCTGCATATCAATCATTGGCTTGACTGGCTAAACTATGCTGCGCCGCATTCGGCATATAGCTCGCCCGAAAATCCCGTCTGCCTAACTGGCCATCCTTTCAACTTTGCTTTGCCTGCGGGCCAGCTTCCTATTGGAGGCCATCTTGTTTCCGCAATGCGACATTTATATGCGCTTGGCGATTTGTGGGAGGACAAGGTCAAACCGTTTTTGATGCAAATTCTTCGTACCAACTTCCTCGAAGACGTAGGATTTTTCCGGCTTCCGGATATACCACAGGCCCGAATGGCGTTGAGCCGGATTACCTCGTTAGGGTTGCTTCCGACGGGACTTCTTAATATCATTCCAGAGCTTCCCAACGTTATTGCGATGCTGTGTCTTGATCTTCCCAAAAAACCGGAAGAAAGCTGGGGAAGTACGTTATGGAAGCGCCTCGTTGAAGCTTTCTGTCCTTACTTTATGCTCGATATCATACCGTGCGTGCATTCGGCGCTTATCGTTCCCTCGACACCGACGTGTCCGTATGCGTCATTTCCTATCTTGAGAGAAGAGCAGCTAGCAAATGTCGGGGCGCGGACATTCCAAAAATCCATTATGTTTTATGGTTTATATACTCAGGTTCAAAGTATCTATGGGCTTGGTCCCGGCGACGTATCGGCTACTCCTATTGTGGGTGGCGTTGCCAATCCTTGGCCGGGCACTATTACCTTAAGACGTGCGCCGCCTATTCTTGATTATTTGCTTACACTGGCGCCGTCGGTGGTCTATACAGGAAACGTTTTGTCGATAGGCGATCCGCGAGGGCAGTTTCCGATTGCTGCAAATAAAGGCGGTGATCCGGCCACGCTTGCCAACGCGGCCGCATATTCTATGATGATGCGAGAGTTCTTAGAAACACGTAAAGCCGTGCTTGTCTGTACGCCGACATACGCATTCCGGGTTGCATCGCCGGGCTCGATTATTTCGTTTGTAGGCCCGTACCTAGGTTCGACGATCTGGTATGGTTGTGTAGACGCTGTTAGAATTATGGTAGATTCGGAATCATGCCAAGCACAAATAACATATTCCCTCTCCTATTGTCGGAATGAAGCCGAAAACGCCGCGTGTCCGGATAGCAGTCCTTTATACGGTACCTATTTTAGTGGAGCACCGTTAATCGCGTAGCCATGGGATGCGGATGTGGAAAGAAAGCAAATCAGCCTAACCAGCCTCCGATGCCAGCGCCGGTACCGCCTGCGCCGGCTGTCGGACATAGACCGTTGTTTCCTCCTCCACCACCCCCACCACCTTTTTTTCCACGACCGTCATTTCATCCTGTTGTAGGAGCACCGCCTATGAGAGCAGAAGGACGACCCAGTTGTATGGAATGTGTCGAGAAGCACATTGGAGCAGCGATGGTTCTAGCAACGGAGCTTCAGCAAGGCTATCCATATCGGGTTCGTATTATAGGTCATTTGCATGAGGCAGAGGAAGAAAGTCTGCAATGGCCTGAGCTTTCGGCCTGTATTCGAGAAGAAAGGGTCAAATTCCAACAGTCCGGGGGTAAGATTTTGCCCAATTTTGATCGAATCATCGCCATTATGGGCCGATATGCGGCCGGGACCGCCTAAAATTTGATTCCGGAATCAAATTTTAGGCGAATTTGTGGCTTCTGCGGCGTCGAAAGTCGGGTTCGACAGGCCAGTTGTCGTTTTTTGAGGCATTTAATATTGGGGTGGCGTTTGCCACCCTTTTTGTTTTTAGTTATGTTTTTTTCGTGTCCCTCTTTTTTAGTTAGGAGGTGTTTCATGGTCGACGTAATTCATGCAACGGCGTTTCCATTACGAATTCCCAGGCTCAGACAGATGGGCGACGCCATCGGTATCGAATCCGCCGATCGCCCCATGCAAATTATTCTTCCGGGTTTGGGTACGGAGAATGTATTTCCTCGTGCTAACCCTTCAAAGCATGGCATGTTTATCATGCCCGATAAATCAGTTATTGAAGTAGCCGACAAGATTACGTTGTATCGCTCTATGCTGAGGACCGATGAGCTTGAGACCCTATGGTCTAAAAAGACGCGTGCCTATGCCGTGGCCGTAGGAAAAGTGTTTATTGCGGCTCTGTATCCGTCACGGATATCTATTTTAGATATGACAGGGAAGGAAGTTGATCGTATTAAGTTTAGCGCCAACGCGATTCCTCCGATCTCAAGCCGTCGGGGCGACACTCTGTGCGCGCTTCCCGCCCACGGTAGCAAAATCGTGTTTGCCTATCGTTCTCGGCGCCCACTGTGTGCCGTTGTCGTGTTTGATATGCAGAAACGAGATATTGAAAACATTTATGAGCGCGGTTATATTTCTCCGGACGGGAGGTATCTATTTGAGCAAATAATTACGGACGTTGATCAGGACTTTCGTTTTAAAGTCATTTCCATCGAGACCGGTGCGGTTGTATTTGAGGACATATTGTCCCGCGATGTCGTCCGGTGTAGCGTTCAGGCCGGTCATATTATTGCGCAGACCGAGGATGCTGGGATACTTCTTGTCAATTTAGAGACACTTGATACGATCTCAATACCCGCATATGATGTTGCGATTACGAACGATGGGTACGTCGCAGCTGTTTCGTACAGCGATTGGACATATGGCGAAAGAAATCGTTTCCAGCAGTCGTCAGTGATATATTCGGACGATAAAATCTATCGCCCCGTCTATATTTTTAAGCTAAGCGACCTTCCACGCGCTCAGGCGCCATTTATGAATCGTCATATCGTTCTATTTCCGACGGATGCCGTTCAGGCATATTGCGCTGTAGATGGAGTGTGACCGCATAACGTAACCAATGGGCGCATGTTGCGTGAACGTTTTTAAGTTCGGAGGTGGTCCGTGACCCGCGTAATTCCGACAATTGTACTTTCGTCCTTTTTAAATCCTAAGCTCCACCAGATGGGTGATGCTATAGGTATCAAATCGGATAATCGTGTCCTGGATATCCTTCTTCCGGGTTTGGATGAAGAAGACCTGCTGTGTGTTAGTCGGTATTCAGGGCCGCGTTCCGTATTTATCATGGATGATAAAGCGATTATTGGCGTGAGTGACCATTCTAGTGTTTCCCGCTATGTGCGAAAGAATGACGATTTTAGTGTCGTATGGGCCAAAAATCTACGTGCCTATACGGTGGCGGTAGGAAAAACGTTTATTGCCGCGCTGTATCCGTCTCGTGTATCGATTCTCAATCTGGAGGGTAAGGAAGTGGACAGCATTAAGTTTGCTCCTCGTACGATTCCTCGAATCATGTACGACCTAGAAGCCGGTCCGCGCGTGCTCCCCGTACACGGGAGTAAAATTGTATTTGCTTATTATTCTGCGAAAGCGCTGGACACCGCTGTTGTGGTGTTTGACATGCAAAAACGGGATATTGAGAACATTTATGAAGACCGCTGGATCTCTTCGGACGGTAAATATCTCGTTCAACAAACGATTGTCGATCGCGTGCAGAATATCCATCGTATTACGATTGTTTCCGTTGAGACAGGAACGGTTGTATTTGATGATCTATTGCCAGACGAATTAGGCCTAACCGACATTCAGGCAGGTTACATGATCCTGAATGTCGCGTATCGCGGTGATACGCCGTATCTGTGGACGATTCTTATTAATTTAGATACCCTTGACGTAACCTCAATTCCGACCGATGAGGTGACTATTACGAACAACGGGTACGTTGCGATTGTTCCCGATTCTAACCGGCAGTACGACGAGGAGAAGGGCTGCTGGTATACCGAGAATATTTATGACGTGGTTCATATTTTTAAACTAAGCGATATTCCACGTGCTCCGGCGACAGATATGAATGGTCATACCATTCTACTTCCGACGAATGAAATTCAGGCGTGTTGTGTTACGGATGGAGTGTGACTATGCGTGGTATAACCCATTGTCCTATGTTACATGTGCTTCCGGAGCAAGAAAAGCAAGGAGAGGCAGTCGTGGACAGTATGGACTACCGAGTTTTTAATTTCGATGGCGAGATATTTGAAGGAAAGGACGGAAACTTATATGCTCTCGTTTATCCCCATGACGCTATTTATAAGCTAAATGGCAACGACTTGGGTCCGGTACTTTATTGTGGCCCGCAAATGTTTTACAAATCGATGACGAAGACGGGCTATGACTACGCCCTAACTCAATTTCTGTCCCGACGCGGACGCAGGTTCCGTACATGGAGGGTCTTTCGGATAAGCGAGCAAAAGGAATACACATATACGTTTCCGGCCCGGTATTTCAACGCATTCGGATTTAACGCAGAGCGAAAAGTACTAGTTGCGTTTCAAGACTCGGTGGGTCACCGCGAAGTAGTCGGCATCGATTTTCGTTCGCGTCCGCGTACGACAAGACGAGTGCTGCTCGCTTTGTGTTCGATGCCTAACGTCGACCGACTTCTTGTCGCCTACTATGACGCGTCGAGAGTTATTCATATGTACGATCTGATGGAGCACAAGCACGTCTCGACAATCGATGTAGGCATGTTTCATATTTATGAAGTATTCACTTACTATCCACTAGCGCCGAACATCGTCATTCTGCTGGGAATGTCGGACCATCGGGCGCTCTTTATTATTAAAGATCGGTCTATCGTTTTTCAGCTTCCTCTGCTCAATCCGCATGCTGTATATTCGGTCGAAAGTATAGGCAATCGATGTATTATCGGCATATGTTATAGCGCCAATGATAACAGATATATTTACGCGAATTTGGACAACGAGCGATTCTGCATTTTAAGCGACGTCTCCGGAGCCGATTTATTGTGCTCTGGCGTCGTAGTCCGACTTAAGCCGCATGGTCTTATCATCATTCCGACAGCGGATCTGGAACGAAATCAAGTTGGTTTGATCAGGGCTATGCCGAGCCGACAGTCCGCGCTTGCGCTACTGTGACCCGTAGAACAGGAGGATCGTACAATGTGCAGTGTGTCCTGTCCTGATGGACAAAGTGTAACCGCAAGCAACGTAACCGATCATATCAAGTTGCATGAACTAGAAGATCGAGAAAGTCAAAAAGAGGCGATCGTGGACGGGAGGTGCTACCCAGTATTTCGTTTTGATGGCCGTATATTTGACGGGAAAGACGGTAATTTGTATGCCGTCGTTTATAACCGTCGCGAGATATATAGACTAAATGGCAATAAGTTAGGTTCGGTCGTTTATAAGAGTCCGCAGTCTCTTGATCTCTATGTGACGAATACGGGTTATGATCACGTCATATATCAACTCACCCCTCGATACAGGCAGACGTACCGGGTATGGAGGATTTTTCAGCCGAGCAATCAAAAGGAATACCGATATACGCAGTCGTCCCGTTATTCTGCACCATATGGATTTAATGTAGGACGGCAAGCACTTGTCATACACAATGATGGGTTTCATAATTGTCGTGAAATGCGCTGTGCCGATTTGAGTTCCCGCCCAATCACAGAATGGCGAACAGCGATCGACGTTAAATCCTCGCCAAACGTTGATAGGCTTCTCGTTGCCAAATATGACACGCCGAGTCTGATTCATATCCACAATATAATGGGAGGTGAGCGCGTCTCGACGGTCGATCTAGATGGGCTTCCGATTCATAAGATATTATTCTACTATCCACTAGCACCGAATATTGTCATTCTTCTGGGAATGTCGGACGATTATGCGCTCTTTATTGTGAAAGATCAATCTATCGTCTTCCAGCTTCCGATACAAAGTCCAATTTTTACGTACTCGGCCGAAAGCATGGGCAATCGGTGTCTTATCAGTCTATACCATTGGCCCGATCGTCGCCGATATATTTACGCAAATCTGGATAATGAGCGATTCTGTGTGCTAAGCGGTGCTACAGACGCCTCCTTATTATGCTCGGGTGTCGTAGCCAGACTTAAGCAACGGGATCTTCTCATTATTCCGACAGCCGATCTGGAACAAAAGCAGTTTGGTTTGATCACGTTTGCGCAGAGTCAACAGTCGGTTCTTGCCTTGTTGTGATCTAGTTAACAGGAGGAGGAGGGTCCAATGCGGAATAGGTCCTATCACGTTATTAACTTTGACGGTGCTATATTTGAAGGAGGAGATGGTAGATTATATGCTGTGCGGTATGGCAGTAGTGATGTGTATCGGATAGATGGTACCAAGCTTCGATGGGCGTTTGCGCTTCCCAAAGGTTGCGTATACGATTCGTATGGGTTTGTTGGCTATGACTACGTTCTTGCTCGGGTTCCGGGTAACGATGATAGCGTCGACAAATGGAAGGTTCGCGTCGTAAGTAGCGACCAAGTTTATCGGTTTTACCAGCATAACCCTGCGTTCTATGGATTTAATGCAAAACATAAGATACTGCTCGTAAACCGCTCTCCCGATCGTATTGACTATACCAACCTTCAGACGATGGAGATATCCGCCACAACGCTTGATCAAATGGCTCAGATCAACGTAGATAAGCTTTTGATCGCCAATTACCGTGACGGGATAATTCAAACGCGTTATTTGACCGCGCCCGATGATATTGTTTCGACCGTCGATATCGCAGGGCTACATCTATGCGAGCCGGTCTTTTACTATCCTATCGCGCCAAATATTATTGCTCTATTGGGATGGGCACATGACAACGACGAAAATCGGCTATTTATCGTACGAAATGATCGCGTTGTGTTCCAGATGCCGATGATTGATGTTATAGGCGCAGAGAGCATGGAAAAGCGATTCCTTATTTACGGACGCCTACCGAAGAACCGCCGACCTAGCTCGGTCATTCTATACGGAAATCTTGATACGAATCGGTTCTGTATCTTGCCTAATATTTTTGACGCGAAGCTGATTAGTTATGGAATTGTTGTTGAGCCGCGAAGTATGTCTGGATATTGTATTGTGCCGTCCAAGCACTTAGAGCACAAAACGCTTAATATTATGAAATTTAATCCGTGCGATTCATCGGCGCTAGTTGCTGTATGAGACCGGATAGTCTTTTTCTGGCGTAAAAGGAGGGATTTGCAGAATGCTAGCGTTGGCCTCCGCAGACTGGCATATCGGAGACACGATAAAAGGCTTTATGCCATACGAACTCAAAGAGGATATTGATACCATTCTCGACCTTATTCTAAAAGAAGTTGAACGGCTATCCCCTAAATGCTTTATTCTGGCTGGCGATATTTTCGACACCAAAACCGTCGGGGGCGAATCCTTAGCAAAATGCTCCCGGTTCATTAAACGCTGCCGGGACGTCGGCTGTACTGTGCTTTTTGTCCAAGGCCAGCATGATCTTAATACGGTTCCCATTCTGTCTACATACGGCTACGACAACGTCGTTTATCTCAACGGAAAACTGCAGTGGTTTTCGCCTGACGGTAATCTACGGATTGCAGGTATGGATTTTGCCTACAAGCCTTTACGGGCTATCTCCTGTGATCTCTTAGTGACGCATCAAAACTGGAAACGGCCAGGATGGCCTTTCGGTATCCAAGAGCCTATTCCAGCCCTTTTAAAGAAGAAGCTGGTTGTTTCCGGTGATTGGCACGAGCATACGGTATTTCATTTGGGTTCCGATCTGCCTGCTGTCCTTTCTCCAGGACCGCTTCTGCCACAACGACTAACGGAACCAAAAACATGCGCCATCTGGGCTATCGAGGATGATCTTTCCTATCGAAGCATTATCATCCCTACCAGGAAGTGGTTTGAATACACCATAATGGGTGACGACGAATTAGACAAAGCGGTATCCGAAGTCAATGGTTTTCGGTGCGATCCTACCATTCCAGAAAGATTCGTAAAACCAGTATGCGTCTTGCGTTATCCTGCCGATTTCCATAATCAGGTGCTAAAAGCCGAAGAAAGCATGAACGCCATTTGTATTCATGTTTTGCTGACTAGCCCTAAAGAAAGGGGACCTGTGGAAAAACTCACGTCCAGCCAGTTCGATATTCGACAGATTTTACGGCGTCTCTACGCAGACGATCCGAAACTAGCGGATATCGAACGTATTCTTATGGCTTCAAGTCCATCGGCAGTAAAAGAGATTATTCGGGACATTCTGGGAGAACCAAAGAACCACGTCAACGGAGGGAAGGTTGAGTCATGAGTATTTCTCGTCTTTCGTTACGTCACTTCCGAAAGCATCGAAATCTCGACATTTCCTTTGGCCCAACGACATTGATCATAGGCCCAAACGGTTCAGGCAAAAGCACGATTATCGAAGCCATACGTTTCGCGCTCGTAGGTGCGCTTAATAGCGACCTTAAGGACGCGATTACCGTCGGATCAAGCGAAGCCTTTGTCGATCTTCATTTCGACGACGGACTCATTGTTCGACGAAGGATTGACAAGCGCGGTAGTTACGCCGGACTTGAGCACGACGGCAACGCCGTCAATGGGGTTTCGGCCGTAACGAAATACATCTTGGACCATTTCGATATCTCCGAAGAAGCCGTTCATGTACTGCTGTCTCGGCAGGAAGCACTGTATGAATTCTTTATGGAAGCTGAAGCCAAACGAGTAGGGATGGTCTCTTCGCTCATTCCTGGCGTAGGCGTCATCAAGTCCCGATATGACTGGCTGACAGACGCGTTATCATCCTATCCGGACTATGGCACGCTCGAACCGACCAGCGAGGAAAAAGTCCGCCAATTAAAAAATAAGCTGAATGAGGTCGAAGCCAAACTAAATGAGCTCAAAAAGCGAAGGAATGATGCTCTAGCCCGACAAAATGCCGATCGTGAAAAGGCCAGAATAAAGGAATTGGCACACCTCATAGCGCTGAAGCAGTACGAGATTGAAGAAATTAATCGAAGGGTCGCTCAGATGGAGGCGATGCTAGCCGAACTGCAGCCGAAACTTGAAACTCTGACTTCCCAAATCCAGAAAATCGAGACGCCGGCGGCCGATCTTGCGCGTCAGAACGAGCTACGGAAAGCCTATCAGACGGTCATGGAAGATATGACCCACAAGATTGCAACCGAGCCTCGATTTGAGGATATGAAAGAAGTCCTTGCTCCGATTGTTTCGGAGCTACTGAGCTGGTTCATCCCTCCGCCCGTTGATACGACCATTTTCGACAAGCTTGCCGAGCTTCGACAGGAAGAACAGGTCTTAAGCCATAACAAGCAAGTGCTTCAGACCGAAATCGCCACTCTCAGAAACCGAAAGTCTCTTATGGCGTCTGAAAAAAGCTTTCTACAGAGCAGGAGAAACGCCATCATGATTCCGCAAGAAGAGCTGTCTTCAGAGGAGAATGTGGAAGAGCTTGTTGCGAAGACGGACAGTATGATGAGTGAAATGGCCAAGATATGCGAGGAACTCAGCAAAGAGAAGCGGCTATTACAAATGGGCCAATATCAACAGAAAAGAGACTATGTCAATCAGCTTCGGAATGTATTTCACTGGCGAAACATCTCGATGCAGGCTTCAACATTCATCCTTGATAACCTTGTCGACGATATCAATGACTATCTCGCCCTATTAGATGTTCCATTTAGGGTCAAAACGAAGGAAGGCTCTATGACGCTGACAGCCGTATTTGGAGACACCGAGCTTCCGGATCAATTACTCTCAGGAGGCCAACGGGTGGCTGTTTCAATCGCTATGAAGTTGGCAATTTTACGCCTTTTGGGGGGTAAGTTCCGGTTTATCGCCCTAGATGAGCCGACGGCTTTTCTAGACAACGCCAGAATAGCCGGGCTAAGGGAGCTTATGAGACGGACAAACGAAGTATGCCGTAATGAAGGGACGAAACTGATCGTAATCAGCCATTGTCCCGAAATTCAATCGGCATTTGATAATGTGGTCCAACTGGGCTAAAGATTTGCTGAAATTAAGGGCATTTACAAACGGCCCGGGGCGTCCACATTTTGCTCCTTGTGGCGTCCCGGGCCATTTCTGAAGAGAATTTTTTGTCCCCTAAACTGGCCGCGACCCCGGCGGCCTAAAATAATCGGAGGGGCGCCCCCCAGCGTTTGTGCGGGTGAGGCTGATTCTGCCAGGTGGCTGCCGGCCTGGCGATTCCATAGTCGGGACACTGGCTTTTGGGGACAGCCGGTGCGACTATGAAGTGCCTTTTCCGGCGGCGTTTTTTTAGCTATTAGGCAATTTTTGATTCCGGAATCAAATTTTTTTAATCATATCGCCAAAAGTGCGGCATTTAATAATGGGAATGGCCATCGTGCGGTGCGATGGCTAATTTTTTTTACTTTTTTTACAATTGGAGGTTTTTTTATGAACCAAGTGTCAACCGGTTTTCAAAATGTTCTAAGTCAAGAAATTTCAAAAGAGCAGTTTGTCGAACTGCTCAACCAGGCCCGAGAGAGGGCCAAGCGGCTAGGAAGGCCGCTAACCGGGCTAATTTGGCTGCCCAAGGGGCTTTCCGAGCCCCTCAGGGCAGCCGCCGTTACCGTCTACCCAGACGGTAACGGAATTGCCGGAATGGGGATTTTCAATCCCCACCCGGCCACGACGGGCAGGTATGAGGGCCGGTGGTATCGGTGGTCGGTCGACGAGACCGACGTAACCAAGCCAACCGGCCAATGGGCCGGGCGAGCCCTGGCTTTAATTGCTCATGGCCTCGCCACCGGGCGAGCCTACCCGTTCCCAAACGGGCAGGCCGCGCCGGAGGGGGACTATGAAGCCCCACCCCGCTACGCCGTAGCGGCCGGTGGGCTGCATTCAGTAATCCCCCAGGCCTTCCTGGCCCGATAAAGAATTTCAATTAAAGTGAATTAATTCATGGAACGTTGCGGGTAGCCCGGCGTCGGTTCAAACAGCTTTTTTTGAAACGCCGGGCTACCCGCTTGAATTTTTTTAGTGATCAGACAAGAATCGACAGTAGAATTTGCCTCGTTCTTCTATTTTTTCACTTGGAGTAAGGCCTATGTTTGTTTTAGGTATTGATCCTGGTCAACGGGGCGCAATTGCGGTTCTTTCCGACTCACGAACAGGCGCAATCTTTGGAATGCCCCAAACCGAAAAGGATATATGCGAACTTCTTTTAGATATTAAAGACAAATATTCTCCTATCATGTGCTACATTGAAGACGTCCATGCAATGCCCAAACAGGGTGTATCTTCGACGTTCAAGTTTGGGCGGAACTATGGATTTCTTCGAGGTGTTCTAACCGCACTTAAGATTCCATTCGACGGAATTAGTCCTGTTACATGGCAACGTAAAATACGCTTTTCTTCTAGGGGAAACAAGAAGCTAGCCAAGCAAAAGGCGCAGAACCTATTTCCGGGCATCGAAGGTATTACAGATCTTACGGCTGATGCCGTTCTAATCGCCTATAGTTGCCTATTGGACGTCACCAAGGTAAGAGAGTAACTTTTTGGCTCTGTCTGGAGCAGGAGTAATGCTTCCCTGTTCTAAGCTAGAAGGAGTTATTAAATATCCGAATCTTTTATCTTTCGACTATGCGCGGGCTCGGCTGCTTGTGCATGGTTGTCTTGACGCATCGGGTCGATACATTCTCGCTTATGGCAAACCTACGGGTGTAATACTTGATAAAACGGTTGTACTGCCGTATGACATTTACCCGCGGCTCTTGCACAGACTTCTTGTCCGCGAGCTCTTGCCGAATACGACGGGATGGCTCTTTGCGTGCGGAGATGACTACGGCGAATTCTTCGTCGATGGCAAGCGGAAGGGAACTCGGATTCACTTCGATCGTTACGAACCCTTTAAAGATCCGCTAAAACGCAGGAGTCTGCCCGAACTTGTTCGGCCGTCGTACGATCTGTTCGTCGAGCTTTATGAACTGATTCTCAAGATTCTCGAAATATCGCGTCCTGAGGAATTGGGTAAATGGCCGATTTACATGTACAACATAAAACACAAAGGGCGTATTGATTGTCTTTTCAACGCTGCCATGACGGAGCATCTTCGATGCGAAATCCATTTAAAATTTCGCGATATCATCCAGCCGACCGAGAAACTACTCCGACGCGGTAGTCAGACTGTAGCCCGGAAGCGAGAGCGAATATGTGCTACGTAGTACGTAAAGGAGTCACGTATGTGGAATCACATTAAACTGGAGGGCGTGCTAAGGTATCGGAGTCAGCTGACATTTGATGTTGTGATCGCTAAGCTGTTGAAAGACGGCTACTTTGACCACGTAAGCCAATCGATTTTAGCTTACGGCGAACCGGTTGGTTCCGTATTTGACAAGGTCATCGTGTTCCCTTATGCAACATATCCGCCGTCTATATATTCGACGTTACTTTATGAGCAGCATTTGTTCGATTCAACAGGTTGGCTGTTAGCAGCTGGCGACCGTGTCGGCGAGTTCATAACCGACAAACAGACCACTCAAATCCGGTTTAGTATAGACACAGATTGGTACAAACCCATATTATGTCGTGCCGAGATTCCGGAGCTCGTTCGACCGTCGTACGATTTGCTCATACGACTTTCGTTCGTATCTCGTGTGAGATGGAGTAGCGAGGAGCATATTCAGCAACAAGATGAATTAGCCTATCTGGATGACGGGGTCATGTACGCGACCAGGTATAATGATACTCCTATTTATGATACAATTCGTACGGAGTATTTTCGGTGCGTGATGCATGTTAAATATCGTGATATTATTGCGCCCACAGAAAAATGGCTTCGTCGAGGCGGCCAGGCGTATGCACGAAAGCTGCGCGAACGGTTCCTCAGTCGACGGAGCGCAGGAGTCTCGCCGTGATCGTTAAGCTAGAAGGCGTGCTCAAATATCGCGATCAGATCACATTTGATCGCGTAATCGCTAATCTGTTTGAATATGGGTTTTTTGATCCCGTCGAGCAATCGATTTCATCCTATGGCGAACCCATCGGCGCTGTATTTGATCGAGTTATCGTCCTCCCCTATGCGACGTATGCGACATTGTTGAGCGATGCACTATGTGAGGAATGGTTTGCGCCAACATATCGAAGCTGGTTGTTGCGGATCGATCATCGTGGCGGCGATTTTCTAGCAGACGGACGTGTGGACGAGATACGGTTTCTCGGCAGTAAGGATTGGTTCAAACCCGTACTGCGTCGTGCCGATGTTCCTGAATTCGTGCAACCGTCCTATGATCGCGTTGTACGATGTCTGGCCGCATTGCGGCATATTTGGGAAAAGTCCGATGGCCGCGGATGCGCGAGGCCTCCGTACGAACTGACCTGCGAAGATGAGCCGGTTTTGAGTCGCGTCAACCATGCTCCCGGCATCCATCGTAACGATGTAATTCTTATGGAGTACTTCCGATGCTTAATGCATGTTAAATATCGTGATATTATTGCACCTACAGAAAAGTGGCTTCGTCGAGGTTGCCGATTACGGGCAAAGCGGTTGAAAACGATAGCGGACCCGCGGTCGAAAGGAGACTCTCCGTGAGTGAGCTGCTTTTTTATCTCGAAGAATACATAAAACAAAATGGTCGGACAAAAATAGCGGAGCTAGCACGACTATTTGGGATTGGCAGGTCAATTGTCAGAAAATACATCAGAACATCGACCATTCTCGATATTTCGGGCCCATATGCCGTATTGAGGCGGACCGTTGGGAGCGAATACGGCGAAGTCACTCCGGATGATCTTATTACTATTCGGAAGTACGATGTACCGACGCCCGAAGAGATCGAATGCCGCAAACAGACTATTCTTGACTGTATTGATGATTCGCTTCAAACACCGTTTATTCTCGAACGTCCGGATGAGTTTACAAATCTTATTCAGGCGGTCATCGAATTCTTTACTTCATTAACAGACGAGCGGGCTAGCAGCCTTGCGATGCAGATACGTTCCGATCTTTGCGAGGAAAGGGACGAGCACAAGCTTTATAAGATCTACATCTATATCTATAGTCGCCAGTCCAGATCAATAAAGGGCTGGGCGGCATTTATCGTAAACCGAAATAATCTCATGCACGCCATGAGTGGTTGCATGCTTCGCGTATCGGTTCTTCACATGTATCTCAATATTCTTGCACGAATTCTCCGATTTGTTAAACCTTTCTCAGCCATTCAGATTGTATCGGACAAGCGAAGTATCGATACGTTGCGGCGGAGCCTCAATACCGATCATCGCATGTCCCTAAGCGAGCGATACGCTCGAAAGAAGTTGCTGTCGCTACTATCTTCATATACTATTAGCTTTGGCATTGCCGATGATGAGATACTCCAAAATTGCCGAAATATGGCGATTAAGGCAAGGGAGGACCTTTGTTTGTTAGGAGTTGGTAATGGCCGTGTATCGCGTTTATTGTAGGGAGGGGCGCTACAAAGCCGTTCCGATACGTCGGATCGACTTTCGGGCGCTTTTGTTAGGCCCGATATGGCTCGTACTCCAACGAGCTTATCTTGAAGCCTTAGCGACATTCCTCTTGCTAATTGGACTGTGGGGCTGTGGACTCCCTCTATTTGTGGCGATTATCGTGGTGAATATGCTAGTAAGTTACATTAATTTGGTCGTCCTTGATTCCCGGTTGCAGCGATCGGGATGGGACTACATAAGCTCAGTAGAGGCTAAAGATCCGCATACGGCGATAAAGTTGGTTTTGGACCCGTTTTTGTCTTTGAAGAAAGGAGTGAAATGATGTTTGATGACGATCAAGTCCACGATGATTTCGATCAACAGCCAGAGCAGCCAAGTTATGATGAGTTGTCAAAACACATTGTCTTGCCTTCGAAGGTAGTAGGCGTTTTTGTGGTACCGACTCCAGGAACGTTTAAACTATCGATTTTGTGCATCCCCGAAAATGCCAAGCTCGAAGACGTAGGCAAGACGGAGCCCGCGGTACATGTCGTACTTTCGCTGCAGGACGTGGAAGCGCTGCTCCAGATGCTAAAAGACGGACTCGAAAGAGTCAAACTAGAACAAAAGGCACGATCGGCAGCGAATTATGGCCGTGAGCTGTTCGGACTGAGTTAGCCAGGCCAAAAAACCCTACTTGTAGGGGGTAGGCTTATAAAATTTGATTCCGGAATCAAATTTTGGCTTGTCCGTTTTGAAAAAATCTGTTAAATTGATTTAACAAACCTCCTACCTGCCCGCCCCGCGGAGCACCGCAGAACACAATCCTGCGGGGCGGGCAGGGTTTAATCGTCCGTCCTATAACGAAAGGAGAAGGAGAAATGAAGTATCGTGCAATTGTGTCGGGTCTAATGGTTCTGTCGGTTTTGGCTGTTTCGTCGCTGCGAGCGGCTGATGTTCCGCCCGATATCGAGAAGAAGCATGTCCAAATGCTCTATCCAGTCGTCCGCGTGACGGTCAAGAACGCTGGCGGCTCTGGGACAATTCTCTATAGCGAAGATCGTGGAGATGGCTGTCAGACCTACGTTTTGACGAACTATCACGTTATCGAGGGAGCCATTAATATCGTTACCGAGTGGTCTTCGCTGGTTTACCAAACCTGCCTAAACCACGGCAGGTTTGGTAGGCTGCCTTTCTTCAGCCAATTTTGACGCTTCATCCAGAACTGCCCCGAAGGGTCTTACGTCCTGTCCACGTCCGTTTAGAGAGTCCGTGAACCCACTCCGGCCTCTGTTGATCAAACGTAACGCTTCCCGCTCAATGTTCCGAGCGGCGTTCAAATCCCTATCAGCGGTATACCCGCACTCACAAACAAACGTTCGGTCACTCAGTGCCAAGTCTGATTTGACTACACCACACATTGGGCATAGCCGACTAGAGGGGAAGAAGCGGTCAACTTTTACCAATACGCCGCCGTACCACTCGGATTTGTATCGTAACTGTCGTACAATCTCGCCAAGCCCAGCATCGGAGATTAGCAGGGCCATGCGGTGGTTACGCAGCATTCCGGCGACATTCAAATCTTCCACGCCGATAATCCGATAGGTGCGGGCGATCTCGGTCGTCATCTTGTGCAGATAATCCAACCGCTTGTTGGCTATCCGACGATGTAGCGTCGCCAACTTCTTCTTGGTGCGGTTCCAGCGACCGCTTCCCTCTTGTCGGCGGGATAGTTCGCGGCTCAGACGCTTTAACTTTCTCAGTCTTGAGCGTAGCAGCACTTGGTTCTCGTACCGCTTGCCATCTGAGAGAACAGCCAAAGTCCTGACGCCCACGTCTATCCCGACTGCCCCTTGTGGGTGCTTGTGTTCTGGTGGTTCGATTTCTACATTGACAGCAGCATACCAATGCCCTGCGTTCTCCGAAATAGTAACTGACTTGATTTCACCGTTAAACCTCAACACCTCGGCCATATTGATTGGTTTATCTAACTTTTCCAACTTGAGCCAATGGCCGTCAATACGAACCCGTGTCCCGTCCATTCTGAAGGATAATTTGGATCGTTTCTTGGACTTGAACCTGGGATAGCCCTTCTTAGTATCGCCATTCTTGCACCGGCGAAAGAACCTCGTGAATGCGTCATCAAGATTCCGAAAGCCAGTTTCTACAGCGCATTTAGAAACGTCCAGGGCCCAGGGGAACTGCTTGCGCTTGATGGCGTTGAATTGCCTTTTCAAGGTATAAGCTGATGGTTTCCTGCCAGCGGCATATTCTTTCTGCCACTCGGCCAAACCCCAATTGAAGGCAAATCTTGCCGTTCCGCAAGCCTTGCGCAGGTACTCGGTCTGTTGAGGCGTGGGATTAAGTCTGATTTTATGTGCTCGCTGCATCGGAGCTTTCCTTCTGCCTGCGCCCGCCTCGTGCTCCATATAACCGAGACGAAAAACTTACAATGATCGTCAGAATATCCTCAATCAACTCTTCGTGCTCGTTCTTCTCTTCCGCTTCTTCCAGAACTTCTACTCTGCAACCTACGCCATTGAAGAATCGCTCAATGGTTCGGAAACCAAAGCGGGTCAATCTATCTCGATGTTCAACTACAACCTTTTTGATTTTACCTTTGCAAGCCGCGTCTATGATCTTGAAGAACTGGCGGCGATTGTCGTTTAGACCAGAAGCAATCTCGGAACAGTCTAACACAATGCGATAACCGCGCTCCCTACAGGCTTCTATCAGCCTTTCATGCTGGCGGGTAAGATTCTCTACTTGCTTTTGTGTAGATACACGAGCATACAAGGCTACGTCCTTCTCGGTTACAGTAACACCATCCGATATAGACAGGAGCTTTTCAATCTCGGCACTATCATAGCGACGATGCCCGCCAGCAGTACGGTGTTCAGTCAGCTTTCCATCCCTGAGCCACCGATGCAAGGTGGTCTTGGAGAGCCGATACTTCTGCTCGACTTCCGATTGCCTCAACAACATCAGCCATTACCTCATTCAGCCAAGTCTCATAGTCCTGTTTGTCCGGTACGGATTCAAATGGCGGGTCAACCTCGATTCTTTCACCGTTGACCAGTACGTAATCCTCACCAATTTCATTTATAGTATAGCGCATCTTTGTCTCCTTGTCAAGTGTTATTGGTATGTTTGTAGCGGTATAGTCAGTTATTTGAAAACAGCTTTAACCTCCAGCAAGACGTGAAGCGGGAAGTCAACGACGAAGTCAAGGTTGAAATTTTCCGCTACACGCAAGGAAGTCGTCAAGACTTTAGTGACGCTTGTCAGGCGGAAATTGTAGCCAATTCGAAAGAAGAGGATTTGGCACTTTTACGCCTTAAGACCTCCCGCAAGATCGATCACGTCGCGAAAATGCTTCCCGAAAACGTCAGGGTTTACATTTTCCAGCCGATCTATGCGGTAGGATGCTCGCTGCCGCATCCGCCGATTGCAACAAAGGGCGAGATTAACTATCTCGATGACGTTATTGATAAGCGTACTTATTGGATGGGAACGGCCAACATCGTCTTCGGTAATAGCGGTGGCGCCGTCTTTACCGAACATAACGGGGACTATTATTTCATTGGCGTCCCTAGCCGGGTTGCCGGCAGCTGGACGCAGATCTTCCCTCATATGGGATGGTTCATCCCGATCACGCGAGTTAGAAACTGGGCTAAGGCCGAGCATCTTGAGTTTCTGATTGATCCGAAGGTCAAGCCTTCGGATTGCTTTGCCAAGCGCGAGCAATTGCGCAAAGAAGCCGAACTGCGGATTTCGGCACAAAAGAAAGGCGAGCCAACTCCAGCGCCGAAGCCTTAAAACAATCTGATTAGCATTTCGACTAAAACAAAAAACGTCCAGCCACGCTGTTTTGTGACTGGTTGGACGTTTTTGTTTCAACGGCATTTCGTTGAGTCGATCTGGACGTGACTCTTCGTTTGAGATCGTCTTCACGACGATCTCGTTCTTCGTTATTCCCGCTTTCACGAGGAGGCTTTCTTGTGACTCGTGTTATGTTCGAGGGGGTTATCGTATACCCCAATCAGATTTCTTGCGACCGTATTAAAAAGCTGCTCCAGTCTTACATGGACGAGACGGGGTCGTATATCGTTACGGATAACCAGCCATCCGCCGTCTTTGTAGACACCGCCATTGTGTTTCCTGGCGATTACTATGACGGCTTTGATGACCTTGTCCCGGAGCTGTTTTATAACGGAGAAGGATGGTTGTTATGGCACACACCGGCGCTCCAGCTTGTAGGCTTTATTCTCGATGGTCGCGAGATGGAAGGAACGGACTATGATTCTTACATTAAGTATGTTATAAATACAGGTAAGGTACCAAAAGTACCGCCTTCTCTAAGGCCGATTTGGCAAAGATACAGGTCGAGTCGAACGGAGCTCTATCAGCTGATTGGGCGCTATTATAAACACTCATTTCCTAATTTTGAGTTTATTGATCATTATTGCAAAGTATATGGCGGTGATAGGAATGCGATTCTACGGTGTTGGATCGAGTCTATTGTGTGCCATAGCCGATGCTTCTTCCGACACAAATATCGTCGGGAGATAAAGCCGACGATGAGCATTTTTAGGAAAGGCGTTAGATTATTGGACGCGCTTCTTTTGAACAAGGGCGTTACGTTGTTGGATGCACTGAAGTCGCAATCGAGCGGAAACTAACATTTTTACTCAAAATGGGTGGTAAGGAGTACCGCCTAAAATTTGATTCCGGAATCAAATTTTTTAGCTAGTCGCATTGGGACTATTGCGGTTAAAGACCAGTCGACAGGTGCCGCATGTGGCCAAACTACTGCCAGTCGAAGCGAAGGTGTATATCTTTCAGCCGATTTATGCGGCGGGATGTTCTCTCCTGCATCCGCCGATTGCTACGAAAGGACCAGAACACAAGCATCCGCATCGGATATTTGAATGCCGCTCGAAACATTGAGCGGGAAGCGCTACTTGTGATCAACAGAGGCCGGAGTGGGTTCACGGACTCTCTAAACGGACGTGGACAGGACGTAAGACCCTTCGGGGCAGTCCTGGATGAAGCGTCAAAATTGGCCGACGAACGGCGGCCTTCCATTCCTGCCGTGGTTTAGGCAGGTTTGGTAAACCAGTGGCAAGTGTTTGCGCCAGTAACTTGCACACAGAAGTCGCCGGTGCCGTGTCTGATATGGCAGTGGGATGCGGGGCGCATGTGTCTGCGCAATGGCAATAGTCCGCTAGTGATTCATGTGTCTGGGCGTGGGAAACCGTACTTGAGCGCATGGGATAACATGATGCGTAATCGGTGGTCATGTCGGGAGTAAGGTGTAGTGTGGGCTGATCGGCAGGTTGGCGGCTAAGCCTGCCAATGAACCGACACCGGCGCCACCAGCGCAGCAACCGTGATCATACTTGCATAAAGAACGAGAAGGTCTATCATTTGGGAGTGCGGCCTGTGGCGAACTATACCATTTTTTACCGTTGTGACGATGGCGCTGGTCCGTTTTATACACCTGGTACCAATTTTTCCGGCGTTTATCGCGCGTGGTTTGATGGGCGTTATTATCGCGTAGATCATTATAGCGACGTTCCGGAGGGGGATTACCTCGTCGTAGGGACTCGGGACTATTACAGTTCCGAGTGCCCGCCAAGAGATTCCTTTACCATTTTCTATCGTTGTAGAGATAATGCAGGACCATACTCCAGATATGGCACTAATTACTCCGGCGTTTATTACAATTGGCATGATCTGTGTCATTATCGCGTAGATCATTATAGCGATATTCCGGAAGGGAATTACTTCTACGGCTTGGACCCGGACTATTACGGTTCCGAGTGCCCGCCAGGCGATTTTACTATTTTCTATCGTTGTGGCGATAATGCGGGACCATACTACGCAGCTTCCACTAAGTACTCCGGCGTTTATTACTATCCGGGTGATGAGCAGTATTACCGCGTCGATCATTATAGTTGGCAGCCCGAGGGCGAGGGGCTCGCCGGCTGGCGATTGTCTTATTACGGTCCCACTTGTCCAGGCGGCCCTTCTTTTAACCCTGCTTGGGCGCTTTATACCAATACTTATATAGGGAACGGCCATGTATAAGAAAAACGATCCCAGTCCGAAACCTATCAAGGCCAAAGTCGTCAAGGCCTCTGATGGCTCCGGTATCACATCTGGAGTTACGGCGTACCACATTACCGGTACGAGCCGTACTACCGGCAGTGGGAGCCTAACCCATATTGCGAACGGCTTATGGTCTTATACGCCAACGCAGAGCGAGACCAACTACAACGAATTCGCAATCGAGTTTTACCATGCGGACGCCGTAGCTAGGGGTCCAATCGTTCAGGTCTTTACGTCCAGCAAGCTTGTTTCCGAATTGAATGATCTCGCAAAGACGGATATCCTCAGCGACGGCGTAGCCTTCCCAGGCGCTCGTATCGATGCGGCCATCTCTAGCCGTCTGGCTACAGGCGATAGCAGGCTCAATTACTTGGATGCCTCGATTTCGAGCCGATTGGCCTCGACGGATAGCCGACTCAACAACCTCGATGCCGCTATTTCGAGCAGGCTGGCTACGAATGATTCGAGGCTTAATAATCTCGATGCTACCATTTCGAGCCGTGCGTCAGCGACGTATTACACCAGCGAACGAGCGGCCAAACTCGATTATCTGGATGCTTCCATCAGCAGTCGACTAGCTTCGTCGGCTTATACGGCTCCGGATAACGCCGGGATTGCGGCGATTAAAGCGAAGACCGATAAGCTCACCTTTAATGAAGGGAACGCTGTCTATGCTTATGGTTCGACGGGCGGCGCGTCGGCTGAAGAGGTTTGGACCTACTCCAATAGATCGCTCACCGATAAATCCGGATTCTCCTTAACTTCAGATTATAATGCGGCGAAAAATGCTGCCTCTCAGTCGACGGTCGATGCGATTAAAGCGCAAACCGACAAGCTGCAATTCACTACCGAAAACTACGTAAAAGCCAAAGCGGAAATCGTCGGTGATAAAACTGGCTATGGTCTTACAACCGACTACGACCGTGCAAAAACAGCGTTGGCCGTCTCTGAATACACCGCCCCCGATAACGCAAGCATTACGGCTATTAAGACGCAAACCGATAAATTACAGTTCAATGCTGCCAATGACGTAAAAGCTACACTGGATGGCGAAACCGTTACCGTTTCCACCAATCAGGACAAGACTGGCTATTCCTTGACATCGGACTATGATGCCGCAAAAACAGCGGCTAGCCAGTCTACGGTTAATGCTATCAAGACCAAAACCGACAAACTCACGTTTAATGAATCTAATGCGGTCTATGCGTACGGACCCGCAGGGGGCGGAGCGTCTGCTGAAGAGGTCTGGACGTACTCCAACCGATCCTTGACCGACAAGTCGGGCTTCTCGCTGACCTCGGACTACAACGCTGCGAAGACTGCCGCGTCGCAGTCAACAGTTGATGCGATTAAATCGAAGACCGATAAACTCACATTTAATGAATCTAATGCCGTCTATGCCTATGGCTCAACTGGCGGTGCATCTGCCGAAGAAGTCTGGACGTATTCTAACCGATCTCTTACGGATAAGTCGAATTTCTCGCTTACTTCGGACTACAATGCAGCAAAGACTGCCGCTTCGCAGTCAACAGTTGATGCTATCAAGGCCAAGACGGATCGTCTGCAATTTACGACCGACAACGACGTTAAAGCAACCCTTGACGGCGAGAAAGTTACTGTTCAGTCGAACGAAGACAAGACAGGTTACTCGCTAACCTCTGCTTATGATGCCGCCAAAAATGCCGCTTCGCAATCTACGGCTGATGCTATTAAGGCCAAAACCGACAAACTCACATTCAACGACTCGAACGCAGTCTACGCCTACGGAGCCGGTGGCGCGTCGGCAGCCGAAGTGTGGTCGTATTCGACACGATCGCTTACTGATAAGGCAGGGTTCTCGCTAACCTCCGATTATGATGCCGCCAAGACGGCTGCGTCGCAGTCATCGGTCAACGCCATTCTTAATAAGATGGCTGCAACAGTGGTGATCGTTAGTCCGCTTAATCCTGTATCCAAGCAAATAACCCTAATCAAAGGCGATTCGTACGAAGCCGAAGATAACCGTGATATACGATTTATGCTCGGTCCTACGCCAGACTTGTCTTCGTATTCACTCACATTTACAGCTGTTGAGACGGAAAGAGGCGCGTTCGTTATTGAAAAGACGCCGAGGCGTATTATACAAGATAATCATCAGATTCTATCTATCGAACTCACGTCGGCAGATACGGCTAATTTGCCCGTCGGACCGAATTCACTCGAATATAATATAAAAGCTGCAAAGAGTGACGGTGATAAAATCACACTTGTTATGGGATCGATAACGGTCATCGAAGGCCGCGTTCGATAACACGAGAATTCCGTTTATCCGCTCTTGACACGGACACCTCGACGGCATAGATTAGTCGAGGTGTTTTTTTGTCCCTGCTTGGAGGGTCTGTAGTGAAGGCACTAATCACGGTTGGAGGTCCTCTTATCTCTATCGCTGCCGATGAGCAGACGCCGCTTACCGGTTCGATCGTCGAAAAGATCACCAAACCGCTCATCTTTACCAAGATTAAACTCAATTATCATCGAGGCAATCTCAACAAGCATCCGGAACGATGTGTTCTCTATCATGTTGACGAACAAGGTAAGATTTGGTGTCATCGTGGCTGGATCGACAAAATTCACCGTATGCTCTTGTCAGAGGGATATGAAGTTACTATAAAAGAGGATTGGCCGCCGCTGGCGCGACCCGACTGCTATACAGAAGATATCCAAGCGTTGGCAAATAGCCTCCAATTCCGGCCTAAACAGATTGAATGCATTGCGGCTTTGATCGCAAGAATTAGAGACCGACGAGGTGGTGTTGTTGTCGCTCCTCCAGCGTTTGGAAAGACAAAGCTCATCTCGGCGTTGTGCGTTCTCTATCCTAAGGCGAAGATCGATATCATTACGCACGGTAACGAGCTCATTGAGGACCTTTATCGGCATGTTCTAAAGCTGACCCCGGACGTCGGTGTTATCGCCAAAGGAAGCTGCGACAAGCGTCGAGTAACGATTATCTCGGATATGAGTTTGAAGTATTCGGATGGAGACGCAGATATTGTATTGGCAGATGAAGTTCATAAACTCATGACGGATCGTGCGGTGAAGGAATTGGCAAGATACGATCACGCGTGTATGTTTGGATTTACGGCTACGCCCGACACACGGCTGGATAATGCCCATCGCCGAATGGAGGGGCTATTTGGTCCAGTGATCTTTCAGGTCGATTGGGAAGAGGCTGTCCGGCTCGGGGTCGTTGTTCCCATTCACGTCTATATGCTTCATATCGATTCCGGTGTTCCGGTATCGAAATATTACCGCAGCCAAATTAGTATGAAACGCTTTGCGTATTGGCGAAATACGGTTCGTAATCGCCGAATTGCCGAAGCCGCCCGAAACTTTGTTAAAGCTGGGCTTCAGACCCTCATCCTAGTTGAAACCGTTGAGCATATGGTGTATCTTAAGGAGCTCCTTCCCGAATTTCAGGTCTGCTACAGCAACATGAATTTAGACCGTCCGGCCATGAAATTCCTTCGAAGCCGCGGATTGCTGGAGAATGTTCCAAAACTTTCTTACCGCGATCGAATGGACGTCAAAGCGCGATTCGAGAATCGTGATATAATGGGTTGTATCGCCACTACAATTTGGACGCAGGGTGTTAGCTTCGATAGTCTTCAGGTTCTTATCCGTGCTGATGGCGGCTATAGCGAGACCAATAACCAACAATGGCCTGGCCGCGTCGCCAGAATTGATCCGAAAACCAATAAATCGTATGGTATTCTGGTAGATTGCTTCGACGAGTTCGATGTTTGGACCAAGGCCAGGTCTTTCGCTCGCCTCAGGAGCTATCGCAGCAATGGCTGGCAAATCTCCCATCATCGGCCCAGTGAAACGCCTACCTTCTGAAATTCTTGCCACTTCGACGGTTCAAGCAAAGAATGAATTCGATCTCGAAAAGATAATCCGTGACTGCTATGTTGCAAATCGAAAGTATTACGTCGGCGATAGTCAATCCAAGTACGGAGATACGCAGACCCGATGGGACATGCCGTCCAGGAAGGACGGCCTTACCACCTGGGGCCGAATAGCTCGATTTCTTATCGAACATAATATCGATGATGTTCATCGCTATGTTCACGCCCAGTTTGCTGCCAGCGATAATCCAGCTGCACTCTACCCTCCATTTCTCATCGGCGGGAATGCCCTCAAAGCCTATCATGAGTACAATAGTACTGCGGATGAACGGCTAAGGTCGAGTCTTCATGCGGAGATCTCTCGATTTAGAACGGAAGTTGTCTTAAACTCGAAGCCAGGTATGACTACGGAAGAGTGTTGGCGGTTTGTTTTGATGAATTCGGGCAATAGTATTTCGCCGCTCTTGCGTTATCTGTGTGCTGTCGATATTGGAGCTATGGATTTGGCGAAGTTTTGGTATGACGCTGCTATGTTGCAAGTCATCATGGATCCACGCGGATATATCCGCGTATGGGACGATTGTTTCAACGGGCGTATCAAAACGTTGATTACCGGGGCCGGAATTTTGATTCCGGAATCAAAATAAGGAGTCTCCAATGCAGCAGAACAGCCGTTTAGACCTCATTCTGTCCTATGTGATTCACAACCCTGCCTTTGCACGAACGGCATTTACACAGCTTACGGACGAGCATTTTAATCTGATGACCGAACAGCACTATCGGCTATTGTGGCAATTTCTAAAAATCTATTACCAGCAGTTTAGTAGCGTTCCGAGCCAAAGCGTACTGAAAGATAGCATTAAAGCGCTTAGTCGAGAAAATACGATTATCTCAAAGCTAGAAGACAGCGTCCTTCAGCTTATTGATACCCTTTACAGTCGACCTTCAAGCGATTTCCAAGATACCGCTCATGCAAATCGCGTTTTGCAGGATTTCTTAGGAGAAGTACTCAAGCGAAACCTAGCCAAGAACCTTGAGCTCGCGTCCGATGCGCCGACGATTAAACTACCTAAGATCCTTCAAGAAGCCGAGGAGAAGTTGCGCCACATCTCGACGATTACAAATCCGGTCCCGACCGGGTCGATCGTCGATGCCCTTTTCCAGCAAGACGTAGGCGACATTGTACTGACTGGTCTGCCATTTATTGACGACCACATGAAAATGCGGACAAAAAACGTAAATGTTCTTTTAGGGCCGACAGGCGGCGGCAAGACGACGCTTGCGTGCCAGATCCTAACCCAAGCAGCTCTAACCCTATATGCCGATGACCGTTTTCTCGGCAGAGAGCCGTCGGGATGGTTCGCGTATTTTGGATATGAAGGTCCTATAGGCCGATCAGCATCCCTGATGATGAGTTATGCGGCCAGAATCCCAAGAAATGTATTAGTTAATCTACGTAGCCTAGACGAGCTTTCAACGACCGAGAGACCAAGTGATTCCGATAGAGAACTTAGAAATCGAGGTGAAATACCGAGACTTGTCGGACAACGAGAGCGATTTGAAGAAGCCCAAAGCATCTTATCCAAGTACGTTAAAATATTTGACTTTTCCGGAGGAAAAGATAAAGACGGTCGATCATACGGACATGGCGGTATCGACGAAATCGCCTCATTTGTCGACCATCATTGCAGTCAAACAAAGCTCCTGCCGAAGCTAATCGTTATCGATTGGGCAGGGATGGTTGTCCAGCGTTATATTAGTGCCCATAATCAGTCCGATAAAAACCTGATCATAGAACTGGGTCGGTTTGTTGATAAGGTCTATAATAAAATTGCGAGTCCGTATAACTGCGTTGTGCTTGTCGTTCATCAGCTAAGAGGGGCCGTCCAACGCAACAAAACCATGTGCATGTCCGCCACCCACGCGGATGCGGCATGGTGCTCGGATTTTGGGGTTAACGCTTCGTACGTTTTCTGTCTTGGCGATAAAGACCCTGATACGAACGTCTGTCTGTTGCGATGGACAAAGACGCGGGACGGCAAGACTCCGCCTCCCATCGTTTGCCAGTTGGACGGCGAACTCTCTCGATTTGTGACCGTTGATGACCTTTATCAATACGACTACGTCATTAAGCAGATTGTGCCGCGTGAGAAAGAGACGAGCCGAAAACCTCGTGTGTTTAGCGTCGATTTTTAGAAGGAGCGTTTCGTGTTGCCTCTAAACGTCGAGCTTTATTCGATTCTCGAAAAAACCTTTGGATCCGTAAAGATCGCCAAAACCGGCGAACCGTTCCGCTATAATGCCGGAACGTTTGCCGGTTCTTCTTTTTTCGAAATCATCGATTACGGTGAAACGTACCGAGTCTGCTGTCCGTTCTGTCTGAAACGGGGCGATCCTGATCACCGCTACCGGCTATGGATCAGCCATGTTTGGGGCTGTTACATGCCCGAGTTGGATCGCAGACTATGGACAGCGGCAAAGTGCTTTCATAATGACTGCTTGGCAGATAAAGACGCGCTCAACGCGCTTATCGACATGGTTTTTATCTCGACATACAACATTTCGACGACGGATTTCGTGTATCCGGAAATAGAAGAACGAACGATTCCAGACCTTCCAGGCGAGTGTATTCCTCTTACTCAGCTTCCACCAGATCATAAAGCTATCGTCTTTTTGAAGCAGCGGAATTTTGATCCAGCGGAGCTATTTTCAAAATTTGGGGTGATGTACTGCCATAACTCATCACAGTACCCTTATGCTATCGACAAACTCGTCTTTCCGATCGACTTTGAAGGCCGACGAGTAGGTTGGCAATGCCGTTATATTGGCAATTCACCCAAGAACATGCCAAAGTATTTCTCGGCTCCCGGAATGAGCATTAGCCGCTATGTCTACAACTATGATACGGCCAAAAACCACCCGTATGGGGTAATCGTGGAAGGGGTTTTCGACGCCATTCGAATCGGCTATGCGATTGCTGTTTTTGGAAAGACCATAAGCCGAGCGCAACTTTCACTTATTACCTCTACATGGAACAAATGCCTTGTATTCCTTGACCCCGATGCTGCCTATGACGCCGAGAAGATTGTCAGTACTTTGCGGCAGAACGGCGTCAAGGCGATTGCAATTACCGGGCATCCATCCGATCCCGGAAAGATGCCTGCGGAAATATGCCATCAGTGGATCGACAAAGCTTTGACGACGCTGGAACATGATAATACCCCCTCGATCGAGGGATCCGAAGAGCCCTTTGCGGATTACAGTACGGCTATTGAGCAGACAATTCGTCGTCTCGAGGCCAGCCGCAATGGACATGAGCAGCCCAAAATTTGATTCCGGAATCAAATTTTGATGCGAAAAGGCAAACCGACGGCATTTAATATTGGGAGGGCGGTTTCGGGCCGCCCGCGGCGATGTTTGTTAGCTAGTCGAAGGAGAGCCCGTCGTGTTTGACGTCCTAAGGACTTGCGCACCAGAAGACCTCATGAATCTTGCTACGACGAGGTCAAGACTAACCGGGGAGCGGCTAGAGGACGCTCTCCTAGGTCTATGCTACGATTTCATTCAATCTAAAGGCAATCACTCGATTTCGATTCGATACAAGACCGCGTCGTACCATTTCCCAGTGTTAGGCGGGCATTTGTGGAATGGCCGTCCCGGCAGGTCGGATATTGTCATTATTGGTAAAAATCCAGGCTCGACCGAAATGGCGTTCGGCTGTAATTTCGTCGGCCCTAGCGGCGAAGTCCTTCGCGAAGCTCTTAAGGAGCTAGGATTTACCGACGATCAGTTTAAGTCGATCTATGTTACGAACGTTATCAAGTGGTACCCGAAGTCCATTCCAAATAACGCCTTTCCGGCAAATTGGATGGAAGTTGGTCGATTCATTTTAGCTCTGGAGCTCATTCAGATAAAACCGAAGATCATCCTTTTATTAGGTACGGATGCCGTTAAAGCCGTTCTCGGCTCAAAATACACGCTGAAGGGCTGCCTTCATAAAGAACTACGACGGAAAATCACAGATACGCACGAAGCGAGGGTCTTTGTCGCTACCCATCCTGCAGCGATAGCCCGGAATCGGGAGCTATTTAAGCTTTTCGTGTCCGAGCTCGCCGATTTCGCAGGAGCCATTCTGAATAGGCAATTTCCGACTCGGAATAGCCAAATTAAGATCGACGTTATTCGCCGAGCCGAAGACCTGCAAAAGCTTGTCAATGAGATTAAGCAAACGCCTGGTCTGATAAAGCTTGCCGTAGACCTCGAATGGGAAGGCCAATTCCCGGTTAATAAAGGTGCCTACGTCAGGACCATTCAGCTTTCGCATCGACCCGACTATGCCGTCGTTATCCTACTTCATGACGTAGACGGCAAGCCCTGTTTTCAGCCTTCTGTCGAGGCTGCAACAGAGCTTTTGAAGGAAATCTTCTCGTTACCGAATCTTCAGATCGGAGGTGCCAATATCGCAGCGGACTATCCTTGGCTGAAATCCCTTGGGATCGATATTCTCGAACCACGAGGAACGATCCCTGAAGACGCAACCGGACCAGACTATCCGGGGATTTTTGACGTCGCATTGGCGGAGCATTCGTATAACGAGAATGCTCGATATGATCTGGAAAGTCTGGCCGTTTCGCGTTGCGGTTTTAAGCCGTGGTCCGAAGAGCTTGAAAAATGGAAACGGAAACGCTGCAATGAATTGAACATTACCGAAAAGCAGCTCTCCGGGTACGGCGCATGCCCGGATCATATTCTTATCCCCTATGCCGCAACGGACGCTGCGGCAACGCGAAGTCTTATGGATGTTTATTCTGCGGTTTTAGAGACCGGCGATCCTGCAACCGGAAATGATGTCTTTCAAGTTTTCAAGGTATCAATGAAAGGGCTTGCCGCCGTCATGCATATGCATGATGTCGGCGTTAAGGTCAATAAAAACCAAATTGATAAACTCACGCTTTCGTACATGGAAGTGCTCCATGAGCGGCTTGAGGAATTTCGCGCAAAAATCAATTGGCCAGACTTCAATCCCCGTAGCTACTATCATGTAACGGAATTCCTGTTTGGCGACGCGTTGACCCGAAAGGTTGATGCGGAGGGCCGGCGCATTCGCGTACGGCCTACTGGAGCGCTGACGCTCAACTTAACGCCGATCAAAACCACGAACAAAAAATCGTGGTCTGGAAGTCCCATCGAAAATCCGAGTACGGATAAAGAGGTTTGCGGTATTTTGGCCCTTCAGCATCCGCTGGCAGGCGAGCTTCGGGACATTAAATTCATTGATCACGTCCTTAAAAGCGTCCTACGGCTTCCCAAACGCGACGGGGACAAGTTTATTACCGATGAAGATGGCAATCTAGACTATGATGAAGGGATTGCCTCATTCATATGCGACGATGGACGGATTCATGGCATGTTCTCGATCCTCGCCGAAACCGGTCGGCTCCGAAGTTCCCGACCCAATCTGCAAAATATGGCCAAAAGCCGCGAAAGCGCTTATGAGGCCATTGCCAAAGATAAATATCCTGGTCCTATCCGTAGCATTTTTACGGCGGAACCCGGCTATCTGCTTATTGAAGCAGATTTCAAAGTAGCCGAGGTCTTCTGTCTCGCCGTAATGTCCCAAGATCCGCTACTTTTAGAGCATTGTATGCGGGCAACGCTGCCCGAAAGCGATCCCAATTATTACGATATCCACTCCAATGTAGCCGTAAACGCCTTCCATCTCGACTGTGCGCCGACGAAGAAAGCCCTTGCTGCGATTGGTAAAGCCCACCTAAGAGTGGGGGCTAAAGCCGTACTCTTTGGAGGGATGTATGGCCGTGGCGCCGACGCCATTGCCAGACAGTGCCAACAGGAGGGAGTCCATCTTACCGTCGAGGACGCCGAAAAGATCATGAATGCGATCTTTTCGACCTATAAAGATGCGGCGCACTATCTGGAAACCTTAGAGGCGAGGGTTGACAGCCCTGGCTGGATTAGGACATACTTTGGTCGGATTCGGCATTTCTTCCCCTCTGCCGATCCGGCAGAACAAGGGCATCAGAGACGGCAAGCTCGCAATTTTGTTATGCAATCCACCGTGGCGGACGCCATGAATCTGACTCTGTATGCCCTATATTGTAATCAGGCTCGTAAGCAATTAGGATATAGGATCGTGCTGCAGATGCACGATGCGTTTTTGTTGGAGGTACCCGAAAAGTATGTCGACGTTGTTGCGAAGGAGATCATTCCAAAGTGTGTCGAAAGCGTTCGCTTTCGACCGTGCACTCCCGATGGAGAGCCATATGGATCTTACTATCATTTCTGTCCAGAGGTTGATGTCTATGAACAATGGGGCGTTCCTTTGAAGCGTTGAGAGGAGCTGCAGATGTATGTCAATCACAACGAAGTCTGCCCCGTTTGCAGGTACCATCGATTCATTGTTCAATTCAAAAATGAATACGACATGGACTGTATATGTCCCATGTGCGGCTATCGAATAGCACCCGAATATCCTGATCTTCGGTATATTGATATGATTCGAGATAAGGTAAGAAAATTGACAGAGGAAGAAGAAGACGAGATTTATAAAGCATATTTCGAGACGGGTTATAGTTATTTGGAACGGGTTTTTCTGGGTTTTGGTAAAAAGGAGAAGGACGATGTTTGAGTTTGACGAAACTGTCGGTCGTTCAACGGTTCTGTTGAAAAACGAATTCGAGGGAAAGTATGGTATCGTATACCCCATTTGGGGTAGTGCGACGAATGTTTTCCGAATCTTGCCTGGAAGACTGCCAAACGGTGATCTCGTTAACGGCGTATCGTACAACGGTCGGTGCGGTCCGTGGATTCATCTAGTCTACGGAATGACCGTTACGTCGCCGACACGCCAGAAGACGTTCTTTATTGGCGACCGGGCGACGCATGATGAGTACAGCATGCAGAGGTCATTGGCCTACCAAGTGTACTCAACCGTTTATGACGTGATTGCCAGCGGCAGCAAGCCCGAATGGCGGGAATATAATCTTATAAGGCTCCGTGGCGAGGCGTTTGATGCGACTCGTCCGACAGTACTTCGCAGACCGGGCATATTTTACCTTGTGTTTGCCGAAGTGCTTGAGCACAGCCAAAAAGAGAGCATAAGCCCAAATCCGCCTGTCGTACTTGTACTGACGCAGACGGCAGGACAGGCACTGGTTATGGCGGCCAGGAAGGCGTTCAGTCTTGGCAAGGATATCGTTAAGGACGGCATTAAGGTCAATATTCGACCCACCCATCTTGGTTCCCCGTATCCGGCTCTTTGTACCGAAAAGGGCAATGCCGGATTTGCGGTAGATATTCTAGCAGAGGCGATTCCTCATCCAATAAGTGAGGAAACGCTAACCCAAATCCGGCCGTGGTCCGAGATCCTCAAATTTGCGTCGGACGACGAGCAGAAGGAGATCTTCCGCGAGATGCTGCCTCGTGACGTAGTTAAATACCTCTTCGGCGAAGATGCTGTCGAGGATTCGCCCGCTTTCGATGACATTCCGTTCGATGTGCCGGATACGGGTCCTACCCCGTTACAATCCGAACAACCGGCGGACGATATGAAGACAATCGATATTCTCAGACAGTCGATCGAGGCGTTCCATAAGAAATATAAAATCGAATAACGGGAAATAGTGCGTGAGGAGCACGGACAGGACGTCCGTGTCGCCTTCTTTTTGCAAAATTTGATTCCGGAATCAAATTTTTTGGAGGAGTTGGTGATGGGTCGCCCTATGGACGATAGTCTCGAAAGCGCCTTAAAGGTGCTTCAAAGCAAGCTTTCGCGGGAGTCCAAGATGGTCAGCAATAGCCCGACATTAATGGTGGGCTTGCCTGTTCCATCTCTGGCGATTCGATATCTATTGCAAAATACAGGGCTACCGTTGGGCGTTGTTTACCATCTTGTCGGTCCGCCCGCATCATTTAAATCCACGCTTGCGGTGGAGATTGCCAGATGGCATCATGCTTGCGGCGGTGCTGTCATTATTTGCGAAGCCGAGACAAAACCGACGCCTGTTCTTCGAGAAAGCATTCTAGGCAAAGACCCGCCCCGGGTCCTTGTCCATGAATGCCTATTTCTTGAAGAATGGCAAAAGGTTATCCTCGAAGCCGTCAAAATCATGCAAGATAGACAAGGCGACACTCAAAAACCGGTCGCCTTTATCGTCGATAGCTATATGGGTAAATTGCCTCGCAAGCTTTATGACGACGTTTTGCGGCAAGGATTTGCCCAACGTCATTTTGGCGAGGCAGCTATGCTTATCGGCGACTGGTTAAGTGCCTATACCTCCACCGTGCAGGGATATCCCTATAACCTAATAGGGGTAAATCATCTTAAAGAGTCCGTTCATCCCATTACCGGGATGCCTGTCTATCGCACTCCGGGTGGTCAGTATTTGCGGCATCAAAACTCGATTGAAATCCGAGTAAACCGCAGCAAAACGGAGCAGCGGAAGGCAGGTGATCTGGTCTACTATGAGACGCTCATTCAGCTTTATACGTCAAAAAACTGTCGCGGTGCGCAGGACAAGAAGATCGCCGTCGTTTTGCGCCAATGGAACGAAGTTGTCGATGATAAGCCTACGCTTATCAGCAATTTTGAGTGGTGGGAAGCCGCCACCTGGATGCTCTACGACGGAACAGGAATGCCAAAAACAGACTGCGAAATCCTGCTTCCGAAAGTAAAGAAGGTCATTGACGTCAAAAAGCGTTCGCGAGGCGATCTCTTCTACTGCGAGCAGTTAGGAATTCCTCAATCGGATCCGATTCCGGCACATGAAATGGGCCTTAAGATCGAGGAGCGTGAAGACATCCTTCACGAGCTCTACAAAATATTCGGCATTAACGTTATGGATCTCTATAACGCCGAGCAGCCGCTACTGAAGAGATCCGTAACTACGGGCGACGACTATGACAGTCCGATGGAGACGATGAAAGAGGGTATCCCTGACCTTAGTTTTGAAGGGGACGAGGTGTGAGCGGTCAAACTCCTTTTTGGTCGTTTGTCGAAACGTTATTGGAAATTGACCCTGAAACGACAATTGTGGACGCAAGACAGTCCGTTGTCGGCCAGATTCCAATCGGGAAACCGGTTAGGATCGAAAAGGCCCGTCCGGACACACACTATAATTTCCTTATTGTCGACGGCAAAGGACTTCAGAAGTGCAAGTCCGAAATTGCCAGCTTAACGTTCGATAATTTGGTCGTTCTTTCCGAAGGGACAAAGAACGATGAAGCGTTGAATTTTATGACATTTGTGGATGCTCATTTCGAGTCGGTTCCCGATATTTCGATGTATCTACCCGATTGTACCATTGAAAAGAACTGTCCCTATAAATGGTTGTTTGCGTGTCGAATTACGGCGAAGAAGGAGGAAGCTATGTCTTTGGAACCTGAAACTGTGCCGGTTAGTCAGCCAAATCTCGAAGACAGCTCGAACGAGCTTATGCCGAGTCCATCCGGCGATGCGGTCGTAGACCACACTATTGAGGGGTTTGGGGCCGTAAATCTCGACGGGCTGTACGACTTTGAGAAGCCAATTGTTTCTCAGATATGCGAACATATCAATGAGCATGTAAAACGAACGTTAGAGTGGTATTGGAAACTGGGAAAACTGGTGTATAAGCTAAAGCGCGAAGAGGATAAACATAATTGTTCGTTTCACGAGCGACTCGAAGTCTTACGACAGATGCTCGATAATCGTACGATCCGGACGCTTTTAAACGCAAAAATGATTTATGAACGATGGTCGAATCTGGAAGAGTTCAAGAAGGTCATTAGCTATAACGAAAGCCCTGAACGTCAAGGTATGCTGAGCTTTCGTCATTTACTTGCTCTTGCCCGGATCGACGATGACGAGAAAGTCGATGAGCTTGCCCAGGCTGTCGTCACTAAAGGAATTGCCGCGCAGGAGCTGGAAGCGATACTGATAGGTAAAACAGGCAAGCGTCGCGGTCCGGGTCGAGGTGTTAATGTTCCTGAATCCATCGAGGAAAGGCTATATAAATTAAATAGACATGCAGCCGCGTTTCGCAAAGTTCTCGAGGCGCTTTATGCGGGCGGAAAGTTTGCTTCTGATTTAGAACAATTGAACGTCGACGATGAAATAGAGCTCGTAATAGTGAATGCAATAGATGCGTTAGAAGATATATCGTCAATGGCGCAGGTTCTACTGCAGACGTTTGATAAAATGACCCGTAGTAAAGATCGAGATTAAAAATTCGCATCCGGGATTTTTCTTGGCCTGAAGGACGTCAGGCCGCATTTTTTAATCCGAAAATTCCTGCCCGCCCGACGACGCGGTCGGCCAGTTACTGGCTGAAAAGTCGTCATTTTAACCCTCCCATTTTACTTTTTGATTTTATTCCGGGGACCTGGCGGTCGCCGGGGACTAGAAGCGTCTCAAAAATGAGACATTTCTAGATGACAATCGGAAATAGCGTCTGTTCGGCAGGCGCGCATTTCAAGAAGGTTTTAGCCAGACGCATTGTCGTCTATGGCCGAAAGAATATTCGACCGACGACCGCCAAATTGTAGCCAGCAGCATAACGGCCGTTGGCAGATTAGTTGTATCGGCCCATCAGATCGCCCGCGCCAGTGTGCTAGGCGAACATTTATCGTGTTTAACTATGGGCGGCGAATGGCTAAAAAGGAGATTAAAACTATCGGTAGGGTTCAGAACGAACCTTTACCCTGCCGACAGTATTCTACGGGCCCGCAGGAAGCCCGATTACGCTATTTTGCGACTGTTATTCTAGAAATATCTCATTTTTGAGGCGCTTCTAGTCCCCGGCGACCGCCAGGTCCCCGGGGTCGGGGGCGCTTAGCTATTAAAGGTCGGGAAAAATGGTTGGTAAATTCGCTGTCGATGGGCGTCGGCGTCCTTATCCTCCGCTGAAAGTAATTAAGCGTTTGGCCGATAAAATCTACAGCAATCTTCTCTTGTTTGCGGATAAGCCGATTCAGCAGGAGGAGATCGTCAAAATCGGCCAGCGGCTGATCGAGATTTTTAAGCCGCCCGATGAGAAAACGCTCTTTGACTGTCTCATACCTATTTATAATCAGACACTAAACAAATACGAAATCGAGCGGTTCGCTTGGCGATTGGCGGCTAATGCTCGGCGAATCCGGAATTCGATTCCGGTGTCTTTTTGGTTTGGTCAGACAAAAGAAGAGCCGGCAATTTGTCAGTTTATTGCCCCAGAGGAAGAAGGCGATGTTAGGCAAGGTTTTATGCGGTACTGTGTACTTACAGGTCCCGCAGCTACCATTACCGGACGTATCTTTATCAACAGTTCTCGAAGATATCGTATTTATCGTGCAAGCAGCGTGAACGATCATCTGCGTCTTCGCTATCTATCGGCGGCAACATTTACGTGCCTTCTCATTCCGTCGCGAGCATCCTATCCGATGATCGATCCTTGGACTATCGGATGTACGAACAAACTTACCGCGCGTAACAAAAAACTTTTCGATCTCTGGTTACAAGCACGACGGGAACGGGTCGAAATAAAAGCTAGAAATGCCTATTATGTTCCGGTTATATTAAAGGATGGTTATACAAAAGACCTCGTAATTTCTTTTTAGCTATTCAAGAAGGAGGCGGCAATGCTCCAGTTTCGTCCGATCGGTAATCCGTCCGAAGTACCGTTTTACAATCCTGAGCGCGATCTTGCGCATGTTGGACCGCTACTAATCCGAGAGGCAATTGCGCAACTTGAGCCGTCTGCGCGCGAATTCTGGTTCAATGACTATCTGACTAAGAACAATGTTAGTGATGCGCAGCTTGCCGTAGCGGCAGAACGGATTGCGAAAGCCCTGAGCGACATGACAACCGATGCAAGGATCGCCCTAGGCCATGCGGGATTTTTCGACCTTCCTATCGAAGTGCAAATAGCTGTTTATACGAAAATTGGCCAAGTATTTCTTGCCGCAACCCATACGGCCATACGTTGGACGCTTGATGAGAGCGTAACAAAAGCTCCTATTGCAGACCGAATTCAAGATGCTGCCCAAACCATCTCTTCGACAATCAAAATCGAGTAATGCCTACGTTTCCTCGTCCGTACCTCAGTGAAAATCTCGTGATGCCGCTTCCGACGGACATTGTCTGTCCGTCATGCTGCGGTGTGGCCACAGTTTATCTTGACTCTCGTCATATGCCGATTATTTACTGCCGCAAATGCGGACTGCAGTCGTTTATCAGTCTTTTTGATAAAGACGATCAAAGGCGTTGGTTCGAGCGACCATTCTTGCCGTCTCGACCGATTGAAGATAACGACTTGCCCGCGTTTACTGTATGGCTAAAGCGTTACTTTGATCCTCTTCTTTCAACAGCGGATGCACCGACGTTGCTTCGTCAGATTTTCTGTCGTATTGAGAAAAGATGGAAACGGTTCGCCTGCCCAGTGTATCATTGCGAAGGCCTTGTGACCGGATATGTTTCGCTAAGCAATCGCTCATTCTATGTGCATCGAAACTACGACAATAGCACAGGCGGAATTTTGCCGCGGGCTGACGTCTTTAGGAGCAATCGAGCTATCTTTATTTCGCCGATCGATGCGCTGCGCTGCTATGTCATAAACGCACGACAGAAAGGCAGTATTGATATTCCTATATACGCGGTTATTCAACGGGAATTAAAAATAAAATATCGCTGGCATGATCCTCCTTCGCCATTACTGCCTCTACTTAACATCAATCGAAAGTGCGAGATGATTTTTGCCATTCCCGCTGGTAGCGCCGCCAAGACGATAAATAGGATCGTTCGTGCCGCGAACGTGCTCAACGCATTTGTTTCAGCATACGACCCCGAAGAGTTTGATGACGTCGATAGCCTTATTGCTACCATCGAACGTCGCGCGCAGCCTGCCAGTAACGCGTATTTCCTTATTAGCAACAGGAAGTTTTTCCTTCAAAAGGACAAACTCGTTACCGCCGATCTAAGCGAATATGATGGCGTACTACTTTTGGGTGGGGGTCTATACGTAATTAAGCGCGAGAATTGTATTCTTGACGCTACTAAATTAGAACCGATCACCAATTTTGGTTTCAAAGTTGTCGGCTGCACCAGCAGGCGTTTGCTTGTCGATGTAACCTATATTGACGGAACAAAACTTAGAATTTCCGTGTCGCTTGAACTGCTACGAATATCGGCACAGATGCTTAGAAAGGCGATCATACGTGCCTTAAACGCTGCTGGAAAAGTCCCCTTTATCCGTTGTTCGAGCAATCTATTAATGTATATTCTCCTAACAACGGCGAATCCCGAGGTAAATCTAGCATCGTACGTTCGGCACATGGTAAGATGAAAAAAACTGGGAGTTTCCGTTGTCATCTAACTGTAAAGGGGTAAGATTATGTGTCGATGCAACGTAGAAACACGTAGAGACGCTTGTGACATGCTGCAAAAAGGTCTCATGCGGTTTGCGACTGGAGCCGTGCGCAGTACCGACGCCGAAGGTGAACGGTGGGATCTGATTACTCCGATTGGTTTAAGGCGTCTAGCCCAAACCTGCGCCGAAGGGGCTGCGAAATACGGCGAATATAATTGGCAGAAAGGTATTCCGGCTAGCGTAATGCTCAATCATGCGATACGGCATCTATATCTGTATTTGGCGGGGGATACAAACGAAGATCATCTTGCCCATGCGGCGTGGAATATCCTGGGCGTGTGTCATTTTGAAGAAGTTATGCCCGAAATGATCGACATTCCCACTCGACGTCGCGAAAAAACAAACGACGACAAAGCTGAGTAACGCGTGTCTGTGGCGGCGTTTTGTGGCAGCGTGGAATCTGGCCTTCTTTTGCTGTTAGACCGCGATTTTCAATCCCATGGCTTCCGACGTCGTTAAATCCGATTCCGTTCCACAAGCTGCGGTCGCCGTCGATCCCAAGGAAATTCTCGAAAAGCTTGCCAAAACGGTTCAAGCCAACGACAACACCAGCGCGCTTCTTCCGGTTCTTTTCTCGTTAAACGGCGAACCGCTTCGGCTGGAAGATCATTTTGTTTTCAAGCCGCTTTTTAACCTCCACCAGCCGATGGAAACGGTTCTGATGTGCGGTCGTCAAGTAGGGAAAACTACCAATATCGCGGTTCAGAGCCTTCTATTAGCCGCCAGCCTTCCCTACTTTACGGTTACCGTGGTCTTCCCTCGGGAAATTCATGCCGCCCGATTCAGTACCCTTTATCTTAGCCCGCTTCTCCGCTCATCAGTTATAAGCGATATTTTGATGGGCAAGGATAGCGTGGATCAGGTGTTCCAGAAAGACTTTACGAACGGATCCCATATCATCCTGACCTATGCTTACGATAATCCCGATCGAACACGTGGTATTGCGGCAACACGGCTATTGTGTGACGAAACACAAGATATGCTCCTTACGTCTATTGAAATCATTAAAGAGACGCTTTCTCATGCCAAATTTGGCGTACAGGCCCTTTATGCCGGAACTCCGAAAACGACAAGCAACACCTTAGCCACCCTCTGGTACCGAAGCAGCCAAGCGGAATGGTTTATACGTTGTACCCATTGTACGACAAACGGTAAACCGACTTGGAACATTCCCTCGCCGGATCATCATTTAGAGAAGCTTCTGGGACCCGTCCATGAGAAAATTTCCGAAAGATACCCTGCCTTACTGTGTCATAAATGCCGACAACCGATTTCGCCGCGAAACGGGCAATGGGTCCATCGATATCGAGATAGGATCCCCGATTTTACGGGGTATCACGTCCCCCAAATTCTTCTTCCGCATCATTATGCCAACCCTAGAAACTGGGCAACGCTTCTAAAGAAGACGAACGGTCCAACATACATCTTCTACAACGAGGTCATGGGGTGGCCATATGATGCTGCAGCCGCCATTGTAAGCGAGCAAGATTTGATCCGTGCCTCTACATTAGGGGAAAATAAAGATGAACTTGCGGTCCAAGAGGCTAAAAAATATACGGTTACGGCTCTTGGTGTAGACTGGGGCGGCGGCGGGGAGGATATGACGAGCTTTACCACCCTTGCGCTTGTAGGCCTCTGTCCGGACGGCAAATTGCACGTCATTTGGGGGAAAAGGCTTCTTACGCCAAACGATCATCTTCGTGAGGCCGCCGAAATCTGCCGGTATTGCTGTTACTTTAACCCTACTTTTCTGGCCCACGACTACGGCGGAGGAGGTACGGTTCGTGAGACAATCCTTGTAAATGCCGGCTTTCCGGACCACAAAATCGTCCCCATGTTATATGCGGGAACGAGCATGGCGGCCGTTTATAAGGTTAAAGAGCCGAACGAGCTTAACCCTCGTTCTTACATCCTCATTAATAAAACAAAGACCATTCAGATACTTTGTGCGCTTATCAAACTTGGCCAGATTAGATTTTTTGCTTATAACAGGCAGAATCCGCAGGAATGCTTAACGGCCGATTTTCTGAATTTGAAAGAAGAGCGTACCGTTTCTCTCGTCCGCGAGCGCTATCATATCTCTAAGCAAACCGGCTCTATCGACGATTTCGTTCACGCCGTCAACTATGCGTGCATTGCCATATGGCTAAATACGCGCTGGCCCGATATGGCAAATGCCGTGGCTGAATACGCGTCGGAGCAACTCGTCGAATAAGTTATAATAAGATAAGTGAGAAATTAGATTCCGGAATTTTAGCAGCCTACGATGAATACCCTTTTTGGGGGGTTTCGTCAGAATTTGATTCCGGAATCAAATTTTTTAAAATGTTACGAACGTCAAGAATCGTAATAAATTTGATTCCGGAATCAAATTTTTTAACTCTATCGGAGGCAAGACGATGGCATTTCTTGACCAGCGATCTGACAAAAGCGGCCAAAAAACCGCCAGTATTATGACGAGTTTCCAGGCGCCAGCGTTTGTAAAGTCGGCATCGTTAGATCAAATCATGGGTAAGGAGGCCAAGGGTAGTCTTGACTATGCGGATCCGTATCATAAACGCTACCCGATTACAAATCCGGCAGCGATATGGATGTCGGCTGCCTATTTTTGGCTTGAAAAGAACGCCGATGAAGACGTAGAACGTCGTATTATTGAGGCTGCCGAATTATTCAATATTAAAGATGAGGTTCTTCAGCTCAAAAGCGAAATCTCAAAGACCCTCGAAAAGCAGGCCGCTGACGAGGAAGTTTCCGACGATTACTTTGCCTTGGTCAAAGAAGTTGCTGGGCACAAGCGCCGTTACTATCCGCTTCGTAACCGCCAGGAAGTGAAAGTAGCGGCCCGATACTTTAACGAAAACCGGGCGAGCATTCCTCGGTTTGAAGACCGCTATCAGATGGCCAACAAAATTCTTGCGGCGGCCGAGCGAGAAGGCGTTTACATCGGAGATGAGTTGGACGCACTTCTCAAATCGGCTTGTATCGGAGTACCGTCCTTTGACGGACTCTGCAAAGTAATCCGAAACCGGGTCAATATGGCTAAGGTCGATGGCAAATACGATCTTGCTGTCGAATTGGAGGAACTGGCCAAGAAGGTAACGCATCTCGAAAAAACGGCTTCGCTGAATATTGGCGAGGTTCAGGCAGTTCTGGAGCTTATCGATAATCTCGATAATACAAATAGGTGGACCCGCCATTACCATTTAGCGGGGCTTCCCGAAGATTATATCTTTACGGTTACGGAAAAGAGCGCTGAGTTAGTGAATATCGTCGTCAACCCCGATACGGGTGCTATTTATAACGCCGATGCTTTTAAGGACCTTACGCCTTCTTCGCTCATCCCATCCCTCGGAGAAGATTTTGTTAAGTTGGCTTCAGATCCGGACGTTGATCGGTTCGATCAAAATCGGCTTCAAGAAGCGCTTTCGAACTATGGTTATGGTGCGATTTTCGATGACGTAATGGCGAGTCTAGGGATCGCCCCTATCATGAAAGTCGAGAAGGGTTATCAGATTCCGGACTATATGTGGTCAAGGTTGGCACGCTATGGACGACCAATTGCAAGTTGATGCTAGCGTTATTGAAGGTTTGGCCGTGGCACTTAAACAGGCCGCAGAGGCTATGAAAAATATCGATAAATCGAAGCTTTACCTTGTCATTGCTTCTGTAACCGGCCGACCTTCTGTATTTGAATTTGACTCGATTGAGCAGTGTAAGGCCAAAGTGGCCGAACTGCACCAAGAAAAGAAAGACTATCCTCTCTTTGTTTATTTGTTTGAAGGTAGGAAGTGGAGCGTCCGTAATAGTCCTCTGTCTCTAGTGTCTCCCGATGGCCAGTTTTATCTTATTCGTCCTGAGTCTATAACCGAGGAGCAAGTCGATGTCATCTGACGTTCCTGAAACCGAGGTTTCCTTGCTTCAGAACGAGGATAAATATAAAGCTTTAGGAATACAGATTGTCGAGGATGACGTTCATGTCGTCGGAAAAGGCATGTTTTACAGCGTCCCAAAGTCTAAAGGAGGTGTTATGACCTGGTATAACCCAAACAAAGTCGAAACGGTAATCGTAGATCCGGGTACTGAGTTTGAGCGGATATTTAACCCGACAACCGGAAGGTCGGAACCTTCCAAAGGAGCTGCCGAACTTTTAAAAGCAGTAATCCAAGAACACGGTAGCGGTCCTCCGTCCGCAAGTCCAGGATATGCTCAGCCAGCTTTTGTTCCGGAAACCATTCATAAAAACGAGCTAAAGGTAACCTTCGCTGTTACTGGTTCGCCAATCCTAATTACAAGTCGGTATTACAAACACATCATTACCGAGAACAAGCGATTCATCATTCTCATTAAGTCATTGGCCGATAGAGGCGAAGAGATGCTTGATTTTGTCTCTTCAAACGAGTCGACCATCGGCATTCATGTGGACGGGCTCGACAGCGTTCTCGTAACGACAACTGCCGAGTATACCGCTTTTGAATTTAACGGGTTCAAATTCCAAATCTTTAAGATTCTTGACGAACGATTTCCAGGCAGGCCGTCATGATTGATAACCCATTCCAGACAACCGGTGCTGGGCCGTTTGGAGACGCCTATACTTATCGTGCCCGCTTTCAACCATTTCCAGCGCCTTGGTTTGATTATGCTAGCACCCAGCTTCCTGCGACGCTATGGGATGCTCTGCGTTGGTGTGAGTTTCTCGTAACGACGCAGCCGGTCTATAGATCGGCGATTGAACGAATCATTTCCTACTTTATTACTGAAATCGAGGTTACCGGCACCGATCGAGAAGGAAAACGGAGCTATAAAGACCTCCTTGAGAACGTCTTAGGCATTTATGGCCATTTAAAGTCGTTCGGTCTGGACTATTTCACGTATGGCAACTCTTTTGTTAGCGTCATCGCTCCGTTCGAGAAGTTTGCCAGGTGTACCAATAAGGAATGCTCGTTTGAGACAACCGTTCTTCGTCTTTTCGACAATAAAGATAACAACAAAGCACGATGGACCGACGGCGAGCTTTTCGCAACATGCCCTGCCTGCAAAAGGAATGTCAAATGGCACGTCATTTCGCGACGTAATTTAACTGCCGAAAAGCTCGTTATAAAGCGTTGGTCGCCATTTGAGATCGAAATCGAATTCGATCCCTTCTCCGGCGCAACACGACATATTTGGCGTATTCCAGCCTACTTTAGAACCGAAGTCGCGAAAGGCTCTCCTCTTACCATCGCCAATGCACCGGATGAAGTTTTGCTAGCGGCTACGCGGAATCAGAATATCCGGTTCTATCCTTCGGAGATTTTCCACGCCAAAGTACCTACTTTGGCGGGGCATATCCTCCGCGGATGGGGTATAAGTCCCGTTTTGGCGCATTTCAGGCAGGCGTGGCTTGTCGCACTGTTCCATAGACATAACGAAGCTGTTGCGCTTGACTACATCATTCCGCTACGGATTCTTACCCCCGCAACGAGGGGAGGGGCATTAGGGGATTCGCTAATGGCGGGGGATGCGGGCATTATTTCGCAACAGCTTCATTTTGCCGTTCAAGCCCGTAGATACGATCCGACTAGTTGGGCTATCTTTCCGTTTCCGGTTCAATATCAATTTGTGGGAGCAGAAGCTAGTCATTTAGCCCCGGTTCAGCTGTTGGATTATGTGCGTGCCGAGCTTTTAGAATCTGTCGGCATCCCGATGGAGCTTTATCGAGGCTCGTTGTCAGTTCAAGCCGCCCCAGCAGCATTACGACTGTTTGAGGCGAACTGGTCTTACATTATTCATATCTTTAACCGGTTCTTGCAATGGGTTGCAGATAAGATTGCTGCCCTCTTAGATTGGGACCGAGTCCAGGTCAAGCTGGTTAAGCCGTCCATTAGTGATGACATCAATAAACAGCTGGCCAAGATACAGCTTATGCAAGCTGGGCTGGTCTCCAAGCAAACCGCCCTCAAAGCGCTCGGCATCGAAGATTTCCTCGAAGAGACGCAGCAGGCTCTTACGGAGGAGAAACAGCTCACGACACTGCTCGAAAAGAGCAAGGAGGATATCGAAAAGAGCCAAGCTATGCGTCAATTGCTAAGCTTGCCTGCAGGGGCCGGAGAGCAAGCCGCGCAGGGCGCAGTTATTGGTGGTCCTCCTCCCGCGGTAATGGGGGGAGGCATGCCTCCACAGCAGGGTGGCGGCGGAGGTGCTCCTCAAGGTCCGATGCCGATGCCTGGCCCAGTGTCGCCTACGGATCAAGTGCTGGCACAGCTGACTATGCGTCAATCGACCATGACCGTCCAAGATTTGGAACAGGTCGCTACAACGTTTGCTCAGCAGCTTATGCAGATGCCGCTTGGTCAGCGTATTAGCGAACTGAGACGGCTTCGGGTGAAGAATCCTACTGTCCATGCCCTTGTTAAAGCAAAAGTCGAGGAAATGGACCGTGAAATGACGCGACGGGCAAGACAGACGATGATGCCGCGCTAGAAATTTGATTCCGGAATCAAATTTATGGAAATCTTTTGGATTCACGAGCTTCCAAAGGATCCGCAATCTCTCGTGATCCCCGGCGTTCCGTCTCTTTATGAGCGACTATATGAAGATGAGGAGGCGGAGCGGAAGGATATTCTACGCTGTTTCATGCAACTTAAGTCCGAACTAGCATTGACTCAAGAGTCGATTGACGTTGATGACTTAAAACCGGTCGATGTGTTAAACGAGAATGTTTACGACGAGCAGCCACATGTAATAGTCAATGTGCCGAAAAAAGAGGATGGGTCGGATGATCAAGACGAGCGTGCTACGCCAGCGAATTTACTTCAAGCGCTTCGCCGCTTGAGTACGGATAGAAAAGGGTCGAAATAATGGGTCTTAGCTACGAGGCAATAAGATGGTTGCTCGACCTTTTAATGACGAAAACGGCGCAGCAGATACAACCGCTTGTGTTGCCGCCGAACCTCCATGGCAACGATTCTATGCAGTTGCCTCGCCCCGATGATTCTATACGACAGGGAACTAATGGTCCTTTTACGGGGCCGCAGTTGACTCTCCGCGCCGCTGATCCTAGGCAGTCTAGCATTAATAATTTGTTTAATCCTCAGTGGCCATATTCCCCCGGCAAGACGTCTACGCCGGAGGGATCTTGGAATCGTTTTGGTCGTGCGGAGTCCGCCGGTGCCACTCTTTTTGGTCCTCGGTACGAATTTGAGTCTTTGCTAAGGCTCCCTCCGGCTGGTCCTTTGCGTGTTCAACCACTTGCTAGCGAGCCATTCGCTAGTAATCGGCCGCCGCATGAGCTCCTGAATATAAGTGGTCACGGAGGTGACTGGACTATACCTGCGCGGGAGCCGCAAAACAGTTTAGTACTATATCTTAATCGGCGTTACGACGATGCGGTAATGGATGAATCGCTAAGTCATGTCGACCTCTTTCGTTTTAAGGATTTTCCTAGGGCTATGGAGGAGTATCTCAAGCTATTGACCGGGCAAGATAATATGTTTTATCGTATGAATCTTAGAACCGCAGAGCGCGGCTCTCTTGACGCGTCTAACATTCTCGTTGCATTGTTTAGCCGCCGCCCTCTTGACCCGTCTAACAGTCCCATCGCATTGTTTGACGGACTGAACCGAACTATCGATCAGTACAGATACGTACAAGGTCATCCGCGTCACGGTTCCGCGTCTCGATTTATTTCGCGGGTCAACGAGAAACTGAAGGCTATTCCAACTCCGCTAGATGCTGGGTCGTATGCTTTTTTCGGTGAGGTACCCGAATATACCTTGGGTGCAATGGCCGCATACGGGACGCCCGGGAGAGATCGTCCAGAACATTACACGTCTGCTATTGTACCGTTGATATGGCAACCGATTACATGGCCTCCGCTACATGAGTCGTTCCACATCGGTACCATGTCAGCGTACGCTGGCGCAGGGCTTCTAGCTCTGCAACTGCTTTCATGGATTCCGCATCCTTCTGCGGGAGCCGTTCGTGGAGTTGCGGCGAATGCTCGTCATGCGCTGCGGCTACTTCAGCATGGCGCACACCGACTTGGACGCGTTAGTGGCTATGTCGCATCGAATATCGTGTGGCCGATTATCTTGCCGGACATTTTTAAGGACACTACCACGGGGGTCATAAGCGCTTGGAAGACCCTTGTCGACGATCCCGATTATCGCGTACTGACATTAAATAATACGCTCACCCATTTCGCTTGTCGTACTCCGATTATAGGCCCCGACGGTCGCATGTCGACATTTTGGGATGCTAGCTATGATATCCCGCACATGATGCGCAATCCGCTTATGCGCTCGTTCTTTAGTACGAAAGTCGCCGCGGGGGCGCTTGGGGTGTGGCCTGATGATCCTCAATATAATGATGTTCTGTCCGAAGCGAGTGACCGCATACCCGAACGTGTTCATAAGGTACGACACGAGATGAGTCCAACGTACCGTATATCCGCCGAAAGCATGACCGTTCTAACATTAACGACACCGTTACTATTTCCGAATACCGATTTTGCACCGGTGACACACATCTATGCTGATCGTGTCGAAGAAAGAGAGGTCCTTCATGGGATCATAGAGAAGTATAAAGATCAATATGCAAAAATGCAGCCGAACGACCCAGCATACGATGCAAGGGTAAAACGAGGGGCTTCTCTATTGGCGTCTAATTGGGAGAAGTTGCAAGAGCCGGATCTAAGGGTCGCAAACCAGTTTGTTGGCGACATGCAGGTAGCCGCAAGCGGCCGTGGTCTTAAATATCACGTCTTGCCGAAATTGATGATGGCTAGGTATCCGGGATCGGAGATTTTAGCAGATATCTTCCGTCCCGGCCAGACGTCCACACCGATAGAAAACGAAATCCGCAGCTTGACGCTTTCGGAAGCTGAACTTGCCAAGTATACATTTCGACTTTTGTCGTATATGAACGTTGCATCGGATGAACGTGGTAGGATATGGTTTAGCTTCGATGCCGAAGCGTTAAAGACGGACGCGGATCGAGCCACGTTTTTTAACGATGCTGCCAAATTTAGTGTCTTACTTGAATGGTATCTAAACCGTGGTATAAATCAACTGCAGGCAGAACAGCTTCAGAATCCTCATCTCGAAATGGTCCGTAAAGCTGACGACATCGCTCAGCGCTTAATTAGGGACCTAGGCGGTAGCCTATCGGAAGCGACTGAGCAAGGTGCAAGTACGCTGCAGGCCCTGCGCAATCCAACTATTAGGCATTTAGTTTACAGCCGAATCTTTAACGCAGAATGGGTTGCAACGCAACTTGCTCTTTCGCCTTCGGAAAACGATCGAAAACAAATTTTTAACAACGTGTATAGATATAGCCCATTTATTGCTGTACAAGCGCGCCAGTTGCAACTCGATAAGGAATGGCAGAGACAACAATACCGTGCTACTGGCAACGCTCAAATACTCGACGAATCGTTGCGGGACCAGGTTGACCAGTTGGAGGAGCCCTTCTATTTTGCATATGCGGCAGCGACCAAAGATGCGCAAGTTACGGCTGCATTTACGCCTATGGATATGTCACTTGGCGCACTTGCCAAACAAATGGCATATCGGTGGGTGCCACAACCAAAATGGATGGTTGCCTGTTTCCAGGCTAGAGACGCGATTGCCGCTGCTCCTCTATTCCATCGCTACACGTTATTGTTGTATCCAGTTGCAGCATTCGCCCGAGGCTACGTTGATAGAACTGGGAAAGCATATAAAGAACACGCTATCGCGGCGGCCGACGAGGAACTGGCTCGTGGGTCGGACTTTGCCCAACTACTAAACGCGGGGCCTGCACGGACCGGCGAAGTTGTTTTATTGCTGAGGGAGTTGTTACCTAAGAAGTGATTCAATATGACCTTTATCGACGTATTAAACACTAAGATCGCAGACTTTGCTGCCGACCCGGATAAGGTTTTGTCCGAATCGGCAGATGACTTATTACGTCGTCTTGACGTCGGTTCGCCGTCCACAGACGACGTCGCGACGTCTCTTATATATTTTGTTGCCACGTATGGGCTTAATCAGCTACGTCATATTCCTTTGGAAAGAATGTTAGAATTAATTTATAGGGGCGAACTCCCAGAAACGCCTACGGAAATTGCAGTTATTGTTTCGTCTGCCCTAAAGCTTGATAAGTTCGACTACAGTACGTTAGGCGGAAGTCGTGTATTGGATTTTTGGACTGAGCTTACAGTCCAAGATCGTCTGTGTACGATTGCGGGCGTGCCGGATATTGTATTTGACGCGTTAAAGAAGTGTGTCGAGTCGGAAGATCGTGCAGAGGCAATCATTTTGGCTTTGGTTAGTCACATGAAATCACTCCTAAAGGTCGATTAGTCGGAGAGGTACATCATGTTTAAGAAAGGAAAAATAAAGAAGATTTTCCACGACAAAGGGTATGGTTTCATCGTACCCAATGGTGGGGGTGCAGATGTCTTTTTCCATGTCAAATCCTACGTCGGCGATATTCCTTTTACCGAACTTCAGCCCGGTTATGAAATCGAATATGAAGATTACATCGTCAATTCGCGAATCCGAACCAAATTAGTCAAGTTTACAAAGGACATCAGTGATGACACCGTTAACACTTCAGGATCGTGAATGGGTAACTGCCGTTATTGAATCCACCGTTGCCAAGGCAATGATTGAGTTTAAGGATGAAAATGCAAAGCTCAGGGAAGAACTTATTGCTACAACAAGGGATCTATCAAAGTCCTTGGAGGAATACGTCCATCGACAGCTCAAGGAGTGTCAGACAACTTGTCGAGAACGACAGTATGGTTTTCTCCAACATCTCATTGCCGGAGCCGTAGGTGGATTGGTCGTAGGTGCTGCTACGAACGGACATAATATTTTTAGTATCATACAGGGAATCATTCGATATATTTTCTCGTGATTTTCATTCCCTCCTTGAGCGTGCGGGTTTGCTCGACTGCTTCCTGGCATTGGACGTCGAAAAATGCCCGAAAAGCCGAAACCGCAACAACCGGTCGTGCAACAACAGCAGCAGGTCGAAGAAGGCCCTGGGATGCTGGAGCAGGCGCTCAGCATCCTTAAAATGTTCCTGTTTATGTATGCCGCGAGCGCCGGCCTTGTCCCTAGAAGCGAGGCGGCAAAACGTAGTTTACAGGCCTTTAGACAACAGATAAAAGCACGAGGCGACATAGTTCCACTGGAGCAGAAAGAAGTCGACAAAATCGTCAATACCGTGGCGCGCTGGTTCGGATTTCCTTCCATAGAGCAGGTTCCCGAAAAAAATCGACAACTAATTTACGAAGTTGCTAGATACGTCAACTGGTTCGCGCCAGAGATAACGGACTATGTGCTCGCGCCGACCGGCAGTTTTTCGCAGCTATATTCCTATCTTGGTGCAGGGTTCCAAAAATTTGATCCTACTCTTAGTCGCGTAGGACCCAACGGGAAGCCCCTGTTTCAAGAAGTTGGCGAATGGATCATCGATAAATTCTACGCGAACGCCAATTTACGTGATAATAGGTTTATTGCTCTAACGGGCGGGATGCCGGCCGGCGCGTTCGGCGAGATGGTCTATCATTTAATCACGTTGGGATTGGTTCCCTTTAACGAATCCTATAACGAGATTATTTCTGCCATTAATCGACACGCCCCGGCAGTTGTAAGAACAGGGCTTCTGCTGCAGAGCCTTGGCAAATCAAATATCGATATTAGCGACGCCGTAACGGCTTATAATTCTTTTCTTGCTATGCTCGCTCCCGAAAAGATTGGCGGGACCCCGGCCGAGCAAATTGAACGACTACGGCATACAATCGCTCGGCTTAAAGCTACTTTTGCTCCTAAAGGACCGGGTGAACTTTCTACGGAAGAAGCGCTGAAGAAAGATGCCGAGCGTATTGTAAAAGCCATCAACTCTATGGGAGGACGATGGTACGGCACCTTAGTATACGCCCTTCAGAACGGATTTGTAAGTCCAGCGTCGATAGCCGGGCGAATGGCTTCGCAGATTTTAAGCGGCCGGCCCGTTCCCGTTTTCAATTCGAATCAGGTATATAGCGCCCTTGTTCGAAGTGGCGTTCGCCCGGCGGATGCCGTCGTCATGCTCCAGAGTCCCAATATCTATAAGCCCTATTTTAATGATCCTCGACTGCAGCACGCCCTGCGAGGCGCTCAGTGGATGGAGTTTAATCGAAATATGAGTTGGCTCGAGGCCGCGCTCCGTCGTGGAGGGGTTTCCCCAGGACTTGCCCATGAGGCAGCGATGGCAAATTTTGCGGCTCTTGTTGGCTATACTTTGCCCGAAGCACGACAAATATTAGGACGGTATGATCCGACGTTGTTCGATAAGATACAGCAACTTACCGAAGAGAATCTCCGACGTCCTGAATCCTTGATACTAGGACGAAACGACTTAGCAGTAAGAGCGGTTAGTACTATTAAAGACATAGCGCAGAACCCCCCAAAAGATTGGTTCCAAGCACTCTTGCGCGTTATAGGCGGACTCTACGATTACGCTCCGGTAGAACTAGAAATGCCGCCTGCGGAAATACCGCCGCCCGGAGCTCCGGCGGCTTCGGGACTTGGTCATCTAACCGGAGGACCAGCAGGCCAGTTGTTTGGTCAATTCGGCCGTCAGGGATATGGAACAACCGGTGGACTAGGTGTACCTATCGTTAATGCAGTGGCGGGAACATTTACCGAATGGCCGCCTAAACCGCCAAGCGGGGCGGGGCCTCGGCCGTTAGGACAGCCTATAGCGTAAGAAACAGCGACAAGGACAAAAAAATTTGATTCCGGAATCAAAATTATGGCCTTCGCACCAGGCATTCAAGACAGATACCGGTTTGGCGACTATACGGCGCTAAAGCCTGGCCAGTTTGCGACTCTTGTCATTCAAGAGCATCATGCCAAGCGGGCCGGAAAGCACTACGATATTCGTCTCGGAACACCGGAGCTGGGTCTTTTTTCCTGGTCATCCCGAAAGTTTCTGCCCGATATCAGTGATAAAATACTCGCCGTCCAGCAACCTCTTCATGATTATGATTACAAAGACTATGTCGGGCCAATCGACGCAGGATATGGCGCTGGAGATGTAAGAAAAGTCCTCGAGACATCCGTTCTTGTTACGAATGTTACCCCGGACTCGATTAGCTTTACGACTGCGGAGGAACGCCTCCCTTCTAGGTTTACGCTTGTAAGGGATAAACGAGACCCCCGTCGGTGGTATCTTATTAATAATACGCCGTCTGAGTATCCCGATTACACAAAACCTCGGATGAAATACGTAGATACCGAGGAAGTCGATAAATTTATCGACAAAATGAAAAACGGGGATACGCTGCAGGAAAAGATCGACGGCGCGCACGGGATCGTTCGGCTGCTGAAGGATACGGTTGAGGTCTATAGCGTCAGGAAATCCGTTACCGGCCGTCCAATCGTACATACCGAGCGCATTTTCGGTGGAAGACCTAAGATACAGCTGCCACCGGAAATCAGGGATTCGATTCTGGGTGGCGAAATCCGGGCGGAACGCGAAGGCAAAGCCACGGCGCCCCAGGAATTAGGTTCATTTCTAAACTCTGCCATCGCCAAAAGCCTTATCAAACAGCTACAGACCGATACAAAACTCAAAGTATCGTTATTCGATATAGTCCGATTGGGGGGGAAGCCAGTAACCGATAAGGACTATCAGGAGCGACTCAAGCTTTTACAAGAAAAAGTATTGCCGCATCTTCCTCGAGACACCTTCGATATTGTTCAAACCGCGACCACGCCTGATGCGGCTCGAAAGCTCTGGAATAGCATTCTCAAAGGCGAGAACCCAAGAACTGAAGAGGGGGTTATTCTCCGTCCTGCCGGAAAAGAACCGCTTAAAGCTAAATTGGTTACGGAATTTAACGTTTATATCCGAGGTATCTTTCCTGGCGAAGGGAAGTATCGGAACAAAGCTGCCGGCGGTTTTTACTATTCCTTCGAGCCAGATGGGCCTATCGTTGGTTACGTCGGAACAGGGTTTAGTGATGAATTTCGCGAAGAACTTTTCCGGAATCCGGAGAACTATATTGGACGGGTTGCAAGAATAAAAGCGCAAGGTCAGTTCCCCTCAGGAGCACTTCGTGCGCCTGTCTTTATTGCCATTGACGAAGATAAACCGCAAGTTGCCGTGCCGCCAGCTACTCCGCCGAGAGGCGTAAAGGTGGCATATTTAAACATTATTGACGATCCGGAGCACCGCGGCAAATGGCTGAATGTCTTCGATGAGATTAAGGAATTGGTTGATAAATATAAAGACAAGGCTGTTGAGGCCTGGAAGAACGGTCAATTATATATCGAAACGGATAAAGGAATCATCAAAATAGCCGGTACAAGCTGGTCGCCGGTAGGATGGGTTTATGATGCGATGGAATTGATGACGCAACCTATTGGTGGACCGACTCCGCTTTCGATGAGTCTTGCCGGCGGCGTGCTCTCCGGTACCATTTCGGCGCTTACGGCTTTGGGCATAGGCACGCTTCTGAATCTCTTTGAAGGCAAAAAGAAAATTGTCAATACGAAAAAATTAGTTACGCGCGCTGCAATTTTAGGCGCAATTTTAGGGGCCCTTCCTGGACTATCGGTCGGGATTTCGCGACGCATGAGCGGCGGTGATTGGAAAGGTTTTTTTGAGCCGTGGCCAGAAAAGGCGGTGGAGTCAAAAGCAGCAGCCGATGGGATGGAACGTGTCGCTCAAGAGCTTACGATTCAGTATCCTCCTCTTACGCCTATTGACCAAAGAACCAAGGAGCCCGTCGATATCGCGCCCATTTATATCGTCAATGAGCCCCATTGGCGGGATGTTGTTCTGCGAGACCCTTATCTTACCGAAATTGAAAAAGCCGTTGTCGCCGCACCTGTCTATGCGACTGCTTTAGCGGCCGGTAGAAACTCCGTAACCCCAGGAGAAATAGCATATACTGCCCTAAAAGCCGGTCTTGGTGCTATAATAGGCCATAAGATAGGCACTCTTGCCGGGGCAATTCTAGCTCTCAGCCCGGAATTTCGCGAAAAGCTTCAGCAAAGCGGGATGCTTGCTGGAATTCTAAAGACAGTTATAACTTGAGCATCGTACCAGGACCGGATTATAATTGAAAAGAAGTAACGACACCCCTCTTTTGGAGAAGTAGTCATGCGATATCTTGTCGGTTTTTCGGTCCTTTTACTCTCTATTGTTGGCTGCGGAAAGGACAACCCACCTATGCCTCCACGACCGCCCGACGAACTCGATATTTCCTTCAACGGCCCAACGAACATTTCTTATGGGGAACTTGCGACGATTTCGATTTCAGGCTTGCCGTTGGAAGTCGTTAACAGTGCCAAGGTTTATGTCTGGCCTCGAGATGAAGTCAAACTCGTACCGGCCATTTCATGGGATTCGAAACCGTTTGTCTTCTTTTCCTCGACCAAACCTGCCAAATATCTCCTTTGGATCACCGTCAATACGGGAAAGCTAGTAGGCTATGCCGAATGGCCTATTGAAGTAGGTGTACCGCCCGGCCCCGAACCTAAGCCTGAACCCAAGCCAGAACCGAAACCAGAGCCCGAGCCCAAGCCCGAACCGAAACCTGCGCCTAAACCCGAACCCAAGCCCGAACCGAAACCTGAGCCTAAACCCGAACCCAAGCCCGAACCGAAACCTGAGCCTAAACCCGAACCCAAGCCCGAACCTGTTGCGGAAAAAGTCTGGGGCGTTCTGATCGTCGAAGAAAGCAGCAAGCGTACCCCTCAGATCGCATCCGTCATTTTCTCGCAAGATGTCGATAGATACGTCAAGTCCAAAGGCTGGGGATTCTATAAATTAGATAAGGACATCGTTACTCCTGACAATGCGCCGCCTAAGGAATATGTTGATTGGATTAAGCTGGCCGTCCAGAAAGGAATTCCTTATGTCTTCGTGATTTCCGAAAAAGGAAAGCGACTGCGAGAATTTCCGCTTCCTGCAACTGCAGACGGGCTATTGCGAGAATTGACCAATTGCGGGAAGGATAACTATGACGAAGTGAAACGATGGTTGCAAGAGACGTCGCCGCCTCCAAAGAAACAGGAAAGCGGCGTCAAGTGGACCATTCCTCAAAGCCCGTCAGGCGTTTCATGGCCTACTACATGTCCGTCTGGAACCTGTCCTAGCAGATATTTTATTAATTTCTAATTCCGCAAAGGGATTCCAATCATGGCCGATAGCTACAAAGGTTTTCATTTTGGGTTGCTACCCCGTACGGTAGCGTACGGTGACGTCAGTCCGATCTACTCCGAAGTCATGCCTGTGATTCCGAGGGATCAATGGCAAGACTTCACGTTATCGCACTATATTCCAAGAATTCTCGACCAAGACGGACAAGGAAGCTGTGTTGCCGCCTCTGGCGTAGCTTCGGTAATGCTTTGTAGGCTACAGACTGGACTGAAAGACGTTGAGCTTTCCATTGGTAGTCTTTACGGGCAGATCAACGGCGGGGTTGATGGTGGTTCCACGTTAGACCGATCAATCACAGCACTTACAAAAGTAGGTTGCTGCCCGGTCAGATTAATTCCCCATTATGAATGGCGGCCTAGTCGATGGCCCAGGAACTGGAAAGAAGAGGCAAAGAAATACCGAATTACCGAAAGCTACGATTGCACCAACTTTGATGAGATTTGCTCGGCTATTCTATCTGGATTTGCTGTGTCGTATGGTATTCCTGTAACCAAAGGTTTTGTCGAAAACGTATCAAAGGATGGCTTCGTTCCAGAAAGTGTAACCAATGTTGTTGGCCTTCATGCGCTATTAGGGGTTGGGTTGAAAAAACACAACGGTAAATGGTGGGTTGAAACACAGAATTCATGGGGTGAAAAATGGGGCAATAACGGTATGTGCTATGTTCCTGAGTCCTATTTCAAAACCCGGTATGGTGTAGATGCGTGGGCGATCCGCGTTACGACGTTTAGCGCGAAGGATAGTGAAAATGGAAATAAAGAAGTTCGAGTACGTAAACGCCGAAAAGCTTCATAAGGTCTTAAGTACTTCAACGCCCTTCATGGAAGGTTTCTTCGCCTATCGTGAGAAAATCGGAGAGGAAGATAACCCTTATAAGTTTGGTACAGAAAACTACTGGGCCTGGCGGCATGGGTGGTATCAAGCCAAGAAAGAAGACGAAGGGCCCTTTTGGCGCAACAAGTATGTGATTAACGGCATTATTCTTCTGGCTATTGCTGCTGTCACGGTACTTGCCGATTTCTTCCCTGCGTCTCCTATGATTACGTCGTTTGTTGTGGCGTGTTACGGTATTGCGTCCATACTTCTTCGGAACGCTTTTGTCGTCAATATCCGTGCTCCAGTAAAGTCGACATATGAGTCGCCACACGAGAACTCGACCGAAAGCGCCAAAACGAACAGCCAAGCATAAAGTCGTAGAAGCCTGCGTCGTCGTATCCGATCTTCATTGTGGCTGTCAATTGGGCTTGTGCCACGAGAAGAGCATTCTTCTTGACGAAGGGGGCTTTTACACTCCCTCCGAACTTCAGCAAAAATTGTGGAAATGGTGGCGCGAATTTTGGGATGAATGGGTTCCGTTTGTTACAGGAAATGAACCGTATTGTGTCGTCGTTAATGGCGATGTTATCGACGGGGTTCATCATCGATCCGTAACGCAAATTACGCATAATTTGGCCGATCAGATCAAAATTGCGCACCTGATTCTATCCGAAGTTGCCGAGCGTTGTGATCATCGATTGTTCTTCATTCGTGGCACGGAGGCTCATGCCGGCCCTAGCGCCGAATATGAGGAGCTTTTGGCGAAAGAGTTGGGGGCAATAAAGGCTAGAGACGGCAAATCATCCCGGTACGACCTTCTTTTAGAAATAGGCGGAGGGCTGGCTCATTTTGCCCATCACATTTCTGTGTCCGGGTCGATGCACTATGAAAGCACGGCCCTGATGAAGGAGCTATCGGAGTCCTTCGTTGAGTGTACGCGATGGGGATCACGACATCCTGATATGATTGTGCGAAGCCATCGGCACCGCCACATGGAAGTACGGTGTTATACGGCTTCTGGGTTGACGACGGTTGTCACCACGCCAGGATGGCAACTAAAAACACCGTTTGCCTACAAAATGCCTGGTGCAAGACCGGCTCTTCCCCAGATAGGGGGTATTGTGATAAGATGGCATAAAAATACCCTGTTTACTCAGGCGTTTATCAAAAACATTCAACATGCAGAACCGGAGTTAGTCTATGTCAAGAAGTCAAATCACCGTCGACGAGTTACTTCGTGAGATTAAGCGTATTGAGCAGTCCCAAGATGGTATTACGACCAAAGAATTAGCCAACAAGCTTGGCGTTTCCGAAGCGACTGCTCTACGAAGGATACGGGAGCTACACGCGAGAGGCCTTATAAAAATCGGGTTTCGTCGCGCGGCAAATATTCTCGGCAATCCTACGTTTGTGCCCGTCTACACGCTCAGTGCCAAGGCGTCTCCGACTAAAAATACAAGAAGAAGGGCAAAATCAACATGACTATCGTCGAATCGATCCTTAAGATAATGCTTGCTATCCTTAGGATAGTATTTGGCGTAATCGCTCTTATTGCGAACTATATTTATCAAGGAGCGAAATACATGGTCGAGAAGCATCCCGAATTCACTCTCGGTTTTATCGTGGCGTCGGCTTTATTTATTGTCGTAATCCTTCTGACAACAAGCTGCGGACCGGGTGGGGGTGACAATGCTGTTGCCAAGGAATATTATGCGGATGCAATAAGGGCTCTGAACGGCAGAACAATCATTATAAAAGCGCGTATTCTTGCGCGAAGTCGTGTCTATCTCAGCGGCGTAGAGACGCCTTTAGAGGACGCTCCATTTGGATCCGAAGCTCGTCAGACATTAAATCGGTTAGTTGCCGGGCAACGTATCTTTGTAAAGCAGATGAAGGGCGATCCTGACAACAGCGGCATCGTTTGGAATGAGTACGGCCAGTGCGTCCAACAGCAGCTTGTCAAAGACGGATTGGCCCGATGCACGGGTAAACTATGGCGAGCGGAAGAGGACGAGGCAAAACGTAATAAACGGGGTATATGGAGCGTTAAAAACGTCGAAGAGCTGTTTGAGGCTAAAAACTAACGATAAATTAGCGAAAATTGCGGCATTTAATATTGGGATGGCCAAGTTAATTTGGCCATCCCAATTTTTTTATTAATGGGCCGGACCGGACGTTGAGGCGGGTTTTGAGCCCGTCGAAGTGGGTTCGACTCCCACCCGGCCTGCTTTTTTAGGACTGACGACCAGCTATTCCCGCCTGGCTGGTCGTCAGTTGGTGATCGGCGGGAGGCTCTTTTTTTAGTGGAGATGTTATGATGGATTGGGCAAGTTGGGACGATGTCATCCGCTGGGCGTTCAGCCCAGCAACCAATGTTGAGGAACTCCAGGAGGCCCTCGAAGCGGCCTCCCTAGAAGAGTTCGAGACCCGGGAACCGAAAGCGGTTTCCGAAGAGGCCAAACGGGCGGCGTACCAACTAGCGGTGGCGCTGGGTCGATGCCGGGCGTTTGGGGTCCTTGTCCCCGTGGACATAGATGGCACCTTACATCCGCAGGTAGCCATCGCCGCGGCGGAGATAGGAGAAACTTTCCTTCGACAATGGATCGAGCGCGCGGAACAATTGGGTGTCCGGTGGGTCCACGCCGAACCGGAATTGGCCGAAACAATGGGCGCCGAGTTATTAGAAGCCCGAATGGAAGCCCTCTTCGTTCTGGAGGCTCTTTCCGAAGCGCAAGATGCGAGCTGGAACGAGCCGGCTTCCGCAGAACTCGGGGATGCAGTGAATCGATACGTTGATGCGCTCGAGGCCTTCGACAAGGCCCTGCAGACCCCGGGAACCATCGGGCTGCTCTCTACCGCGGTTCACCTGCCGCTTTTGGAGAATTGGCGGCAGAGTTTAGCCGGCCATTACAAGGAGGTTTTGCCCTGGTGGCTGGACGGAACGCTGGAGAGAGCGATCCAGCAAAATTAAGTTTTTCTGGCAGTCGTCCGGATTGTCCCCTCCGATCCGGACGGCTGCCGTTTTTTAGCTATGCAAAAATTTGATTCCGGAATCAAAAATGCTACCGGACAAGACGGCCGTTGTGCGCTACCTCTGATAGGGGGGTCGTATTCGACCTTCTCTATTGGAGGTTAAAAAAGCAGGGGCCTTTTTTTGGGCCTGCGTGTCGAACGGCGCCCATTTCATGTGGCCCATTCGACCCGCCGCCGACAACGGCCGTCTTGTTCTTTTTTCCTGTTTATGCGAAAATGCGCGGACAAGACGGCCGTTGTGCGCTACCTCTGATAGGGGGGTCGTATTCGGCTTTCTCTATTGGAGGTTTAAAAGTCGGCCCTTGGGCTCGACTGGCGAAGGCGCTATGTCACGTGCTCCCTTTGGACGCACGTTCCTTGCGCCTCTTCGTACAGCCGCCGACAACGGCCGTCTTGTTCTTTTTTTCCTGTTTTATGCGTATTTTCTAATCGAAACAGAAAAAATACACGACGGCCGTTGTGCGCTGCCTCTGATAGGGACCGTACTCGGATTCCCTATTGGAGGCTAAAGTTGGCCTTCGGGCTTTGTCTGGCGATGTGTGCTCATTACACGTGAAACATTCCATGCTTTCGCATTCCATGTTTAGCACGTTCCATTCGACACCTCGCCAGCCGCCGACAACGGCCGTCTTGTATTTTTTCTGTTTCGATTAGAAAATACGCATAGACAAGACGGCTGCCTGTACGTGTCCTCTGAATGGACGGACCATTCGCCAATCTGTTTTAGAGCTTAACGAAAGATTAGATTCAGCAAAAAGTAAGTGGCGATTGCGTTCCGCCAATCGACCACAACCATTTGCTTCACGACAGCAGCCGTCCTGTCCACGCTCTGCGTGCAAGATAGGATAAAGCGCGGACAAGACGGCCGTTGTGCGTTGCCTCTGATAGGGGGTCGTATTCGGCTTTCTCTATTGGGGGTTGAAAGTTGGCCCTTGGGCTCGACTGGCGAACGTCGCATGTCACGTGCTTCCGTTAACTTTCCCGACGCACGTTCCATGCGCCTCTTCGTCCAGCCGCCGACAACGGCCGTCTTGTCCCTTTTTTTATCGATTTTTGTTGCCTTCGGGAGGTGAGTGATGGGCAAAGTTTATGAGCTTGGCGAGCGGGTGGTTATCGCCCGAGACCTAAATTGTCGACTGAAATATTTTAAACTGCCGCCAGGCAAGGTCTATCGGAAAGAGATCAAAAAGCCGGATGGACGAGTTCGGCTGATTTTTGTTCCCGACAAGAAGCAGAGGAAAATCTTGCGGAAGATTGCCAGGCTTCTTACGTCGAATTATCATTGGTTTATTGTCAACCGATACGACTGGCGGGATACAACGGTCCAACCGTGGCCCGTATTCGGTTTTCGACGAGGCGGTAACGTTGTTGACGCAGTATTGCCGCATTGCGGTAAGCGTTTTACGCTGTCCGTCGATATCGTTGATTTCTTTCATAACTGTTACTTGCTGGATGCCGAATCAGCCTATATGCGTAATGTGGGCCGACATCGGAATCTAAAAAGAAAATGCAATTTTTCCGCACTGGCGTTCGATTTTGTCCGTGATCAGTTTGTATGGCCTTTCGATGCCCAGGCGAAGCCAGTCGGGCGGTTGCCCCAAGGTTTTCCAACAAGCCCTATATTATCCAACTTTGCCTTCTATCAATATGATATTGATATCTTAGAATGGTGCGGACATAACGACGTTATTTATACGCGTTATGCGGATGATTTGTGTTTCTCATTCGACAAGCCGGAAATGGTCGACCGTGTATTGCACCTCTTGAAAAGGCTGCCTCCGCATTTTGAGTTATGCAAGATCAAACTTCAGGACGCAGCGCAAGGCAGAAAACGACTCCTTGGTCTTATGGTCGATAAAAACGGTTGTTACTTGCCGAGAAAAAAGCGACGACTATTGCGACTTTTGCTAAAGATTAATCCGGACTCGGCTCAGACGAAAGGGCTTTTGGCATGGAAGAAGTTCATTGACCGGAAAATGAACGAGTGGGTTGTCGAAGCGCACAAGCTTCTGGGAGGGTTGTAAATGGAGCTTCTGCTGTACCAGCACACAAAGCTGACGCTGGAAAAGCCGCCAATCATCATTTCGACGCGGCAATTCACACCATCACGGGTAAAGCTCATATTCCATCTACCTCGATCCGTACAGCTTATCCTACCAGGCGCCCATGTCGTCGATAATCGAAAGGACGATCCTAATGCATTTCATACGGTTACCACGCTACGCAAGATAGGCGATACGATTCAAATCCGCCACGACGATAAGACGTATAGTCTTACCGTCATTAGGATGGTAAAGCAGGTTCCGTCGAATTCGCCCGAAGCGGCTCAGTCGAATTTTGTCGTCCTTTCGTTGGAGGAGTAGTGAGTTATGTTCGATTCGGTCCCGTTCGTCGTAATGCAGTCTGGCGTTCCCATTTATCTGTCTGGTCCGGCTGGTAGCGGCAAGACGACTTCGATCGAGCTTGTTGCAAAACGGCTGAATCGCAAATGCTATTGCGCCATCGTCCATCAAGGCGATCCTATCGAAGTTACGGGATTGCCTTACATCGACGTCAAAGCCGGCGTTATGAAATATACGCCACCCGAATGGGTAAAGGTGGCAAACGCCGAGCCGTCGATCATCTTCTTTGATGAGGCGTCTGGGCTGGATGAATCTTATCAGCTTCGGATGCTGACGATTCTGTCTCATCGACGAGTTGGCGCCTATTCCATCCCGGATCACACCTGGTTCGTCCTTGCCGGGAACCCGATCGAAAGCGGCACCAGCGCGTCCCTCTTCTCAATTCCATTTATTACGCGTCTCTGCTGCTTCGACTGGCAGCCCGATGACAATCTCTGGATGAACCATATGCTCACGGCAGATATGAGCTTCGATGTTGAGATTCCTGATATTCCAGTGCTGCCGAATAATTGGACGAACTATCTTCCGGAAACCGGAAGCTATATCAATGCATTCCTAAAGACTTCACGTAACTTCGTCAGCTTCTCGGAAAAGGAGCTCAAAGGGCTGACGAATAGTCCCGTACCCACTCGTCGGAGTTGGGATTTGGCTCGTCGAGCGTTCGCAGCAGTTAAGGCCGTGAATATGGCTTCGCAGGAAAACATCTTCCGCGTTGTAAGCGGCTGCGTTGGTAGGCCGGCTGCTGGGGCGTTCTGCGAATATATTAGCAAGCTCGATCTACCGGATTCAAAAGAACTGATCCAAAACGCCGCCCGCGGCATGGAGGTTCTGAAACGCTTCCGGTTGGACCAGATTTATATTATCGTAAGTTCCGCTTGTATCGCCGTGGATCTTAATGATCCGGTCGAACGAAGGGGAATCTTCAATATTATTAACGAGCTCTACAACAATGGTCAGGCCGAATTCTCGGCGCTTATGATCCATTTGTTGACGAAACGAGAACCTCAGCTCGAACTTCCGCCGGAACTCGTATCTCGGCTGATGCCGCTGGCGTCTAAGATTCGGGCTGCAAAGGGCAACTAAGGAGTACCGAGATGACCAATTTTGAAGACCTTTCGGTTGCCAAGCTGCAGGCAGCCACAAAGTTCCCTTACCTTAAGGAGCTTATTCTCGAAATGCCAGTGGTTATCGTAGACCACCCGGCATTAAGTACAGCCGCGATTTCGGACCGAATGGTACTTTATGTGAGCCGACAGATCGTCGATGAGGATATCTTGTTGCTTCCGTACGTGATTGCGCGGGATATCTTCCATCTAATCCTACGGCATGCAAAAAGGTACGAGCAATTCACCATATGCTCCCCGGCAGTTTGGACAGTAGCAGCCCGAATGGCCATCTTCAGCTTTATGCGTCAGATGCCGGGCAGCTTATACGCCGATTTTGCAGAGCGATTCCTCATTGATCCTAACCATTACGGCCTCCCGCTCTATCTAACAGCAGAGGAGTATGCCGAGCTGTTGACGTCTAAAGATCTGCCTCCGGTCATGCAACAACAACTTCAGCAGATGACTAACTTAGTTCAACAGCTTCAATCACGAGGTCAATCTCAGTCTGCGCCAACCGATTCATCTTCACAACCCAGCAAAGATGAAGTCAATCGTTTGCCAGCATATCAAAGCGGTTCTTGCGTTCATGGCCAGAAGCAGCCGTGGGAAACGGGCGAAAAGGACAGCCATGCCCCACCGGAACCGACGCTGGCTACTATGATCGATACCGTAAAAGAAGCCATCGCGCATATGCAGCGTGGGATTTCGCATGGTAACGTGCTTCGAGAGCTTGAGGAGTACGGGCATACTGCCGGTATTGGACATCTTCTTAAGCTCTTGACGGAGGCCCATCGTACCGCGCATAAAAGCGGTGGCTCGAACCTTGATATCACGAAAGTCCGTCGTCGGCAATATCTTGAGCAATATCGACATGGCTACGTATTGCCGCCATTTACGAAAAACCATGTTCGCGTCGGCATTCTCGTCGATACTTCAGGTAGCATGGAACTTGAGACCGAATTGCGCATGTGCATCCAATGCGTGAACTCCTTCCTGGCTTCGGGGGAGTACAACGAAGTCATGTTTTACTCCGGCGATACGGACGTGAGCAACACTCAAAAGCTCTGTCGAGGCCAAAAGCCGATTCTTATCGGCGCCGGCGGTACCGACGTCGGAAAAATGATTGCCCAGATCGAAGAAATGAATCGAGGCAAGCCGTTGGATTACCTGGTCGTATTTACCGACGGCTGGACGCCTTGGGGGAATGAACCCGAAACGATGAAAGTGATCGCCGTGATTACAAAACCCGATCATTGGAGCATCCCCGAATGGGTTCAATATATAACCATTGATGAGCTATTCCCCCATTTACGAAGGAGAACGAGTCGTGGCAATGTCTAAAACGTCGGAAAGCCTAATGCTCGAACGTATCGAGCATCGAATTGATAACGCGACAGAATTTACCCCCGAAATGCTGCCTTACCTACCTCCAGAAGAGGTGGTAAAGCACTATGATGACTATCCCGTAGCAGGCGTGCTCTACGCATACGGTCTGCTTACGGACGAACAAAAACAAGACGCGGCGGAGCGTTGTCCTGAAGCGCTCCTGGAGACGCAAATCCATACCATATCGCCAGAACTACGGGCGCGTGCAATCCAAAACGCGCCTATTTTCGCGGCGACCCAGGTCTGTGCATATCTAACCAAGGAGGAGTGTGCCAGAATATTGGACTATATTCTAGAGCGTAAGCTCTATACGCTCGTAAATATCCCTGTCTTGTGCGCCACTCTGCTAACGGTATTAAAGGTGCGCGGCAAGAAACGCAAAAAGGCCGAAGAGGCTATTAAAATAGCTGCGAACAACCTTAAGGCGTTTCTGGTCAGCAACCACGAGATCATGATTCCGAGCATCCTGTCTTACCTTGTCGGAGCCCATTCCCGCGGTAACGCCAGGCTGGCGTATAAGTTTTATACCACGCTGGACCTCGACGAGGAGCAGATTCCGGCCAATCTTCAATGTACGCCGGTCACTCAATCCTATCTGTTGGAGCCGTATATCCCACGAGGGTATACGGTTGCCGAATATAGATATACGCTACCGCCGTTGTTTAATCCGGCAGTGCTCAACCTTAAAATCAAATCCTTACTGCATCTTCAGAACAAAGATCTTACCGAAAGCCTGGTTCCGGCGCTGGATTTATTCTATCGTGCGCCATTTGCGGTCGATCCTTCCGTAGTCCTATCTTTAGGCGAACGGCTATTGCTGACCGCGTTTTATCACAAGTTCAAGCAGTTCGCCAGGCACATGTTGTCCGATGAGAAAATCCATAGTTTGGATAGTCGGTACGTCGTCAAGGCAGTTGACGATGTTTTTACCAGGAGCTAGGGAATGATCTTTTCAAGACGAACGTTCGACGACCTAGGCCAAATTAAGGCCATTCATACTTCGCCCAAGTTTGACTTTATATTCCAGCATTTTGCAAAGAATGCTAGCGAAGGACGCAAGCTGAGATTTCGGCTGGCCTATGAACTAGGCAACATTGAAGATATCGTCCGTTTAATGCCAGCCCATCTTGCGCCCAGCTTTCTTAAAACGAAGCCCTCTTACTTTATAAACAACGAAGATAACTTCATTATTGATGTTTATCCGGAATTGAACGATAAGCTCCGAAAGCACTATCGAGAGCGATTTACGAAACTGGTCCGGGACGATCACACCGAAAAGGCGTTTGATAGTGCGTTTGAAGACGTAACAGAAAAGGAGCATGTCTGTAAATCGGTGGAGCATGACGACCCGATTATAGGGTCCATGATCTCCCACGAGATCCGACAAGCCTGCTACTTTGTCGGTTACTTCGACAAAAAGAAGAAAATCGGCTTCGCCGACGCATGCCAGCTATGCTGCGCAAAGAGCTTTAAGAAAATTGTGGACGAAGGACGGTTCTTTCTTCCGTCCATCCGTCCGTTCTTCATTGAGGACAAGCACATGCCAAGGAGAATATCGCTACTGACGATTATGTCCCGTAAGAACTATGTTCCCTATATTTTGGCATACTACGCCAGAGCAAGCCTTTTCAACCGCGCAATGGAGAGCAAAATGTATGATCTAGCCGAAGCCATTGCGTTCCGATATATCGGCATGATGCCTTTGGAGCAGATTCAGCGACTGAAAGATATTTCGGGATTTTACGACGTTTTCATGGCGTTTAAGGACACGTCTGAGGATAGTTAAAAAAAATTTGATTCCGGAATCAAATTTTTGGACCCGTTGCCCGGCGATGAGGGTGAGGACGCATGGTCCTACTAGTTGCACCCTCGTCGCCGGGCATGTTTTTTTGTGGCATTTAATAATGGCGGTCATTTTTACGTCCGAAAAATGGCCGCTCAATTTTTTTAACTGTGGCAACAAAGACCTGCTGCTGATGGTTTCCTTCTATGGCAGAGGGATGGCGGCGGGTCCTAAGGTTTTTCGTCGGGAGACGGTTATGATTACGTTCGACGGCGAACAGGAAAGGCTGTTGTACGAAGCGTTAATGTCGTTTGTGGAGGCAGCGGATGCCGCCAAGGTAGGCCTAATGGATTTGACGATTGCCAGAAGCCAAAAAGCTGCTACACTGTTTGCGACGGTGCTTGGGGTATTAAAAGAAGGCGAAGATCCGTTAGACAGCATAGCACGGTTTTGGAGATCAGTCGCTAGTTATGTGTGACTGCGCTCCGGCTAAAGCTAGGGCTTTTTTAGCGACGATACTCCCCGTACGGGGGGATAAATGAAAATTTTTGATTCCGGAATCAAATTTCTCGGGCCCGTAGCTCGGCGGCAAGAGCAGGGGACTCATAATTCCCTTGGTCGCAGGTTCGAATCCTGCCGGGCCTATTTTTTAGCTATGGGTCATCGCGGCTATCGAACACGTTTTGTTAGCGACGAAAACGCCTTATAATAAGAGTAAGGCATCTTTTGTAATTGTTTTCCCCTGTCCTGAAAGGCTCTTTGTATGTCCCGTTTTCGCTTTGCCGGTAAGCTAGAAACAGCGTCTGGGCGTGTGGTTGATGTCAGAAACTTCGACGTTTCCGACGTCCGATGGGATGAAATCTGTCATGCCCTCTCCAATTTAGCCCGGTATCAAGGGCATAGCCTTTCTTTTTTTAGCGTTCTCAGCCACAGCGTCCTTTCCTATCTGATCGCCAAAAGGCTATGGCCTGAAGATCTCGATCTTCAAATTGCCGTATTAATTCATGACGCTGCCGAGGCCTATATTGGGGATATGATTCGGCCCATTCGGGCACTTCCAGGAATGTACGTCCATAAAAAATACGAACGCGCCATTATGGCGAAAATCCTCGAAGCTGCAAAGCTTGACCCTGGTTTTCTCGATGACGAGCGGGTCAAAATCGCGGATAACCTTGCGTTGGCTTATGAAGTAATATCACTCATGCCTTCTGGAGGCCAGCTGGATATTTGGAAGCCATTCTTTAAAACGTATGAGCTCTATCACGACAAATTTCGTCTGACATGGTTGGACTGGCTCAAAGTCAATTGGTTTGCCCGACGAACCTTTTTAAAAGCTCTGGAGAAACATTATGCTCGAAAACTCGATTCTGGATGTCCTACTCCGCAAACGTAAAACTCAGGAAGCTGACCAGACCCGTTCGAGCTATCGGTTCAAAGAGGAAGAATATCTTCCACTTTACGAAACCTGGGTTAAGACAAAGTCTCCCGATGCCTTAACCGTGCTGGTGGATAAACTGAGCCCTCTTCTCGACTATGCCATTCATTACTATGCGTCGGATATTGCCAGCTCGCCGAGTCTACGAATAAAAGCCAAGAAATTGCTCATCGACGCCATCAAGTCCTACGATCCGTCCAAGGGGCTTTTAACGCATCACGTCTTCCTCAATTTACAGAGACTAAAACGGATCGGCGGCCAGACGCGGCAGATCATCCGTCAATCCGAACAAGTCTCAATGGACCTTAATATGTTAAATCAAGCCGAAGAGGAGCTTATCCAGACCCTTGGAAGGTTGCCAAATACCGAAGAACTGGCGGATTATACAGGACTGTCGATAGAACGAATTAAGCGGATTCGACAAAAGGCTGTTATGCCACTTCCCGAAGCGACAACAGTTAGGCAGACCGCAGAAGGATTGTCTGAGTTGCCTACGCAGGCGCTTGGTCAAGGTCAGGACGTATTTACCCAGCTTCTAGAGCTTGCCTATATTGATGCTGATCCGGTTGATAAAGCCATTATGGAATTGTATTATGGACTTCACGGGCGCCCACGGATGTCCCAAAAAGACATTGCCAATAAGCTTCGACTCAGTCCCGGCCGGGTAAGCCAACGGATCTCCGAAATTGAAGAGCGGGTTAAATATTGGTACGATCTTCAAAGAGGCAATCTATGAGTAATATTTTCGACGTATGGCAGGATATGGTCTACACGGGGTTTGGGTTTAGTGATTGGTTCAAACCCTGTGATGACTTAAATGACGGCGGCAAGTCAGCTTATGAGAAATTCAAAGGAGCTTGTGGCCCTACTCCTGCCGATCTACTCCGCGAAAACCGTCCTAGCGACGGGACGATGATTAAACGGCAGCTGATCCATGCCCACGGCCTTGCCATGTATCGTGCCTTTCTTCTTCGTAATCTGACTGCTAGCCGCGCATTTATTATTGCCGATAACCGGACCCATCAGCCGATCCAATTCATGCAGGCGATTGCAGACAACTTTGAAGTGCCCGGGAAGGAACGAACCATATGATTTACGATTTATGTCTTTATGAAAAGAATGCGGATGGGCTGTTGGTGGCTTTATACCCGCCTTACAAAGCCGCCGATACGAAATCGGGCTATCTTAACCAGCTAATCTATGCCTTTCTGATTACCGATTACGGATCCAACGCCACAGACCCGGCATTTGGGTCTAATTTTGTATCCACCTGCAAGCAGCTTTATTCGAACAGTAGGTTGGTCGAACGTGTCGTCGTGGATATTCTGCGCGCAGCAATGAAGAACTTCATTACCTGGTACTATCTCAATGTTTTAAATAGCTTTGTTGCACCTACGGAAGTTGATACGCAAATAACCCTGCTGAATGCGACAATTGAGAACAGAATACTAACTGTCCAAGTGGGTTTGTCCAAGCTTGACGATACGTCGGTCTCTTGCCGCTATCAGTTTGATTTAACTACGTAGTTGTTTGGTATTTTTAGATTTTCCGGAGACACACGATGGCCGATTCTGCTGCTATCCGACAGACATTGCTGAGCGTTTTGGCTTCGCAATTTCCTGATATCGCCTTTAAAAACAACATACTAGACCGTCTTTTGGTTCAGCCGGCGACGGCGATTTATGGTTATCTTCAGGACGAAATTAGTAAGAAGCTTGCGGCTGTCAATCTTCAGGATATTCTTGAGGATAAAGCCGATGAAGAAGCCGCGTTATCGTTTTTTAAAGGCTTAGGCATCTCGATTAGTAATGGCTCCTTCGCTAATGGCTTTGCGCACGTTATCCTGACGGACGGCGCAGTTATCACAGTTCCCAAAGAAACCCGATTTCGTACGGCGAATGGATTGGAGTTCGTTTCAACCGAACTTATTCGTGCCATTCCATCGGAAGAATACCGAACAAGCCCTGACGACCAGTTGATGTCTAGATTTGGTTCTTATTGGTCATTTCAGGTGCCGCTAAAGGCTGTAGAGGTCGGCGCAAAATACAATATCCAAGAAAATACCGAGCTGACAACGACTCTTCAGATTCCCAACCTGTATAGCATCCTGTCTTCTCTCTTTTACGGCGGAACCAATGCCGAAACGGCCAAAGATGTCGCTAATCGGCTTATTGCAGGGCTTGGAGTGAAGGGACTTGCCAATAATGGTCAAGTTCTGGCCCTACTGAAGTCCCCGTCCAATAACCCTTATTATGACAATCAGCTTCAGAATACAATCTCGGTTTCTACCGTCGGGGCCAATGATGCCGAAATGCAGCGTGATCGGAGGGGTATACTGCCCGTCTCTATAGGGGGAAAAATAGATATTTATGTGCGGACGGCTCGGCAGCCACTACTTGCGACAAAACGGATCACTGCCAGGCTTATCGATATTAATAGTAATGGCAACGGAATATGGGAATTTGTTATTGCTCGAAGTCTATGCCCGGTTGCTTATCGCGCCGTGCAAGTCCGGCCGCTAAATTCGCTTCCGTCGGATCCCGGCTATGCAATTACGTCGCAGACGGTATCTCTTGATCTTAGTAACACAGGATTTCCGTTCGTACCGAATATTGCGAACACCATTGAAGGGGCGTTTTCTCCGTTCTGCAAAATAACGGTTGATTTTATTGACACGGATACGCGCGTCGAGCCCGGCCAGATTGGTAATCGAACGCAGGATTACTATGCTACGATCCAATACATGCCTGCTATCGACGCGGCCCAGAAATATCTTTCCTGCGACCAGATTCGACCTATTGGGCTTGATGTTTTAGTAAAGGCCCCGTTTTTGTGTTTTACTTCTGTGGTCGTTTCTTTGACGAAAAATGTCTCGACTGAAGTCAAGAATCTTCTTAAAGGAAAGATTGCCGAATTTATCAACCTCCGAGATTTTAGAGAATGCATCTATGCTAGCAGCCTCTCGGCTCAGATTGCTGGTCTTTTACCCCCCGATACGGGGATAACGAATATAACCATAGGAGGTTCCATCCTTCTACCGTACCTTACGACGTATACGATCAATCCTTCGACCAGCCTTTGCATTCCGACTCTAAATAACTACGGAATTTCAGCGAAAAATACCATTTTTGTCCAAACGACAGATCAGATTTCCTTCGTCGTCAGCTAATTTTTGATTCCGGAATCAAAATTCTTTACGTATTACGGGCTGACGGATTAGTAATAAATTTGATTCCGGAATCAAATTTTTCGGAGCTGGGTCATGGTTGCGACTTGGAGAAACAATACAGCGGCAGATCGAACGATCAGCCAAATTTATACGCCGCTCGATATCCCGACTGCTGATGTCCCCGTTTCCATCGAATCATTCCTATCGAGCCGGGATAACTTTACGGCCTCGATGCCAGGTCATGAAGAGCTAGTACTCGCTATCTTTCAGTCCCACTATAAGCTCTATGATCTCCTTCAATCGGACCTTCAGTTTGAGTTTAGTTCGGTTTTAGACTCCTTATCCTCGTTAATGAAATATAGGCATCTGCCTCTTCTTGTTGAAACCTCTGATATCGAACACGTCGATAACCAGTATAGAGTTAAGCTCCCTTCCCATATATTTCAGATTGGCGCTATTGTAAATAAACCCTTTGAGCCTACCGTTACTTGGGATGATGAGTTCTATATTGACGGGGATTATCTCTACTTTCTGTCTGATCCGCGTAGTATTTTTCAGGGCTATTATGCAGGCAGCGGGAAATACTTTTATGTCCTATGGCTTAAAGATGTCATTGTCTTAGACACCCGGCTTTTGGACCGTTTCTTTACCTATCTTCCCGGATTTTCAAATCGAAGCCTTGATTATTACTACGACCGCGTCTTATTCACCAAGTTGGCCATCGAGATCTTAGGAAAGGGGCTTACTCCCAATAGGCTCAGAGGACTGGCAGGACTCTATTATGGCATTCCCGTTTCGATTGCGGAAACGGAAACCATTGCCGATATTCAAGCCACAAGCGATGGCTGGCTTGTCGTTACGGACAAAACCAAATATCAGGTCTCTAACGGTTTTGAGCTTGCCGTTACCGAAGGAACTAAACTAACCCGATGGACTCCTCTTGTAGCCAATTTCGACGTTATTGATTTTCATGATGGCGTCGTACCGTCTTATTTGCCCAAACTACCCATCTATCCAGACAGCTTTCTTACGGTAATATCTGCGGAACGTGCTACCGAGAATGGTCAGCCTCGAGAATTAGAAAATCTCAATCAAAGACTTGCCGAAAGCGGCGTGATGCTGTCGGTCGGTCTACGCAATATTCTTTATGCCGTAAACAATACGGTTGCTACCACAATCGAGCAAACGGAGCGAGGAACCGAGATTAGCTGGCCGCTAGAAGGTGATCCTGATGACGTTGCACTGTTTTGGAGCAGGGTGCGGGAGCGGGAAAGAGCGTCGGGGGTTATGCTCTATGATTTATTACGTCAGTATTATAATGACCTAAGCACCATAAATCCGGCGGAAGTAATGGCAAGATTCTTTTATCGACAAGCCGTCGTCATCTTATTGCCGAATGTTATTTCTGCCTCGTCCGCCTTTATCGAAATCGTCGATGGACTAACCGATTCATCGCGTCCTATTTTCCAACTTTCGGTTTCGAATTTGCCGCGATGGACATCCAGCGACGGTTTGCAACAGGCAGAAACGGAAACCATTCCATCTACAATTCCTGCTACCAAGACTGCGGATCGGCCCGAGACTACATCGCGCTATTGGGTTGTGATGGATTGCAAGGTTTTTGATCTTGTCTATATCCCGTCATTGCAGGACGAGCTCCCGCAATATTTGGAGAAAATTGTTAAAATCGAGATGAAAGATTATTCGATCTGTGGGCTTGTTGTCTTGACGAGATCCTTCGATATTGAATTTGACGAGCCTGCACGCATTGCTGCCGTGTTAGACACGTGTAGTCAATGTTAATGTTCTGAAAAAAAGGGCTGGTTCGATGGGTCGTTATGCGATGTTAGGGTTTCCGCCGCTAGATCCTGCAATATGCGCACTTAGCGCAAGCAGCAGTTCTAGTTCATCGTCGAGTTGTGAATACCCGTACTGCATTTATGTGGATGGAGAGATCACGCCTAATACGGCCATTGGCGAGTACTTCCAGTATGACGGGTTCTACAACGGCAGGCCGCAATGGAAAATCGCTTCGGATATCGAATGGTATATCCGTTGGTATGGCTTGGGCTGGATCATTGGCTTGTGGCCTACTGGTGGCCGCGGCGAGCCCAACATATACTGGCTGAATCCGGAGGGTGATGGGCCGCTCGGCCAATACACTGTCAATAGCGGCACGGAGGGAACGGCGATTGCCCGTGAGTGCGCGGAATCCATCAGTAGCAGTTCTAGTGCATGCGGTTGTGGAGGTGTAACTACAACTCTTTATGCCCTTGAAAATGTGCCGACCGTGGAAAATGGTTGCCTAAAGTTTACAATTGTCGCGCTCGAGTTTCAGAATGGTTGTTTATGCCATTGGGACGTGGTGGACGAGGTGAGGGCTAAAATTTGTGACACATCCTCAAGCAGTTCTAGTGAAAGTAGCTCTGAATCCAGCAGTGAGAGCAGTTCAGGGTCCAGCTCGGAGAGCAGCTCCGAATCCAGCTCTGAATCCAGATCGGAATCCAGCTCCGAATCGAGTTCGGAGTCGAGGTCAGAGTCCGGCTCAGAGCGTAGCTCTGAATCCAGTTCTGAGTCGCGTTCGGAATCCGGCAGCGAGAGTCGCTCTGAATCCAGTTCTGAAAGCCGTTTGGAGAGTGGCTCGGAATCGAGCAGTGAAAGTCGGTCCGAATCCAGCAATGAGAGCAGTGGATGCAATGGTCGCGATTGCTTGAACTGTCTCAACGGGAAAGCTCCTGCACAATTTCAGGTAACAATCTCAGGAGTACGCAATAATTCCTGCTCGGACTGCACCGTATTCAATGGAACTTTTGTGGTACAGCAGGATCCGCGATTTCCATGTACGTATCGGGCTGCTTTGCCATACGCTTGCCACACAGACTTTAACGAAGTGGTGGTAGAAATATTCGACACAGGAGTGGAGGTTCGCTTGCTGGTCTGGGGTGAACCAGAAGCCCAATGGGGGCGCGAAGGCTCTGCTCCGCCCTGTTGTTCTTTAGATGAAATGCTTCCTCGCTGGTACGGCTCGAATATCGGTTTTTGCGATACTCGACAAGCTACCTGCCATATTAAAAGCCTATGAGAGAAATGATGTACCAACCTTGCGACTTGGAACACGTAGGTGATTGCCGATGGCAATGCCGTCGATGCGGTCGATCGGTAGTTACGTTTCGTCGGGCCGATGGAACAGAAGCTCCCCCTCCGCTAGACAGCATGCCGCCATGCGGCTGGGCGACGACCGTTTGGGAAACGAAAGGCCATTATTGGGTAGAACAGGCCCCGCCGATTGGCGTTCCGTCGCCCGAACGGAAGTTCCGTTGCCAACGGTGCGGCCAAGTCCTTTCGCTCCCGCCGACGTCGGATGCTCAGACCCTCTTGGCCCAGCAACCCCCTTGCCCGGCCCAGCCCAGCCCGCCGCCTGAGCAACAGGTGGCCGCGTCGAATGGCGCGCCAGATCAACCGCCAGACCTGCTCCAGAGGGCGTGGCGTTATTCCAAGGCCCTAGCCGGGTGGATTGCCGAAGGGCGGCCTACACGGTCTACAGAAGAAATTGAGCGGCTATTGGCCATTTGCCGAGCCTGTCCCCATTACGACGCAAAAGCCGAAATCTGTCGGGTATGTGGTTGCCGGGTTACTACGGCAAAAGAAGCCTGGCGTAACAAACTGGCGATGGCCACCGAGGCCTGTCCTCTGAAAAAATGGGGGATAAAGCTCTCCCCGGAGGAGATTAAAAACTTCGTGGAACGAGTCTACGTGATTAACCTCAAAACCCGCCCGGATCGCCTAAAAACTTTCCTGGACCGGCTGGAGCAGTACGGTTGGCCATTTCCCGATCCGATCATCTACCCAGCCATCGATGGCAACAAGGTAGGCGTACCGCCGGAGTTTACCCAAGGCGGCGGCGCCTATGGTTGCCGCATGAGTCATCTGCGCATCCTCCAAGATTGCCTCATGGAGGATGTAAAAACCGTTCTGATTCTCGAAGACGACGCCGAAATCACCGAAGGCTTCACAGACCGGGTAGCCGAATTCTTGGCCAAGGTCCCCCAGGATTGGGAAGGCATTATGCTGGGCGGCCAGCACCATACCTCTCCGAAAGAGACTGGCATTCCCGGCGTGGTCCGGGTCCAGTATGCCCAACGGACCCATGCCTATATCGCCCGGCCAAGTTACATGAAAGCCCTTCAGCAGCGGTGGGGCAATTGCACCGTCCATATCGACTGGGCCATGAAAGACTGGCAGCATACCCGAATTGTGTATGCTCCTGATCCCTGGCTCATTGGGCAAGCCGGAGGGCGATCCGACATCCGGGGCGCCGTAAAACCCAGGGAATGGTGGTCATCGGCAGCCCCACCTGCCCCCAGTACCAGCAAACTTCCGCCTGGACCGAAACCGGTGATTCTTTTGCGGGCAAGCCGTCCAGTTGCCGAACAGCTTCAGCGGTTCGGCTGGCATGGCGGATATAGCCGGGATCGACAAACCGGCTACGACAGCGGCCTAAAAGACATTGCCCGGCAATCCAAAGAAGTAAGACCCCGCCGTCTCCGGGAGTGGATTCAATTGGTCGGTCGTGAAGCCGACGACGCCTACGCCCTCTGTACCATTTGGCACCCAGAAATCACCATCGAAGATGTTCGGGCTGCCCATTCGGGTCCAATCCTGGAAATCCAGGTCGAACAGGACAACGTCGAAGCCGCCGTGGAAGCAGCGTTCGATCAGCTGCCATCCGAGTGGCGGGAATACTTGGAAACTAACCCGGCTCCCAATCAACCGCCGGTGGTCTTGCTCAACGCCCCGGAGGAAACGGCCCACGAGCTCCAGGAGAAACATCGCTGGCTTTGCGCCCGGCTTCCCGAACCGCTTCCCGAAGCCAATCAACTTCAGCGTTGGATCGCCCGACTCCGCCGACAGGCCGCCCAAGAGGGCAAAGCCCTTGCCCTTTACGGCCTATCCGTGTTCGATCTACCCCCCTTAAAAATCCCCACCGAACCCATCACCGCCCATACGGCAGAAGAAGCCATGGGACAGTTCTTAATGGAAGGGAAAAACTATGGTTAATATCTATTGCTATTGGGAAGGGGAAAAGCCACCGTATATCCAAGTTTGTGAGGACCTTTTGCGAGCCTACCATCCGAATTTAGTGGTGGTGGATCCGCCAACTCTCCATACCATGAAATTCCCCCGCGATGTATGGGATGCAATCCGCAACTGGAACGTAGCGAACCGCTCCGATGTCATTCGTTGCTGGCTTCTCAAGCAATTTGGGGGCATGTGGTGTGATATTGACTGCATACCGGTTCACTCGTTTTCCGTATTTCTGCAGATTGCTCAAACTACACCTGCAGGAGTAGCAGCGTACGCTTCGACAGATAACACGATTGGGGTCGGGTTTATCGCAGCCCGGCCTGGCAGCGAAGCTATCGAACGATGGTGGCAAGCGATTCTCCGGGTTTTTCAGGAACAACGACACCCCCGTTGGTTGGAAGTAAGCACAGAGCCGTTCACTCGTATTGTGTCCGAAATTGGCCGTGATCAATTTGCATTATGGCCGCTGGCACACATTTCCCCAGTGGTCTGGCGTGACACGGAACGTTTTTTAATGGAGGTTAAAGCTGTTTTCAAATAACTAACTATACCGCTACAAACATACCAATAACACTTGACAAGAGACAAAGATGCGATATACTAATTGGTAAGGATTACCTGCTGGTCGACAGTGAAATAATCG